CCGCTGCAGCCGATTCCCTGGCCGAATACCAACCCGTGGACAGGCAAGCCGTGGACAAGCGTGCCCTCTAGTGAACTCACCGCTAACCCAAGGAACTAAACATGCCCGCACCGAACGCCCGTTTCATCATGAACGCCGAGCAGCGCGTCTACGTGGAGAAGTCCTGGGGCCACGAGGACTGGATCTACAACGGGCGCTACTGCGGCAAGAAGCTCCATGTCAAGAAGGGAAAATCCTGCTCTTTTCACCATCACCGGGTGAAGGACGAGGTGATGTACCTCGAGTCTGGTAAAATCGTCCTGACCTACGGCTGGGACGAGGATCCCGCGCACGCGGCGCAGATCACCCTGACGCCCGACATGGCGTTTCACATCCCGCCCGGCATGTGGCACCAGTTCCAGGGGCTCGAAGAATCGGTGATCACGGAGTTCAGCACGCACCACTCTGACAAGGACGTAGTGCGGGCGGGCAAGGACGGCACGGAGGTCGTCGGCGATGAAGAGGAAGAAGAAGGCACAGACCAGCGCCGTTAGTCCGGCCCGCGCGTTTGCAATCAAGCTGGCTGTTTCGGACGAGACGCTGAGTTTCAAAGCGCCAAAGCCTCCAGCCCCGGCAAAATTGCCCGCGTTGTCCAGTCCGGCTTCGGTTTCGGCGCCGAAGCCGCTCGCGGCTCCTCGGTCTTCAGTGCCGCCGCCCGCCGACTATCGCGGCAAGGGCGAGTTTGGCGCGCCGAAGTGGACGCCGACTCGCGCGCCGTTCATGAAGACCAAGGCGCAGCTCGATCAGGAGCAATCGCTCGATCCCAACAACACGACGCCGCGCTACGGACCCGTTAACAGTTTTTTCGCGGGGTTGAAAGGTGTGGGCGCTGCCGGAGGCGCGGCCGCGTTGAATCTTGGCGGTACGGTTCTTGGCAAGCCGGTTGCCTGGGCCGTCGACAATGTTGGCGGGCTGGCTGGCAAGCAGCCTGGTTGGCAGGAGGGCCTCGACGACCATCTGGCCGTGCTGCAGGATTGGCGCGACCGCGGCGCTCACCAGTTCCTTCACAGCACGCGTTCACGCGCCCTGGATGATTCGCTGGCGGCGAACGCGTCACAGGTGGCGCAGCACGCCACGCCGAGCATGCAGAACGTCTACAACACGGCGAACACCGCGGGCGAGGTTCTTCCGCAGGCCGTGGGCTACGGTAAGGCGATGCGCCTGGCTGGACGCGGGGTGCAGGCGCTGAGCTCGCTGCCGATGATCGCCGAGAGCGCGCCGGTCGTAAGCATGGCCGCCCGCGTGCCGGAGCCGGTCAAGCAGCTCGCCTCGTACGGGCTGGGTGTGCCGTTGTCCAGCAACGTGAACCCGACAGCGCTCGCGGCGGCCAACTTTGCGCGGATGAACGGCCACGCATTTGCCCGCGGGTTCGACGGGGGCAACGCGCAACACAACAACCCGACCAATTTCCGCTATTTGTTCCCGACTGAGCAGGCCTACAGCGGGCTGTTCGATGCGGCGCGCAGCGTTGGTGACCCTGTGGCGGCGATGCAGGGCGCCACGGTCAGCGCGGACAACGGCCAGCTGGTTGTGACGACGCCGGGCGGGCAGGCGCGACCTTTCGACCAGCTTTCTCCCGACGCAGCTGACGCGGCGCTTCGCAATCCGCAGAACATCGACGCGTTGGCGCAGACAATCACTGAGCTGCCCAACAACCTGAAGACGCCCGAAGAGCGTGTGTTTTCAGGCACGCCGCAGGATCCGCTTGCCAAGACGGAAGCTCCGCAACCGGCGACGTTCAAGCTGCCTGACAGCGCGCCGCCGGAAGCGCACGCACAGGTCGAGGCGGGGACGAAGCAGGTCCAAGCGCTTCCCGACGAAGACAAAGCCACCGCGGTTGCGGCGGTGCAGAATCCAGCGGGGCCCGAGGCGGAAACGCTCAGGCAGCGAGGTGCACAGAACGCGTTGAACGAAGCCGCCAGTGACCCCCGTACTCCGCCGCCGAGTAATCCCGCGCAGTACGGCGAGTGGGTCAACGGCGTCGTCGGGAACTTCCAGAAGATGGACGGCATGTCGCAGCTCGCCATGGGACTGGGACTGGGCGCAGGGCTGCTCGGCCTTCTCGGCGCGTTTGACGAAGAGGGCGGCGTTGGCGGCTTCTTGCTGGCCGCGCTCGGTCTGGGCGCCGCAGGCTTGGGCGCCGCGGGCTCCGGCATGCTCGGCAACGACGCGCAGCAAATGGTCGGCAGTGGCATGCGCAGCGTCGCGAACATGTTCGGCGCCAAGATGCCAGAACGCGCGAACCTGTCGCCGCTGCTGAGCAAAGACGTGATCGCTGACGTGAACAACCAGCTGGGCGGAGACGACTGGTTCAGCAAGATTCGCGCGGCGGCGGGCGCGGCCATGAACCCCGAAGAGGTCAAGGCGAAACTGAAACAGGTCGAGCAGGTCAAGCAGCTCACCAGCCTGCCGAGTTTTCTCGCCCTGCCGTTGCTGCGGTCGCTCGACCCTGAAAACATCAAGACGACAGAGCAGGCGCAGCAGGCTTACGACAACGCGATGCGCATCCGCCGTGCGCTCGACAACCCGAATTCGCCACTCGCCAAAGCGGTTGAAAGTGGACAGGGTTGGTTTGGCGGGTGACTTGATAAACTGGACACATCAACGGAGGCTGACGCATGAGCAACTTTTCTGAGTTTTACACCCGGCTAGCCGTCAAGCAGGCAAGCCTGGCGCAGATGATGAAGGCCGCGCGCTGCTGGTCGGGCTACGAGCCGGTCCCGGGCAAGGCGCCCTACAGCGAGGACTCCTGCCGCCCGGCTGGCAGCAAGAAGAAGAAAGACGCGGCCAAGGAGAAGAAGGCCGCGATGTCTTCTTTCACGGCAAGCAAGCGTCCGACCATGACTCAAATGGCGCCAAAGCCCGCCGAGCCGCCCGTGAAGCCGCGTGTGGCGCCCAAGGGCGCGCCGCCGTACGTCTCTCTCGGACAACGCGCTGCCGAAGAAGCCGCTGCCAAGCGGCCGCCCGATGTGGGCACGATGGTCAAAATGCAGTCGGCCGGGCTGTCGCCCGCGCAGGCGGCCAAGGCGGCAGCTAGCTCGGTCTACCGCTGCGCGACGAAGACTCCCGAGGCCGTTGTCGACAGCAAGAAGCCGACGAGCATCGGGCAAGAGCACAAAGTGACGCGCCCTGAACCAGCTCAGTCCGAAGATCTCCGACCCGAGGAAGTGCAGCCGAGCAAGTCGTAATAGATATCTATCACGCCACGCCCTGAAAAGGACTCCCGGCGCTATGCGGAAAAATACAGTGCGGGTCGCGGAGAAAAAAACCGCTGAAAAAGCCCGCCGACGGCAAGAGCGCCAGGAAGTCCGGGAACAAGTTGTCCGGCAGCCTCTGGAGCTCACCTGGAAGACCAAGGCGCAAGCCGACGCCTGGTCCACGCTCGATAAAAGCCTTATCACTTTTTTGCTCGGCTCTGCGGGCTCCGGCAAGACGTTTCTCGCGATGGCCTGCGCCATCAATGCCGTGCTGACGGGGCAAGCTGAGAAGATTGTGCTGACCCGGCCGATCGTCGACGCGGGCGAGAAGCTGGGCTATTTGCCAGGCACCTTCAACGAGAAGGTCAACCCGTACATGCAGCCGCTGTACGACGCCATGGAGGTGCTGGTCGGCAAGCAGTCTGCCAAGCGCGAGATGATCAACAAGGCGGTGGTGTTGGCGCCGCTGTGCTACATGCGCGGACGGACGTTCACCAACTCGATCTGCGTGTTCGACGAAGCCCAGAACGCGACCTTTGCGCAGCTCAAGCTTTTCCTGACGCGTTTCGGCGAGAACAGCCGTTTTGTCATCACCGGCGATCCTGATCAGAGTGATCTGCCGTTCTCGCCGCCGCCGCTGCGCGAAGTCGTCAGCAAGCTTTCGGGCGCGAAGGGCATCGGCGTGGTGAAGTTCGGCGAGAACGACGTCGTGCGGCACCCGATTGTCAAGACCATTCTGGCGCGCCTCTGACGAGCTTGACCAACAACTGGAGCGCGCTAAACTCTTCGGCACCGTGCTAGGGTTTTCACCCCCATTGCTGGAGAAGCCATGTCGCTCGACATTGAACTCACGTTGGCAGAATTTGCGGTTGCTGTGCAGAGCACGATGACGCGCATGTTGGTGTCCGCCGGACAGCAACTCAATCACGCGTCGACCTACAAGCGCACCTATCTCGAGCGGCTGCACGAAGAGACGGTTGGCTGCTGCGCCGAAATGGCGATGGGCAAGCTCGTCAACCGGTATTTCATCCCGGAAGTCGGCACGTTTCACGAAAAGCCGGACTACCTTCACGATATCGAGATCCGCGCCACCAGCCGCTTGGACGGGCGGTTGATTGTTCGTGACAACGACCACAACGATCGCCGCTATGTGTTCGCCACTGTAACGGGGCAGGTAGTTTCTTTTCACGGTTGGCTTTACGGCTACGAAGCCAAGAAGAACTCTTGGCTGACCAACCCCAACGACTACCGGCTTGCCTGGTTTGTGCCGCAAAGCGCTCTGCGTCCGATCGAGACGCTCGAGCTGCATGTTGATGCCGCGGCCGTTGCGCAGGTTGAACAGCCCGCGTAAACTTCTTGGATCACTCACCCCCTACGTAGGGTACATGCGGGAGTGTCGCAAGGGAGGCGGTTTGCTGCTGCGCGTTCGGCATGGCGGACGTAAGAGCGCAGACTTTTACCTGCGGAGTCAGCTGGGGCTGGCTTGCACCTTATCGGATAGCCGAGGTGCCGGGATGCGCGCAAAGATATCTTTGAGCGCTTAACGCTGGTTGCTGGGTTTTCATGTAGTCCGAGCTTCCTTCGCCCTTACGCAACACGAGCACAAGCGGGACACGAGCGGTCCTGCTGCCAGCGCCCAGCCCGCGTTATTCAGGAGTTCGCGATGATCGAGTTCGCCCTTGCCGCGTTCGTCTTCAGCGCCGCGCTCTTTATCGCGGTCTGCGCGCTGGGCGCTGCCGCCTTCATCTACAAAGACGTGTGGCGCAACGACGAGAGGTGACTCTCGCGCATGCGCCCGAGGGACTGGGCGCCGTCCCCGGGGCACGCGGTTATGGATCTTCCAGCGCGCACTTCTCAAATGGTGGGCCAGGCGGGTACGCACTACGCCGCCATGGAGCTTTTCAAGGTCGGAATCGCCACGGCGCACCCGACAGTCGACGTGGGCTACGACCTGATCACGGACGCCCACGGAATCTTGAAACGCTGCCAGGTGAAAGCCGAACTGGACGGCTCAGCCGAGCGGCAGCAGCTCCACCAACTGCGCTTCAACATGCGGCGCCGCAAGACTAAGCTTGTAGGCGATGGTGTGCGCGAGAACCGCGACCAGCAGTACACGACGTCGATGATTGACGTTATGATCTGCGTCACGATGAAGCACGACAAGATCTTCATCGTTCCCGCCAGCGAGATCGACTTCTCCAAGGATTGGATCTACTACGCGCAGCTCGCGCCCTGGGAAAAAGCCTGGCACGTGCTTCTGACACCCCACGAGGTTCCACGATGACTCACGAAGAACTGGTGCGCGCGCTGAACGCCGACCTCCGCAACGAGCGGCAGCATCTGAACTTCTACCTGTACCACGCCAGCGCCGTTGCCGGTCTTCACGCTCACGAGTACCGCGAGTTTTTGCTGGAAGCGGCCAAAGGCGAGATGGAACACGTGCTGGCTTTCCAGGACCGCATTTTTGGGCTGCATCCGGAGCACCTGGCGGGCCACAACTCGCCTGGACTTAGCGCCAACGCGTTCAAATCCGAGCTCCTTACCGTCGCACCTGAAGCGATTCTCCGCGCCGCGCTCGAGATGGAAAACGAAGTCGTGCGCAACTACACCGAGCGGCTCGCGCAGCTCGAAAAGTCGGAGCACCCTGCCGCGGCCTACATGAAGATCTTCTACGAGGACCAACTGCAGGACAGCTACGAGGACGCGGAGCGGCTGCGGCGGATTCTGGCGGGCGTTTGAGCGCGACGGTTTACAGCCATTGGAGCGCGGCGTGTACGACTTCCTCATCGTCGGCAGTGGACTTTACGGCGCTGTGTTTGCGGAGCGTTGCCGGGCAGCGGGCAAACGCGCGCTCGTGATAGACCAACGCGCGCACATCGGCGGTAACTGCTACACAGAGAATCGAGACGGCATCGCGGTTCATGTCTATGGGCCGCACATCTTTCACACTAGCAACCGGCGGCTCTGGGACTACGTCCAGCGGTTCGGCCAGTTCAACAACTTCGTACTGCGCCCCAAAGTCCGTTACGGGGACGATCTCTATTCGTTCCCTATCAATCTTTTCACGCTTTACCAGCTGTGGGGCGTTTCGACGCCCGGCGAGGCCCTGACTCGCCTGGAAGCCGAGCGCGTTCACGTTGCTGACCCGACGAACCTCGAGGACTGGGTCCTCAGCCAGGTGGGCCGCACCGTTTACGAGAAGTTCATTCAGGGCTATACCCAGAAGCAGTGGCAGCGTGATCCTCGGCAGCTGCCCGCCTCGATCATCCGTCGCCTGCCGATTCGCACGACGTTCGACGACAACTACTTTATGGACGCCTATCAGGGCATCCCCGTCGACGGCTACACCGCCGTGATCGCCCGCATGCTCGATGGGACTGAAGTCGTGCTGGGCGAGGACTATTTGGCGCGGCAGAGCTACTGGGACGCCAAGGCCGAGCGCGTCGTGTTCACCGGGTGCATCGACGCCTTCTACCGATACTGCTACGGTGCACTGGAGTACCGGTCGCTGCGCTTCCGCCATCAGCGGCTGGAGGTCCCCGATTTCCAAGGCGTGGCCATGGTCAACTACACTTCAACGGCGGTCCCATTTACCCGCATCGTTGAACACAAGCACTTCACCGGCGTCCAGACGCCTTTCACCCACATCACGCGCGAGTACCCCGAGACTTGGAGCCGCGGTGATGTGCCATATTACCCCATCTGTGACGCGGAGAACCAGGCGCGCTACGAACAGTACGCGGCGCTGGGCCGCGCCTCGCCGCGCTACATTTTTGGCGGCCGACTGGCCGAGTACCGCTACTACGACATGCACCAGGTGATTGGCAGCGCGCTGCATCGGTGCGCAACACTTGGAATGGACTTAACATGAAAACTCTTCAGCAGATCCTAGACTCCGTGTTGGTCGCCGGACTTTACGACGACGGCCGTGCAATCTACCCAGAACGTTTCCGGCCCTACTTTTCGAAAACCGGTAGCTGGCAGCAGCCTGAAGAGCTGGCCGCGTTGCTCCATTACTTGCAGGACTATCCAATCCAGTCGTTTCTGGAGATCGGCACGTTTCAGGGGCGCACGTTTAAGGTGATCGCCGACTTTCTTACGGAGCTAAATCCGCAGGTGCGTTGCTGCACAGTCGACCCCATCGTGCATTCTGACCGCCTCGAAGACCCGCGATACACTTACATCCTCGGCACGGCCGAAGCTGTCGCGCATGACTCGTTTGATTTGGTCCTCATTGACGGCGATCACGCGACTAACTCAGTCCGTTCCGATTTTGAGCGGGTGGGGCGGCAGGCAAAAATTTGCGTCTTTCACGACATTGAGGACCAGTTCATCGCGGCTGATTACCCAGGCGGCGGTGCGCCGCGCGTCTGGGCCGATTTACGCCGCGAGCTGGCGCAGACACACGCCGTAATCGAGTTCATTGCACCCGACAAGCCGACGCGTAACATGGGCATCGGTGTCCTGATCAAACTGTGAGAAATGCTATGCGCAGAATCGTCGTCACTCCCGCGGGCCGATCGCGGTATTTGAGCCTGCTGGCGCGCCACCTCGCCGCGCAGCGCACGTCGTTCGATGAGTGGCACGTGTGGCTCAACACGGACGTACCTACCGATATCCAGCTGTGCCGCGACCTGGCGGCGCGCTACTCCTGGGTGAAGCTCATCCCGCTGAACACCACGTTCAACCGCAACTTTTCAATCCACTCGTTCTTCAAGAATTGCGTCGACCCCTCCGCGATGTATTTGCGGTTGGATGACGACGTCGTGTGGCTCGAGCCTGAGTTCGCGGAGAAGATGTTCGCGTTCCGCGAGCGCCGCCCGGAGTTTTTCCTGGTCTACGGCAACATCATTAACAACGCCGTGATCTCCCACATTTACCAACGCTGCGGCCTGATCGACTACCGGTACGGCCGCTGCGGCTACGACTGTCTCGACGGCGTGGGCTGGGCCACGCCGAAGTTCACACAGTATCTCCACGAGACGTTCCTGGTCGACCTGGCTGCGGGCGCGACCTCCCGTTGGCGTTGTTTTCCCGAATGGCAGCTGTATCTCTACGAGCGCGTGTCGATCAACGCCGTGGCGTTTCTGGGCTCGGACTTCGCGCGCTTCAAGGGGGCGGTCCCGCCCGATGAGGAGCCCTGGCTGGCGAGCATCTATCCGGCGGCCGAACAGAAGATGTGCGCCATCAACGGCTCGGCGCTGTGCGTCCATTTCGCGTTCGGCCCTCAGCGCGTCCTCCCCGCCTTCGACGAGGCGACGCTGCTGGCTCAGTACGAGAAGTTTGCGCCCGTTCTTGCATGAGGTCTGCGCATGTCGTTGCCAGTGACTGCACATCAGCAGTTGGTCGTGATCCCTGACGCGGCGTTCTCGCCCTACATGGTGCCGGGTAATCCGCGGGCGCACACTTACCTGGAGTTTTATCCGGAGCGCCAGTACGCCCACACGATGGTGATCGCCCCGCATCATCACGAAGCGTGGCTCAATACCCACCTGTTCAAGATCGCCCTGTTCTGCCGGGCCAACAACATCAAGTTGGTCTCGATCGGCCACGAGAACCAGCTGCCATTCTTCGGCATGTTCTCCGACGCGGTAATTCTCCAAAAAGGCAGCCTGCATGAGCTGTTCGGCTGGTTCTCCACCTTCTCGACCGACACGCGCAACTTTGACAAGATCCCGGGCTGGGTCGACGTCTACAAGCACGACGACTTGCCCTGGGACGCGCTGCCCGTGCCGGTCGAACAGACTGTCCCCGACGCGCGGGCGAAGTTCCGGTCGCCCTGGCGCGCTATCTACGGGCACTACCCGGCCGAACACGTAATCGCCGTCTTCAGCGATTGCCGGATTTTTATCCGCGAGGCCAGCAAGGCGACCTTCGACCGGCTTAACGACGAGAACAAGCTTCCACGTCAGGCGATCTGGTGCGAGGTCAAAGAAAAGTACGGCAAAATGAACGCGCGGCTCGAGAATCTTCGCGCTGCCGGGCTGCCGTTGGTGGGCGTCAACAAACAGCTGCAGCGGGATCTAGTCCGCGAGCACGGCGCGGACTTCATGACTCTGCAGATCCTATGCTCGTTGCGCAACGAGTGCCGGATGCTGTTGGGGGCTGGGAGCGCGCACGTCTTCGCCGTTGCCCCGGCCAACCACGCGATGGCGTTGGCCCCCGCAGATCGGTTCTACGACGCCGAGACCGAATACATCGTGCGTAAGTTCAACCAGCACCGTTTCGGCGCCGTGCCCTACGTCGAGGAGGCCACGCTGACGTTTCTTTGCACGGAAGATCCACGGCAATACTCGCCGAAACGCGAGGATGAACATATCGCGCACTGGCAGCTAGATTACTTTCTGCCCGAGGAGGCACTGCGCGCCTATCTGGAGTGCGCGCTGGCGATCCCGCCGCGCACGAGCGTGGAGGAAGTGACCTGGGAGGCGTTTCGCGCCGAGCGCCGTTTTGATCCGTTCACCAGCGGCCGCCAAATTCGGTTTCAGCGCGGCAGCGGCGAACATTTGTCGGATGTAATTCTTGAGCCGGACGGTACACTGACCCCGCGCTCGACGAACGAGACTTACTGGAGCCAGGTCGGCGACAGGCTAGCGTTCAAGATGCACCTCGGACAAACGGCTACAGTTTTTCGGCCTGAGAATGACTCGACGCTCAGCGGATGTTTTATTTACAACCAGCCCATCCTCCATCAACTGCTACTTATCCCGTGAGTAATTCATCGCCGACGACCGCGCCGCGCAAGATAATCTTTCGCAACTGGCAAAGCCCGGGCGACCTCGTGATGCTGCTGTTCGCCATCACGAGCCTGCACGAGTCGCATCCGGGCAAGTTCATCACGGACGTGGACTGCGGCGTCAAAGATATCTTTGAGCACAATCCTCTGATTACGCCGCTGGACCGCGCGGATTCGGATGTCGAGGTGGTCCACGCCGAGTACCCGAGCATTCACCGCTCGAACACGCACTCGGTGCGGTTCGTCGAGGCTTTTGGCGAGTACCTGAGTGAGAAGCTGGGCGTGCCGATCAAGCCGACGCGCTTCCACAGCGTGCTGTACATCACGCCCGAGGAGCAGGGCTGGTTTTCGGGCGTCTACGAAAAACTCCAGAAAGACGTGCCGTACTGGGTCATCAACGCGGGGCACAAGTACGACTACACGGCCAAGGCCTGGAGCTTCGCGCGCTACCAGGAGCTGGTCGCCCGCTTCCCCGACGTCTGGTTCGTCCAGGTCGGCGCCAAGGAGCACAACCACCCCGAGCTGACCGGCCCCAACGTTCTGAACTTCATCGGGCAGACCACGATCCGGCAGATGATCCGTTTGGTCTACAACTCGTTCGGCGTGATCTCCGGCGTCAGCTTCCCCATGCACCTGGCCTACGCTGTGCCGCCGCACCCGCGGTTCAATCGAAGTAGCCGCGCCAACATCACCATCGCAGGCGGTCGCGAGCCATCGCACTGGGAGGAGGGACCCAACCACCAGTTCCTCCATACGTGTGGTATGCTCCCCTGCTGCGACATGGGCGGCTGCTGGAAGAGCCGAGTGATCCCGCTGGGCGACAACGACTACAAGGACAAGAACCTTTGCAGTCGCCCAGTGGTCATGGAAAACGGCCAGTGGATCGGCGAGTGCATGGCGATGATCAGCGTGGACGAAGTCGCCCGGCACATTGAGCGGTACATGGCCTACTTGGATTACTCTCCTAAATTCTGAAGGATCAGAGATGCCCCACGAAGACGACATCGAGTGGCTGCGAACAGCGCTGGCACACGCGGCGGCCTATTCAGACGACCCGCGGACGCAGAACGGCGCGGTGATTGTGGCGCAGCCTGGCGGCTACCCCCTCGGCGAGCCGCATTTTGTCGTGGCCGCAAATTGTTTTCCTGTCGGCGGCATCGGCAGGATTCAGGTCACCGACGAGCGCCTGGACCCGGCCACGAAGCTAACGTACATGGAGCACGCTGAGCGTGGCGCGATCTACAGGGCCGCGGCGGACCGCGTCACGACCTGGGGCTCGACAATGTACTGCCCGTGGTTCGCCTGCGTGGATTGCGCCCGGGCGATTATCTGTTCGGGCATCAAGCGTGTCGTCGGGCTCAAGAAGCCGCGGCTGCTTACTCCCGAGCGTTGGCGGGCGACGATCGAGCAGGCCGATGCGCTGCTGGCCGAGGCGCACGTTCGCGTCGACCTGCTCGAGGACGAGATCGGTGTCGAGATCCTGTTCAACGGCGAAAAGGTGGTGCTGTGATGCTTTCTCGAGACGACCTTGGCCCGTGGATGACCGAGCGTGGCTACACCCGGGCCGCGGAGATCGGTGTCTGGAAGGGCGAGTTCTCGGCTCGGCTCCTGAGCACCTGGGACGGGACGCTCCACATGATCGACGCCTGGCGGCACCTCGAGGGCTACCAGGACCAGTGCAACCTGCCGGACGAGGAGCACGAGCGTTGCCTCGAAAAAGCTCAGCTCGTTGCCAGCGCCTTTGCGCCGCGGGGGCTGATTCTGCGTGGATTGTCGCTGGACGTCGCGCCAATGCTTCCGGACGGCTACTTCGACTTGGTCTACCTGGACGCCGACCACAGTTACGAAGCGGTCATGCAGGACCTGGCAGCCTGGCGGCCCAAGCTTCGCGCTGGCGGCACGCTCGGCGGGCATGATTACATCGACGGCGTCCGCGAAGAGGGCGTGTTCGGCGTCAAGACGGCCGTGCACGAGTTCTTTGGGCGCCCGCCTGAGATCATTACGAGCGACTACTACCCCAGCTGGTTCTACACCGTATGACCCCCTTTCGGCGTACGCACATCGCGCTGGACTTCGATCGCACGTTTACCAGCGACATTGAACTGTGGCGGCACCTGATTCGGCTGTTTGCGCAGCGCGGGCACCGGGTCTATCTGGTTACCGGTCGGCACGATCGTCCGGACAACCACGAGCTGGTGGAACGCGTCGTGGGTGCGCTGGCGTACAAGTTCCTGAGCGGCTGCGTCTTCTGCAACCACGCGCCCAAGCGCGACGTGATGGAGGCGCGCAGCATTATGATTGACATCTGGATTGACGATTTGCCAGAAATGATCGGGCATAACGACCAAGCAGTGTTTCGCAAGCTTGAAGCGCAGCAGCACGTCACCGAGACGTTGCCGGTCTTCGAGCCGGGCGCCGTTGATCCGGCCGCTGTCTGGCCGTCTTAGTGAGAACACGTCATGCGCTCGTGGGACTTTTTCGACACGCTTCTGGGGCGCGCTTGCGGCGAGCCATGGCGTGTGTTTGAACTGATCGGCGGCGCGGAGTTCAAGCAGCTCCGGCAGCAAGCTGAGCAGAAGAGCGACAAGTCGTACGCGGGGATCTACGCGCAGCTCAAGACGATGACCGGCTGGTCGTCGGAGAAAGTCGCCGAGCTGGCCGAGCAAGAGCTGGACTGGGAGCGCCGCCTGGCATTTCCCATTCGTGAGAACGTGAGCCAGGTCGCACCCGGCGATTACGTGATCACCGACACGTATCTCGACGCGGCCCAGGTGCGCGAACTGGCCGACCGCGTCGGTGTGCCCGCCGTGCAGATCATCGCGACTTACGGCGGCAAGCATCACGGGACTGTCTGGCGCGATCTGCAGAAACAGCGCGCGGCGATCGTGACCCACACCGGCGACAACCGGCACGCCGACTTCGACCAGGCGCGGCGGCATCAGTTTCAGTCCGTTCACTACCGGGGCGGCGAGCTAATTGGCATAGAGAAGACGTTTGTTGTCAGCGGGCACTGGGACGTTGCTGGGCTATCCCGCTGCGTGCGGCTCCAGAATCCGTACGCGCGGCCCGATCCGCGCGCGGCCGCGTGGAATCAGCAGGCGAACTACAACATTCCGTTCTTGCTGTTTTGCGCGGCTGAGCTGCGCAATTACATCGGGCACCAGCGGCGGCGCAAAGTGTTCTTTCTGTCGCGCGACACCTGCCTGCTGCAGCGGGTGTTTCAGGCGCTCTATCCGGACATCCCCGCTGAGACGTTCTACGCCAGCCGTCAAACCTACACCCACCCAAGCGCGCACTTTATCGAGTACGCGAAGCGCGCCGCGGAAACACCGGGTGCGCTGTTCGTGGATCTGCAGGGCACCGGCAAGAGCGTCAACACGTTTTCGACTGCGCAGGGCGTGTCGTTGCCGTACTTGTACTGTGCCGCGCCCGCAAAGCTGCAACTGTACTGCCCGGCGCTCTACAGGCTTTCTTACGTCGGGACGGAGCTCGAGGTCTTCAACTACGACGTGCAGGGCCGCGTGATCGACGTGGTGAACGGGCAGCCCGTCCGAGACAAGGTCGAGTACGATGTGACGTTGGTTGAGGCGGGGCACGCGGCGGTCGATTGCCTGTTGCGGTCTCTCTTCCGCGCGCCCCAGCAGGCTGACGAAAAGCTCACCAATATGCTGTTCGCCAAGATTCGGCACCACGCGCCGCGCGGGCTACTGCAGCAGCACCAGGTCTATCACCCCATCGTCAAGCCGAAATAGCCGTGTACGCCTCGATTCCGGCCTTCTGCATCAACCTTGATACCCGGCCGGATCGGTGGGCGCAGGCCGAGGCTGAGTTTCAGCGCGTGGCGTGGCCGGTCGAGCGCTGGCCCGCGATGCGCTACGCAACCTCGCCGGTTCCCGGACTTTCGGCAGGCGCGGCTGGCTGTCTGGAAAGCCATCGGCAGCTCTGGCGGCACTGCCTGGCTGCGGGTTTCTCCGTCATGGCTGTCTTCGAGGACGACGGCGTGCTGGCGCCGCGGTTCAAAGATATCTATTCCAGCGTGGCGGCCCAGCTACCCGCGGACTGGGAAGTCTGGCACCTGCACAGCACCCACGCCCGGACAGCGCCCGTCAGCGAGGCCATCGTGGCGTACCGGAGCAACGGCTGGGGCTCGCACGGCTACCTGATTCGACCCAGCGCCTGCGAGAAGCTCCTGCAGCTGGACAGCGCGCAGCCGGTCGACGCGCAGCTCACCGGCGGCCTGCTCGCGTTGGGTGGACAACCCTATGGTACGGCGCTAGGCTGCGCCCTCTGTTTGCAACGCGGCGAAGATACGGACATCCCGGTGAACTCGCAGGTCGACTATTGGCGTCGGTTGCGCGGGCGCCTTTTTGAAGGACGTTAACGTGGCCAGGCATGAAGAAGACAAGGCGCACCGCAAACTCGTCGACGACTGGATCCGGGGGCCGCGAGAGAGCAGCGGCGACGCGTTGATCCTGATTGCGCACCTGGGCAACATCGATGGCCAGGACGTCGAGCTCCAGAACACCCCGGCGTATCTCCAGGCAGCGCTCGCGCAGGGCTGGCACGTCTGCTGCGATGTCGTCTCCCGGCACGGCGGCTTTGCGCTGCCGACCCAGCGCGGCCTGGCGCCGATGCCGTACTCAATGCTGTCTCACGCGCGGGTCTGGTGCCGCGCAGCCGACCCCGAAACGTTCGACGCCCTGGCACAGGTCGGCGCCCACATTGTCCTCCGCGACACGAACTCCTGGTCGCCCACCAATCACGGTTATCTCTGGACACACCCCGACGCGCCCCTGACGCCGCGCTCTATCGCGGCCTACCCCGAACTTGCGGCGCCAGATTGGTTGAAATCCCGCGAAATTGCGGGAATCTGCAGCAACGAAATCGCGCGCTATCTATAATGCGGCAGTGCCGCTGTTCTTTGACAACCTTTTTGCGCCCGTCTATTGAGACGTGATAAATTGGTGTTTGCGCGTGAAAACGTGCAAATGCTGCGAGTTAGTCGTGGTGGCCGACTGGTTAGGTGCTATTTCGGCGGCATGGATGCTTTCGGGGTAGCGGGAACCGTGGTCAGATCATGACGTGAACACGGTCGGAGGCGCGGTGAATGCCACACGGGGCGAACATATGCCTTTGTAAGTCACCGCATTACTTCAGCTTGCTGAAGTTGGACCTGGGGGTAGGGGATCCCAGGAGCTCGCGGCACAACAATCGATTTATTTACGCGCAGAGGGCTGATGGGATGTTTTTAGACGCAACTCATCCGCTCTGGGTATTTCTCAGCGCGTTCGGGGTGTCGTCGTTTGCCGGGCTGGCCACGTATCTCCGTTTTTCGCGTAAAATGTCGCGGCTCGGCCTGCTTAGCGCTATGCTGAATGCGGGTTGTCTCGGGCTGGCGATTTCGCTGCTCTGGTACCGGCATTTCCGGGAATCGGAGAACATTTATGGCCTCATCGGAATCTGCGTGTTCGCAGGCATGAGCGGGTCGGCGGTCACCGACGTTGTGTGGTCGATTCTTTCTGGATCCGGAATCAAGGTAAACATTACCCACGAACACAACAGGAGCAACGAAGATGAGTGACCGAAAACTTCGCGTGACTCTGAGCGCGGCGGCTTGGTGCGCCACGCTCTTGTGGGCCCTGGCGCTGCTTTCGTCCGCTTCAGCGGTCAGTAATAGCCGCGCGGTTATGGCGTCCGAAGCAACAAGAAGCGCGCGTCCATGACTTTTCTCACAGCCATGATGCTTGAACAACCTGCTGGAAAACGGCGCAATTTCGCGACCTGGTGGGCGTTCGCCGCCTCGGTTGCGTGCGCACTGCTGCTTTGGCACAACGTCGCGCAGATTAACGCGCGCCAAAGCGAGATCATGAAGATCATCAACTACTCGACGGACGGAATCGTCGTCTGCGACCGGAATGGCAAGGTGCTCTTTGCCAATGACGCGACGCAGACGATTACCGGATTCAGCGAGCGCGACCTGGTTGACTCTGGCCTGGCGCAAATCATCCCGAACTACCTGCACGACAAGCATCGCCAGGGCCTCGAGCGCGCCAAAGACAAGAGCGCGCGCGGCATCGAAGGCGTCTTCTATCGAAACATCTATCCGGTCACGCGCAAGGACGGCGAAACGATTATTTGTCTGATCAGCGTCGGTAGCGTGCTTCACTTTGGCGGCCCGCAGTTCTTCGCTTACATCACACCCGTTGCCGAGCCGACGGAAAGAAAGTCTTCCGTCAAACCTGGCGCACTGTCCAGCGTTCCGTCCTCGAGCGCGAAGTGAGGTGACGGCCATGGACGGCTTTTCTGTGCTTGACCCGCTGGCGTGGGATCCGTGCGCCATTAAGTTCCACCCGGCCTATCTTGCCGGTAATACGGCAGGTTGGCTGTCGAAGAGTGGCGCTGTTACTGGCACCGACCATTACCTATCCGGGCGGCTGTACGTCTCGAAGAGTGGCTACCTGCTCCTCTCGGTGCCCAATGCCCTGGTCCGCGGCGTGTTTGACGCCATGACGGCCCCGGGCGTCGAGCTGCCCACGATGAACGCCTTCAAGGGCGAGGCGGCTGACAAAGAACTGCTCAACGCTCACATCACAGTGATGACCGATGCCGAGGTCGATAAGATCGGCCCCGACAAGATCAACGAGCGCGGACATCACTTTCACTACGCCCTGGGCCCGGTCCGCGAGTTCTCGCCCAAGACCGAGAGCCTGAGCCGCGTGTGGGCGATCCAGGTCGCCAGCCCCGAGTTGGCTGCGCTGCGCAAGAGTTACGGCCTGTCGGCGCTGCCCAACGGCGACCACCAGTTTCACATCACGGTTGCCGTGCGCCGGAAGAACGTCCTGGGCGCTAACGAAGTCGCTAAGATCGACGGCAGCCGGGGCGAGCTCAAGGCGGCAGCCGATCACACGGTGACTTACGACTGCGGGTGCTCGGGGCCGTGTTCATGCCCTGATACCTGTATTTGCAAGCAAAGCGGCCGGTGTGGTGCGGCACACAAAGCAGCAGCGACTGAAAAGCTGCCCTGGCGCGAGCGCGCTGAGGTTTACGCGCGCGACCCGAACACTGGCAAGCTGTACGGCGGCAAGTGGGACAACGACGGCTCTTTTGCCCTTCCAGGTGGCGGCATCGACCCTGGCGAGGATCCGGCAACGGCAGCGTTGCGCGAGCTGGAAGAAGAGACCGGTATCAAAGCCACCAACGCGCGCGTGTTGCCAATTCCGGCGGTGGATTCGCCGTGGAGTGACGCCGTTCGCGCCGAAAAAGCTAAACAAGGGCGCGGTAACTTTGCCGGTTCGCGCACGCACTTTGTTGCTGCCGACATCGTGAACCACCCCAAACGCGATGGTCTGGACTACTGGGCCGCGAAAGACAGGGGATACTACGACCCGGCCGACGCGCTAAAGATCATGCAGGGCGTAAAGAAGTTCAACGTGCCTAGCATTGCCAACGCGCGGATGGCCGCCATCAACCATCTCATTGCTGAAGCGTCCAAAAAGCAAGCTGCCGCGGTCAAAGACGTCCTGTCCGGCGGCGAAGCGGATCACAAGCCCGATAGCGAGTTTCCCCAGGAGGCCTTGGCAGAAGGCAAAAAGCATGAGCGAGAACACACGGACAATGCAGAAGTCGCCGAAGAAATTGCCAAGGATCACCTGTCCGAAGACCCCGCGTACTACGAAAAAGCTAAAGCCCTAGAGAAGCTCTCGAACAGCGTTTACCTGAATCAGGCGTTTCAGGCGCTCAACCCGGCGACGATCGGCGGGCTCACCCCGTACGACCCGAGCAAACCGGTCTTCGAGAACATCCACCATCAGCTCGCCGAGGCCAAAAACCGCGGCGACTTCATCCTGCAGTCGCAGCGCAACTACCAGATGTGGCGCGCGGCTCAGGACCCGCAGTATCGTTACCAGCTTGCCATGCAGGCCGTTCGCGGCGACATGCCTCAGCCCAGCGTGTTCGATCAGGCGATTGAGCGCTACGGCGACCAGGCGGCCGCGAGCCTTGGTTTTGGACCAGGGAGGTGAACATGCCGCTTTTCCCGTGGAGACCCAAGAACCCCGATACCCCTGCGCCGCTGCCCCCGGCGCCCTTGCCGACGCCCGACGACGTGGCCAACCCAGCCCGGGCGGCCTGGCTTAAGGCGCTGTATCTCCTGCGCCAAATCGACAAGCAGAAGCTGGGTGTGGCGGTATTTACGGTGCCGGTCATTGTGTTCCTGGCGCTGTCGGGTGTGGTACTTTGGGGTTATGTCCTGTGCCGCGGGGCCTGGAAGTTCGTCAAATCCGTTTTCGCGTGAACCATGTCCGCTGTCATTGATATCTTTGCCTGGCAGCAGGTCCCCGAGCGGGTCAGCCAGCTTCTTCCCGAAGCGGCCAAGGTTCGCGCTCTGCACGAAAAGGCCGCTCTGGCCGCGGACATCCTGCCGCTCACGATGGCGACCTGGAATCCCGAGGTCAACGCGCTGCTGCTTTACAGCAAGACCGGGCTGGGCAAGCGCGCCTACGAGACCTACGAAAAGGCGATCTACGACGGATCGCGGAGTTTCGCAGCGCTGGTCGGCGCGGAGCCGAACTGGGACGAAGAGATTCTCGTCAAGCGTGGCAGCTCGGCGTTGATTCCGGGCTACGACAAGCTCTGGAACTACAGCAACGCAGCCCTGGGCGGCCCCAACCCGATGACCAACGGCATTGTCTCGGCGCTGGTGCTGGGCGGGCTGGGTTACGGCGGCGGCGCCCTGGCGGAGCGGTTGTTCCCCGAGCGCTATCTCGAGCGCGGCAAGCTCCGGAAGTCGCTCGCCACCGCTGGCGCTCTGGGCGGCCTGGGGTTTGGCGCCGCAAACGCCTACGCCAACTCCCGGGCGATGAACAAAAGTTATCTCGAGGGGTTGTTCACCAACAACCACACGATTCCGCCTTATCTTCAGGAAAAGGCCAGCGTCGACCTCGGCCCCAGCCCCCTGACGTCCATGGACAGCGGGCTGTATGCGCCGTCGATTCCCGTGCCGCAGTTCAACCGCGCGGCCTGGATGGACGTCAACAAAGGCCTGTACAACCCGGGCGGTATGCACACCCCGCCCGCATACGCGGCTGTTACCACCGGCATGATGAGCGGCATCAGCGCCGGAACGGGCTCCCAGGTCATTCGGCCTGTGGACGTGGTCAAGGGCTTCATGTCAGCCGGTGTCGGCCTGGCGACGGCAAATATCGCCGGAAAGACGTTGTCGGCGCTGGCCGGGTTGACTCCCGAAGCCCAGAACAAACTCCAAGACATGGGCCTGTGGGCCGGTATGATGCACGCCGTCGTGCCGCCGTTGTTCGGGCGGCGCTAGGAGTTGCGCAAAATGCAGTGTCTTGGCAGAATGGGCCGACCTCGTAGCACAGGGAGAAACACCGCTATGGCGACAAAGAAGCCGATTTCGACGATGCGTGAAGAACTGCGCCAGCTGGGCGAGGCCGCCGACGAGGTGGCACCAGCTGGCTCGAATGACTGGTTCACCCCTGAGTTTTGGACGATGGTCGTGTCGGCCATCACCAATCTCATCGCGGTGGGCGTGGTGCTAGGCTGGATCAGTTCCAGCGATGCCGAGACGATCAATCGGAGCCTGGCTGCGCTTCTCGGCGCCGCGCAGGTGATCATCGTCAACGCGGCCATCGTATGGAAGTACATCTCGGCTCGCGTCGCTGTCAAGGAAGCGATGATCGACGCGCGCTATCGGTACATGGAAGCCATCGCTGTCGAGCGCATCCGCGCCGAGAGAACAACGTGACATGACACCAGAAGATCTCCAGGAACGGATCGAGGATTCCCCGGCGCTGGCGATTTTGCGAAACCGCCTTCAAGAAGAAATCGGTTTCCGCGCCGCACCGGGCTGCGAGTTCAGTCCGTTCCTGGTGATCTCGGTGATCTCGATCATTGTGCAGGTTGTAATTCATTGTCGTGAGCAGCGCAGCGCCGAGGATTTGCGGCTCGACATGCGCGACCTGCGCAACCTCGGGCCAGTGAAGAACTACATGCTGCGCCGCCGCCTCAACGCGCTCTGGCGAGACCATTGTCCGCCCGAGATGCTACAATCAGAGAATCCGCTGCTGGAGGCTGTTTACGATCTGAGCGACAGCGCCGATGACGAAATCATCGACGAACTGTTGTGGCTAGGAGATCGATACAAACAGACCGGCGACTAACCGCATCTCTCGCAAGGACGCGAACTATCATGGCAAGGATGCCATCAAATCACGTTCTGCCGACCAACGAGATCTTGCGCAAGCTCTTCGTGTTCGGGTACTTCGGCACTAAGACTTGGGCGCAGGTTCGGCAGATCAAGGGCGCCGAGTTGGACCGCGCCGTCCGGGAATACCAGCGCTTTCACGGTCTGGACCCAGACGGCCGCGTTGACGAGCGCACGGCTCACGTGCTCGAGCGCCGCCGCTGCGGTCTGCCCGACTTTAACTTTTCGGCGAGTGACACGGAGTGCAAGTGGCCGCACAAGGCGATCACGTACCACCCCAAGCTGATCTTGCCTGGCGTGACAGCCGAGCAGGCCAAGCAGGCGTACGACATCGCTTTTGGCCAGTGGGCGCGCGTCTGCGACATTGAGCCGGAGCGCGTGGAAGACCCGACCAAGGCCAACATTTTGGCGCGCTCAGGCAAGGGAAAGAAGCACGGACTCGATGCCCGCGGCGGCACTCTTGCTTGGAGCGAGCTGCCTTGCGGCGTCCATGAAAAAATTCAACTCGATCAGATGTACGACGAGGCTGAGTCGTGGAGCTTCAACATGGCCGTCGCCGTGATCTGTCACGAGATCGGTCACGCTTTGGGCCTGCCGCACCTGGCCAACGGCAACCTGATGGCGCCCTACTACGACCCGAACGTCACCGAGCCCCAGGCAGGCGATGTGCGCGAAATTCAGGCTCTGTACGGCAAGCGGAAGCGCCCGTATTCGAAGTTGAAGGACGCGTCGGTTGAGCTCGGCGGGACGATCGTGATCAACGGCAAGCCGTACATCCTGGTCCCCAAAACTTGAAAACTGCGATAGCCTGTAGGGAGGCGCTATGACTACTTTTCAGCTGCTCTGTCTCGTGTTGTTCGCCGGGGTGGTCTTCGCCGCCTACGGCAAAGATATCTATGGCTGGCTCAAGGCTCGCCTGCCCAAGCCGCCCGAGCCGGTGGGCCCCGCTGCGCCGAACACACCGACCGGCGACATCCTCGTGGACGAGCTGCTCGACATCGCTGCGCTGCGCGAGTATTTCGAGCAGGCGGGCTGCGCTGAGGGCGTCGAGGCGTGCTCGCTCCTGCTCAGGATCCTGATCGACCACAAGCATCCGCACGCGGAGTGAACCCCATGAAGAAGCTCGTCTGGCCCGCTGGGCTCCTGCTCGTTTTCGCGCTGCTGTTTCCCAACGGCCTGCACATCAAGCTCCCGACTGTTCCGCCGTCGCCTGTGGTGCCGGTGCCGCCTGCGCCCGTGGTCCCGGAACCTGTCGTCGTCAAGGATCCAAAGATCGCGGAACTGCTCGCGAACGCCTCTCCCGCGGACAAGAGCCGCGTGCGCGGGATCTACTCGGGCATGGCCGTCATCATCAAGCGTGACAAGGGCCAGCTCATCAAGACGACCGAGCAGCTCGCGCTGTGGCAGGCCAACACGCTCAAGAACGCCGTCGACCCCGAGATGAAGGGAAAGTATCCCGGACTCGACGTGGCGATCGAGGCGGTGTTCGACCGGAAGATTCTCGAGCTGTACCCCGATGGCGATCACAACCCGAAGGAAGTGATCCCCGCGGACGAAGCGGTGCAAAAGAAGCTCATCGAGGCGTGCACGCTCATTGCAGACTCCGCGCTCTAAGGAGACGCAATGCTTGTCGCGCTGGTCATTACAATCGCACTGATTGTGGTAGTGTTAACCATCGTGTGGTGGTTGACGGGCGGTGTCGCGCCGCCCGAGGCGTTGGAAGTTCAGCAAACTGGGAGAGACCTTATGGCAGACGTGCTTGTGTACAAGGTGTCCGTGGGCCCCGTGGTCGACGCGGACGTGGTTGAGCGCCAGCTGGCGGTTGTTGTCGACGGCCTCGAGCAGCCGGAATCCCGCAAGGTGTTTCCGGCCTCGGCCACGGATCTCGGCGAGATTCGCGTGCCGCAGGACGCATCGGTCGAGCTGTCGCTGGTCGACGTGGACGATGCGGGCAACCGCTCGGAGCCCGCGGTGTTCGAGTTCGTGGCGGTTGACACGCTTCCCCCGGCCGCGCCCGGCGCGTTCGGCGTGACGCTGGTCGCCGAAGAGGAACAGGTTGTGGAGCCCGCCGCTCCGGAAGCCCCGGTCGAGCCGGAAGCCCCGGTCGTCGAGCCGGAAGCCCCGTCGGACGAGATCTGAATCAGATAGCGAGGTTGCCATGGACGGCGAAGTTTTCTTTGAATCGGTTTTCGACGTACAGAAGGCCTACGAAGAGGGTTTCGTCGGCGCGATGTGTGACCCTGAGCGCACCGATGCGCTCAAGGCCGCCATTGCGGAGGCAGGTGGCATTCCCGAGGGCGCCGCGGCTTGTTCCGCGTACGGCCTCGAGGAAACTGGCAAGGGAAAGCTCAGCATCCCGTTCCTGGACGTTTTTTCGCTCTACCCGGACTGCCTCCCGGGTGGAGCCCAGGGGCGGGGTGACTGTGTTTCGTGGTCGACCCGTAACGCCGGGCTGATCACGATGTGCACTGACATCACCAGCGGACTGGCCGACGAGGAGACTGGTGTTGTCGAGGGCGCGCCGGAGATCTCCGACAAGGCCCGACTCGGCGGCGTGCTCAGCACTGAAGCGATTTACAATTGGCGCCGTCATGGCGGCGACGGGTGGTTTTGCAGCGACGCCGCCCAGGTCGTCATGAAGGAATCGGGGCTCTGGCTCCGCAAGGCGTATCCCGAGATCAAGGTCGATTTCGAGACTTACAGCTCGCGGAACGCCGGGATCTACGGCTCCTCGACGCCGCCCAAGTCCTGGCTCGATATCGGCCGCCAGCACCTGATCCGCACGACCACGGTGCTCAGCAGTTACGAAGAGCTTCGTGACATGCTGGCCAACGGCTACGGCGTCAGCTCCTGCGGCGGCGAGTCGTTCTCCGAGCAGCGCGACGCAAACGGCGTGTCGGTCCGCACCGCCAAGGGCTGGGCGCATGCCATGGCTTATATCGCGGCCGATGAGCGTCCCGAGGTTATCGCGCTCTACAAGGAGCCGCTAATCCTGGTCCAGAACAGCTGGGGAAACTGGAACGACGGTGGTCGCCGAATCCTGAACACGAACTTCCAGATTCCCATCGGGTCCTTCTGGGCACGCTGGAGCGCGCTGCGGAATCGCGACATGATCGCCTTCTCGAGCTTCAATGGCTGGCGGCGCAAGGCGCTGAAGAGCTGGGGCGCGATCGGCAACATCTGATACGAAAGGACCCGCACATGTTCGAATGGATCTTTCTGCTTTTCGCCCCGCCGGTGCCTTATGAAGCCCCGCCCGCCCCGCCTGCGCAGGACTATATCGGAATGGTCGCTGCAGAGGCTGCTTACACTACTCTGCTTCCTCGCGCGCCCGAGCCCGACAAGCCCAAGCCCCCGCCCGTCGACCCCGCCAACTGCCCGACCTGCAAGAACTCCGGCCGACCGGGCTGGGTGCGCACCGGCGACGGTCACGAATGGACGAAGTGCCCGACGTGTCAGCCGATCACGGCCCCCGCACCGGCGCCGGAAAAGCCAGCGCTGCCCAAGGCCAAGTCGACGCTTCCGCCTGGGCCGTTTCCCAAACCGCAGGTGAAAGCCCAGACTTCCGCGCTTCCGCCGCTAACGCCTGCTGTTACAGGCCCTTGCGCCACCGGAGTTTGTCCAGTAGAAAAAGCGGCGCCTGCGGCGCCGCTTTCTGGCTTTCCGATATTTCCGGTGCCGGTGTCGCCGCGGCGTCTCTTTCGTAGACGGTGAGCCATGCCTGTCGAAAACACGGTCGGTAAGTGCTACTCCTGGCGCGATCTGAAGTTTTACGCGAAGAACGGCTACATTTGCCTTCACGACGAGGAAGACGGCTCGTTTATCGTGCTCACCCGCAGGGAGTTTCTCGAGCGCGCCCAGGCGCTCTCTGACGAGGCCAAACGGCTCCGCCAGCAGGCTGTCGATAATCCCGGCCGGGCCTGGATCGCGGCAGACCGTTTGGAGTTACAGCAGGCAATTGAGAACATGGTGGAGTGCTGCAAGGACGCGAAGGAACAGGGCGACCGGAACGATCCGGAAGTTGCCGAATGGTTCGCGCGACACCGGCCGCACGCGCGTGGTCGGGTGTCGATGGCAGGCACGGCGAATTTCTCCATGCCTACGCCCGGTGTGTTGCCCCGGGGTAAGAACACCGGAAAGCTCGTGACGCCGGACTTCGCGGTCAGCCCCAACCCGAAGAAGCTGATTCTGCCAGGAGAATTCTGATGTCTGACGAAAACAGGGACGCGTTCAAGCTCGGTTTCCTCACCCGGTGCGCCGAAGAGGGGCTGACGGGCGAGGCGCTCGAGGCGCGGCTACGGCTGACAGAAAAAGACGCCGTTGTGGGTGTTGCGGACGCTCTGGGCGCGACGGCGCTGTTGCCTGTTGGCGCGTCTCTGTTGGGCGGCGGCGCGCTGGGCTGGGGCGCCGCAAAGCTCATGGAACCAAAGCTCACCGAAGACGAAATCAAGGCCCAGGAACTCGCCAACACCTACAGGGTGTATGCTGACCGTCTGCGAGCCAAACGGAAACTGAAGTCCTACCGTCCGGGTATGTAAGGAGCGCTCCGCGTGAGCATGCGCAAGTTCCACAGCGAGATGGCCGGATCCCAGCACGGCGACGGGCTGCTCCACTGGCCAGGCACGCTTGACGGTTTTCCTGTTCTTGGCAGTCGGGGCCAGATGACCGACCTCAAGAAAGAGGAAATGGAGAACCTGGACCTCCGCTTCGACTTCAAGTCGAAGATGTTCGAGCTGTGGGAGCCGGACCAAAAAGCCGATTTCGACGACGTAAATGATAAGATAGTGAACGGTTGGTATCGGCTCGTGAAGCGGGCCGACAACTGGGACGAAGAGAAGAAACATTACCGCGTATGGATGGAATGGTTCCAGGTCTACGGAATGATTCCGCCGAGGCAGTAAACATGCAAAACGTCGAAAAGCGGGCCCTCACCGGCACGGAAATGTACAACCAGGCCGTGGCAGCGGGACAGCCAGCCGTCAATCAAATGCACGGCGAGAACATCCTCTCCGCGCTGGGAATGGGCGCCGGAGTCGGCGCGGGCGGCATGGCGTTGTATCACCTGCTCCGGGGCTTGAAGTCGCGCGGCGCGAAGGAAAAGCGCTATCAAAACTACGGCTCTGATACGCCGATCGTGGCGCAGCAAAAGGTCGGCAACGACATTCTCGGCACGATTGTGAATGAAGTCGGCGCCATTCCGGGCAAGATCACAAATTCGCTCCCCGAATCGCTGAAGAGCGTCTTCCAGAGCGTGGCGCCTCCCGCCAAAGCCGACCCCAACATGCTTAGTGGTGCGCTGGCCACGGCACTCACCGCGGGTGCGGGATTGGGCGGCCTGTACGGCGGCGGCAAGCTCGTCAATTCGCTCATGGAAGCCAAGCAAAAGCGCGACGCCAAAGACGACGTTGAAGAAGCCCGGCAGCGATACTACGCGATTCTCTCGGGCGCCGACAAGGCTGCCGAGTCACTGAACGCCGCGTACGATCGCTTGCAGAACAAGCAAGCCGACGCGCTCGATTCGATTCAGTCCGGCTTGAGCACCGTCGGTACCGCGGTCTTCGACACGCTTCCGCGCGGTTTGACCACGACGGGCTTGCTGGCGTCGCTCGCGGCGGGCGGGCTGGGCGCCAAGTTCATGTACGACCGCACGGCCGAGCGCACGCGCGGCGAGAACGCGGCCAGGGCGCAGGCGTCCCGTGCGCGGATGAAGCCGCTACCGACCATGTGGATCGACCCCGAACAGCTTGCGCGGGCCAAGCAGCTCGCGGAACAGGGCAACAATGAGTAACCGCGATGCCAGACTCGATTCTCTCTGGACCGCCGGTACAGCCGCCGACGCCGCGCGCGTTTGGTGACATTGGCGCACTGCGCACTGGCATCTTCGATCGCGCGCTGCAAAGCGCCTCGGCGTTGGAGCCCGTCAAGAACGACCTCCACACGCTGCAGCTTCACGACGTGAAGTACGCGGGGCCGGAGAAGTTCACAAAGGCGGACCAGAAACGCGCCATTCTTACGGGCAACTCGCTGCACCGGCGGTTGACGGGGACCTGGTCCCTGCTCGACAACACCACGGGGCAGCCGATCGCGACTCGCCAGACCACGATCGCGCACGTGCCGTATCTCACGGATTCGGGCACGTTCGTGAATCGCGGCGTGGAGTACACCCTCGCGCACCAGATGCGGCTCAAGCCCGGCGTCTACACTCGCGAGAAGGACAACGGCGAGCTCGAGGCGCACGTGAACGTGCTCCCCGGCAAGGGCCGCATGCACCGGTACTTTCTGGATCCCAAAACCGGTGTGATGAACATCAACATCGGCCAGGCCAAGATCCCGCTGATGCCGCTGTTGAAGGCGATGGGCGCGAAGGATTCCGACATTCGCGCTGCGTGGGGCAACGAGATCACCGCCGTCAACATGGAGAAGGGCGACGCGGGCACACTCGACAAGCTGTACCAGCGGCTGGTCTACAAACAAGTTCCTGGTCTTGATGCGCCCGGCAAGCAACAGGCCATCGCCGCTGAGTTTGCGCGCATGGAGCTTGACCCGGACGTCACGCGGCGCACGCTGGGCAAAGACTACAAAAACCTCACGCCCGAGGCCATTCTCGACATCACCAAGAAACTGATCGCGCTGAACCGCAAAGAGGCCGACCCTGACGATCGCGACGCCATGGCGTACCAAAACGTCGTGGGCCCCGAGGACCTGATCTCCGAGCGTTTCACGAAAGACCGCCAGTCGTTGCGCAAGCTGCTGTGGCGGGCAACGGCCAAGAAAAACCTCGACCACGTGCCGACGGGGGTGTTCAACAAGGCAATCTCTGCGGCGCTGATCGGCTCGGGACTCGGCAGCTCGCTCGAGGAAATTAACCCGGCGGAAATCTTCGATCACCAGGCGCGCGTCACACGCATGGGCGAGGGCGGCATCGGCTCGCTGGACGCTGTGCCCCAGGAATCGCGCTCCGTCCAGCCCAGTCACCTCGGCTTCGTCGATTTCTTGCGCACGCCGGAGTCGGGAAAAGTGGGCGTCGACATGCGCTTCGCTCGCGGCGCCATGAAAGGTGCTGACGGCAAAATCTACACGCCCGTCGTGAACATGAAGACCGGGCAGTCGGAGCTCAAGACGCCAGGCGAACTGGCCGACATGCCGCTGGCCTTCCCGGGCGAAGACAAGAGCGACATGCCGATGGTCGCGGCGCTCGTGGGCGGCAAGATGAAGTATGTCCCGCGCGAGGAAGTCCAGTTCTCGCTGCCGCACATGGACAACACGTTCTCGGGCCTGTCGAACATGGTTCCGATGAAGTCTTACATGAAGGGCCACCGCGTGATCATGGCCAGCCGCATGTTCACGCAGGCGCTGCCACTGGTGGGCGCAGAGGCGCCGCTGGTGCAGTCGGCCATCGCCGACAAGGACGGTTCGAGCTACGAAGACGAGATGGGCGAGAAGCTCGGCGCCGTGCGCGCGCAGTTTCACGGTCAGGTGGTCTCGGCGGAGCCCGGAATGATCGTGGTACGCGATCGCGAGGGCAAGAAGCACGAGATTGACCTGTACAACGACATGCCCTTCAACCGGAAGACCTTTTGGCACCAGACGCCCGCCGTGCAGCCCGGCGACGTGTTCAAGCCCGGGCAACTCCTGGCGCACTCAAACTTCACGGACAAGCAGGGCACCGCGGCGCTGGGCAAGAATCTCCGCGTGGCCTATTTGCCGTTCCAGGGCAAGAACTACGAAGACGCCGTGGTGATTTCCGCGAGCGCTGCGAAGAAGCTCTCCAGTGAGCACATGTACCAGCACGAGGCCGAGTGGGACGACAACTCCCGCATCGGCAAGAAGACGTTCGTCTCGCTCTTCCCGACCGAGTACGACAAGAAGACGCTCGAGAACTTTGATGACAAGGGCGCCATCCAGAAGGGCACCGTCGTCAACTACGGCGACCCGCTCATCCTGCAGGCCAAGACCAAAGAGACGACCTACGGCAAGGTCCACCGCGGCCGCGCAGGCAGCTTCTCCAATGAGACGGTCACTTGGGAGCACCACTCGCCGGGCGTTGTGACGGACGTCGAGCACACCGACAAGGGCGTGCAGGTCGTCGTGAAGACGCAGGCCGAGATGCAGGTCGGCGACAAGCTGACCGGGCGTTACGGCGACAAGGGCGTGATTGCCGATGTCATTCCCGACCACCAGATGCCAAATGACAAGGACGGCAACCCGTTCGAGATCCTTGTCTCGCCGCTGGGCCTGATCTCCCGCGTCAATCCGGCGCAGATCGTGGAGGCGGCGCTTGGCAAGATCGCAGCGAAGACGGGAAAGCCCTTCAAAATGAAGGACTTCGACAGCACCGCGGATTACGTGGACTTCGCGCAGCAAGAGCTTGGGAAGCACGGCCTCTCCGATACTGAGGACGTTCTGGATCCTGAAACCGGTCGTAAGATCAAAGGCGTGCTGACCGGTAACAGGTTCTTCATGAAGCTCCATCACACGGCCGAGGCCAAGGGGCAGGGGCGCGCGATGGGCAGCTACACGGCCGAGGGCACGCCCGCAAAGGGCGGCTCCGAGGGGGCCAAGCGCGTCGGCATGCTCGACCTGGGCGCGCTGCTCTCTCACGGCGCCGGAAAGGTCATCCGGGACGCGAAGATGGTGCGGGGCCAAGCCAACCCCGAATACTGGTCGCAGTTCATGGCCGGGTACACTCCGCCGCTGCCCAAGGTTCCCCACGTCTACGAGAAGTTCGTCAGCCAGCTCCGCGGCGCCGGGATCAACACCGTGCGCACCGGCACCAAGACGAACATCATGGCTATGACCGACAAGGACGTCGATCAGCTGGCCGGTGACCGCGAGCTGCAGAACAGCGAGACGGTCGACTGGAAGGGCAAGCTGAAGCCGGTCAAAGGCGGCCTGTTCGACGAGCAGCTCACGGGCGGGCACAGCGGCAACCGCTGGAGCAAAATCACGCTCCACGAGCCGATGCCCAACCCGGTCATGGAAGAGCCGATTCGGCGCGTTCTCGGCCTGACCGAGAAGCAGTTCCGCGGCGTGCTGGCAGGCGAGGTCCATCTTTTCGATAAGACTGGCCCCGAGGCGCTCAAGGCGGCGCTGGGGCGGATCAACATGCCCAAGGCCATCGAGCAGGCCCGGTTAGATATCAAATCGGGCCGCAAGGTGCTGCGCGACGCTGCCGTCCGGCGGCTGGGCTACCTGAAGGCCGCTGAGGCGCAGGGCGTGCATCCCGAGGACTGGATGCTCACGAAGATGCCGGTGCTTCCGCCGATGTTCCGGCCGGTGTCGCAGATGGGCGCCAGCAAGATGACGTTGGTTTCTGACGCGAACTACCTGTACAAGGAGCTGCTGGACAGCAACAACGCGCTCAAGGAAACGTCTGGCGCCTTCACCGAGTTCGGCGAAGAGCGGCTGGGTTTGTATGACGCCATGCGCGCCGTGACTGGGCTGGGTGACCCGACCCAGCCCAAGAACCAGGAACGCCGCGTCAAGGGGTTCCTCCAGCACATCTTCGGCAGCTCTCCCAAGTACGGCACGGTGCAGCGCAAGCTGCTCAGCACGACCGTTGACCTGGTTGGCCGCGCTGTAATTACGCCCAACCCCGACCTGAACATGGACGAGGTGGCGCTCCCCGAGGACAAGGCCTGGGACGTTTACAAGCCGTTCGTTGTGCGGGGCCTGGTGCGCCGCGGGATGCCGCGCATGAACGCACTTGATGCCGTTGAAGGGCGCAACAAAGCGGCCATGGACGAGCTGCAGACGCAAATGTCGTCTCGGCCGATCGTTATCAACCGTGCGCCGGTGCTTCACCGATACGGTATGATGGCCTTCTACCCGAAGCTCACCAAGAACAAGGTCATGGAGGTCAACCCGGTCATTACCAAGGGCTTTGGCGCCGATTTCGACGGTGACGCGATGCAATATCACGTCCCCAGCACGGAAGAAGCCGCCAGGGAAGCCGCCGAAAAGATGTTGCCCAGCAAGAACCTCTTTTCGACGGCGAGCTTCAAGGCGCACTACGTTCCAAACAAGGACTATCAGGCTGGTGTGTATCTGGCCTCGAGTCGAGTCGACAAGCGGCAGAAGCCGCGGGTGTTCAAGTCCAGACAGGACGCCATCAACGCGTATCACCGCGGCGACATTGACGTCGACACCCCGGTGCATATTGTCGATAGCTAAACACGGAGGTTTACATGTTCACGGTCAATCCCGAACTGATCGCGCTCGCCCGGCAGGCTTTTGAGAAGTCCGCCGTCGTGCCGTCGGATATGGCAATGATGGCAGCAGGCGGCGCGCCTCCGATGGGCGGCGAAGCCCCCGATCCGTCGATGCTGGGCGTCCAGGGCGCCGCGCAACCCGTGGACCCGGCCACCGCCGCGATGGGCGCTGCGCCGCCTCCCGGCAGTGATCCGACCGGCGCGGCTACGGTCGCTGCGCCTCCGGCCCCAGCTCCGGCGCCGATGCCCCCGGCCACGCCGACCGGCGGCGCCCCAGGCCAGCAGAAGCTCAAGCCCGAGCAGATGATGCAGATGCTGGATTATCGGCTGTACAACATGCAACAGCAGCTCACCGCGATCATGAACGCGATGGGCGTCCAGGTCGCTCCCGAGTCGCTCGTCCTGCCTCCCGGCACGACCGGCGCGCCTCCGGCCGAAACGGCGCTGCCTGGCGGCCCGATGGCGCCGCCGCCCCAGGATCCAAACGCCCAGGCGGGTCCTGCAGCTCCCGGCGGTCCGCTTCCGCCGGGCGGGCCGATGGACCCCAGTCAGCCGCCCATGGATCCCAATGCCGCCAAGCAGGCGAATTGGTGGGACCGCGTAGCCACGAAGTTCGACGAGCAGAATGGCGACGAGCCGACGGAGACGCAGATCAAGGCCGCAGCGATCGCCGCGTTGCTCCGGAGGCAAAACGGTGCGCGTTAGACTTCAGCACAAACTTCAACCGCTTGAAACTGAAGCGGATAGCCTGGTGATTGAAGATCAGCAGGGAAATCCGATCTTTGTAGCGCTGCAGCTGCCAGAGGCGGTGATCTACGCCGACGCTGGCGAGCCTGATTTCCATTCGCTGCTGCAGCAGCTGGGGATCAAGAAGACCGTGGCGGTTACGGAAATCCGCCCGAAGCCTGTGCAGAACGTGATCTGGAAGCCCTAGCCATGCTCAAGACGACGGCGGGACAAATCCTGCTGAACGAGGCGCTCCCGGAAGACCTCCGGGACTACGAACGCGTCTTGACCAAAAAGGAAATGGGGAAGCTCGCCACTACGCTCGCGGAAAAGCACCCGGACAAGTACCGGGACGTGATGAAGCGGATTCACGACGTGGGCCGGTCCGCGGGGTTCACCACGAACGGCATGTCGTTCGGGCTGAAAGATATCAAACCCACGCTGGCCGCCCGAGACGCTCAGCTGCGCGTCCAGCGAGAGCTGCGCAGCATTCTTTCGGATCGCCAACTGAGCGAGCAGGAGCGGTCGCTGAAGATCCTCCGACTGGCCAGCCAGACGCAACGGGAGCTGGTCGAGAAGGTCTACGAAGAAGCCAAGGGCGCAGATAACCCGCTGGCGCATCAGGTGGCAGGCGCAGCCGTCGGCAACAAGTTTTCGCTGAACTCACTGATCGGCGCCGACATGCAGTACGTCGATCACAAGAACGACCCGATCCCGATCCCGGTGCTGCGCGGCTACAGCCAGGGTTTGCGACCGGTGGAGTACTTTGCGGGCGCATTCGGCACCCGGAAGGGCGTGATGGACCTCAAGGCCGCCACGGCTGACGCGGGATTTTTCGCGAAGCAGCTCACCCAGATGACGCACAGGCTGCTCGTCACCGACGACGACGAGCGCGATCAGGACCGCCTTGCCGTCGCGCACGACCGCGGTTTCCCCACCGACGTCGACGACGTTGACAACGAAGGCGCACTTCTCGCCCGGCCGGTGGGGCCGTACAAGCGCAACACGATTCTGACGCCGAAAATCTTGAAAGATATCAAAGAGCTCGGAATCAAAGACATTCTCGTGCGCAGCCCGATGGTCGGCGGCCCTGATGACGGCGGCGTCTATGCTAAGGACGTCGGCTACCGCGAAAAGGGCAGCTTGCCGCCAATTGGCGACTATGTCGGCATTGCCGCGGCCCAGGCGCTTTCTGAGCCGGTCACGCAGGCGCAGATCTCTTCGAAGCACTCGGGTGGCGTGGGCGGCGCCAGCGCCATCGGCGGCTTCAAGGCGATCAACGCGCTTGTTCAGGTGCCCAAGAAGTATCCGGACGGCGCGGCGCACGCACAGGTAGATGGGCGTGTCCAGGACATTCGCCCGGCACCCCAGGGCGGCCATTACGTTCAGATCAACGGCCAGGATCACTACGTGCCTGTTGATCGCGAGCTGTCGGTGACGCGCGGCCAGGAAATCGAGGCGGGTGACGTAATTTCCGATGGCATGCCCAATCCGGCCGAGGTCGTCAGGCACAAGGGCATCGGCGAGGGGCGGCGCTACTTTGTGCAGGCCATGCAGACTGTGTTCAAGAATTCAGGCGTGTCTGGCCACCGTCGCAACATCGAGTTGCTGTCCCGCGGACTTGTAAACCACGTGCGCATGACGGACGAGCATGGCGATTACAGCCCAGACGACATTGTTCCTTATTCGATGCTCGAGCGCGCCTGGGAGCCCCGCACGGGCAGCGTGACGGGAGAGCCCAAAACCCTGATGGGGCACTATCTGGAGCGCCCGATCCTGCACTACTCGATCGGGACAAAGATCGGGAAAAACGTGGTTGGTACGCTGGGTAAGTACGGCATAAACAACATTGAGGCGCACCGCGAGCCGCCGCCATTCCAGCCCGAGATGATTCGAGGCATGTCCAATATCTCGAACGACCCAGACTGGATGACCCGTATGCTTGGCTCGTACCAGCAAAAGGGGCTGCTCAGCAGCGTGCATCGCGGCGGCACCAGTGACACGGCAGGTAGCAGCTTTGTGCCCGCTTTGTCGCGCGGCGAGACGTTCGGTGCGTCGGGCGCAACGAGCGGATGGCGCCCGCAAACGTGATTCTGTAGGATGTAAGAGCTACGACACGGTAAATTGTTGCTTACGCGTGTCTTATGTCGTGCCGCACGGAGGTGGCTGCTGTGTACAACCGTAAGAAGACTGCGTCCTCGACGGCGCACTGGCTCAACGTGGTCCGCTCGCACAGTCGAGCCCAGACAAAGGCTGCCGCTGATTTCGGCGGCAAGGGCGACTCAACGTCCTTTGAGCAGGCTTTCAGCAACCTCGCCCACGCCTACCTCCGCGATTCCGCGCCCAAGCTTCTCGACCACGAGATTGGCTTCCAGCTTCTCGACCGTGACCGCGAGAACACCAAGGCGGTCGGCGTTTTCGCCTTCAAGGTCGGGTCGAACTGGCTTTACGCGCCAGTGTTCTTCCTGAATGGCGATCTCAAAGGTCACGAGCTCCTGTACATCAAGAACCAGGACGTGTTCGTGCCGCTCAAGGAGAACTGGATCAACTATCTGGTCAACCGGAAGCCCAACATCCTGGGCAGCTCGGTTGAGCGGAATCTCAGCCAGCTCGGGCAGCGGCAGCCCGACTTCACCCAGCTTTCGCGATCCCCGGCCAAGTTCGGCTCGGCTAAGCCGACGCTCAGGGAGATGATGGCAGCGGTTTACGGTCCGTTCGCCAAGACCGCCACGATGAACACGGCGCTGGCGTTCCAGGAGGTCGGCCGCGCGCTGGACTTGCCGAAGTTCCTCAAGGAAGCGCGCCTCACCACGATCGACATGCTCGTGAAGACTTTCCAGGACGCTCCGGCCATGGCCAAGGCGTTCGACGAGTTTCACGGCCTGGGCGTAATCAAGGAAGCCATCGCGCTGGCCAAGGAGCGGGAGAGCCGCCCGAAGATCGCCAGCGTGCTGTCGGAAGCCCCGGAAAAGAGCCCGGCTGCCGCCGGGCTCAAGATCATCAGCTACTCGGTGACGATGCAGACGAAGCTGCCGCCAGAGACGACCGAGGAAGACCAGGAGAAGCTTCTCCGCGACGGCGTGCTCATCCTCGACCAGCGCGACCGTGACAACGTCTCGATTCCTTACAACATTCAAGTCGACAAGAAGCTCTGGAACCCGACCGAGTCGGGCCTCTACGACATTCTCGTCAAGCCCGGCAACATCGAGCGGGTCTACATCGCCATGTTCCCGATGGGCGCGGCAAAGCGCTCCGATTTCGTGACCGTGGTTCGCACTGAGGGCAAGCCCGAGTGGATCAACACCCGGGCCGACCAGGTGTTCGTGGTGGCCTGCCCTACGGATGAAGAAAAGAAAGAGTGGTTCAACGGTCTGCCCGAGGCAAACAGCCTCCCCAGCAGCGGCCGATACATGCTGATCAGCGAACGCGGTGACGCCACCGTGCCGGTCCGCGTGATTCGCGAGTACGGCGAGAGCGAGTTCGGCGTGACGAGTTACGAAGTCCACATGGAGGACCACTCGAAGTTCCCGCCGAAGGGACACATCGGCCCGTGCTGCTACACAGACCCGCTGAACTACGACAAGTGGCGAGACGGCGTGCGCATCCATCTCAACGGCAAAAAGGGCTCCAGCCTGCGCAGCTCGATGGGCGACATCTTCGTTCCCGAGGGTTTCAAGCTCCTCAAGTGCGCCCCCGGCGAAGACGACGCCGAGACGGCCGAGGACCAGGGCGCATGCGGTTGCGGCTCGAGCGATATGCCGCCGCTGATGCCTGGCAACCTGGCGGACGCCCAGCTCGAGCTGATGGGCAAGACGGCCAGCCTCGAGGTTTACCACAACGGCACCGAGGTGGTGATCAACAAGGAGGCAGCCCGCTCGCCCGTGGTGGCGCTGGTCACCCTCGTCGAGCACCATGGCCTGCGCGAGGACGCGGCACGCGAGATCCTCAAGCAGGCTGCGGCCAAGAGGAAGTTCGGCTGCCACGTGAAATACGCCGCGCCGTACGGCCCGCCGATGATGGTCAATCAAGGCCCAACGGCTCCGACTGACCCGGGTCCGGTGATGGGCGGCGAGACGATCATGGGCGCCGATGTTCCCACCCAGATGGGAATCGACATCGGCATGCCGGTGGCGGACATGTCAGCCAGCCTCACCGACCGGCAGATCTACAACCCGAACACGCGCCTGGACAAGAAGGACATCAACAACGTCATGCAGGCGGCGCAGTCCGGGCAGAAGGAAGTGTTCGACACGGCGATGATCGGCAGCATGCTCCGGGCTGTCCGGGACGACTCGATGGTCGACCGGTACATGGGCGAGCTGACCAACGGGCTCGACAAGCTTGGCCGCATTCTGTTCATGTTCTACTGGCACGGCGACAAGTTCGCGGACCGTTACGGTAAGTCGGACATGCCCGAGCTCGAGGACTCGCTGCGTAACGCCTTCGAAATGCTTGGGGACGTTATCCTGTTCCTCAAGCAGAAGACCATCGAGCCGTACCCGGAAGAGGCGGGGGCTGACGCCGACCTCTCCAGTGTGGCCAACGCATAAAGGTGAAACATGGGACACAGCACGATTTGGTCCGGCGAGACGGTGTTCGAGGCGACCAGCGGCGCAGAGGCCGTCGTGGCGCTCAAGGTGCCGCATCGCGGCGTGATCCGCGGTTTCAGCCTGTCGCAAACCAGCGGCGCCAACGCGGGCGCGGCTGCGGCGATCTACACCAGCAAGCAAGACACCACGCCCAACAGCACGCTCCCTGCCGAGGCGTTTCACATCCTCGACATTACGCTCACGGCGGCGGCCAAGGTTGATAATCACAACCTGAACGTCGCGTACGTGAACCGAGACGGCACGCCGACGAATCCGCAAAGATATCTTTACTTGAAGATCACCCCTGCAGGTTCGGGCGCCAAGAACTTCGTGTTCTCGATCACCATTGAGACGCCATCGCTGCGCTAATGCTCCAAGCACTTCGAGATAACCCGCGGCGCGCCCCGAACTGGCGCTGGCTGCGGGCTGTGCATATTGACGGCGGCGGCCCCAAGGCCTCCCGCGCCATGGACGGCGAGGAGGGCTTTAGCTGGATCCGCCGCGCGTCTCGCATGAAGCGGCGGTACGAACGTGCAGGCGGCCGCCCGGACGTACTTTACCGGCTGATCCAGTACGACCGCGAAATGTTCTGGGCGCACTCGATTTGGCTTGATGACAAGGCGCCGACGCGTTGGGCGATTGAGGCCCGCATTTTGGCGGGCGAATCCAACGAGGGTATCGCGGAGCGCCTCGGCACGGCCCCCGAAATCATCGCCGCCTACGAGAGCGTCTTTTTCAATGTGCGCGACATGCTCGACCGCCGCGATTACATCGTCAACGTAGTTATGGGCGACGCCGTGACCCGCGGGCTTTCCGAGCGGCAATACGACTTGCTCTGGAAGCTTTTTGGCTACCACGGCGGCAGCCACGTCCTGGACGCGGTGATCTCGAAGTTCTCGCCGATTGCCAAGCCCGAGAAGTCGGACGACGTCGGCCAGTTCTTCCAGGACTTTGCGGTGAACACCGTGAAGCACAAGGCCGCGATTGCCACGCTGACGGTCCCAATCAACACGCACACCCAGCTGGCGATTATCGACTCGTTCGTTCAGTACGTGCAGATCGAGAAAAACAGCGAAAACTCCGGAAAAGCCCAGTCGACCATCGTCGAGAACATCGGGGCCATGCTTGGGGCGCTGCCTTTCCGAATCGGCACGAAACTGGAATCCAGAGCCGACAAAATGTTACCTTACGATGACGGCGCGGCAGAGCTGCGCAACGATGAGTTGATGGTTGTCGCGACCGGCGGCACGATCATTGACCACAAAGAAATCCAGGACCTGCGGTTCCCGGGAGAATAAACATGCAGCCTCTTTCGAAACAGGCCGAGGCCAAGCTGATCGCGGCTATCGAGCGCGCGGCTTCGTACGTGAACGACGGCCTTGCGCCGAACGACGCCATCATCAAGAGCGCCTCGGAGTCGAGCATTCCGTCAGGACACATCAACCTGATGGTTCACGCCTACAACACCGGGCGTACGACCAAGCAGCGCGAGCAGGGCAACGACACGCTCGAAAAGGCGGCCGATTTCCCGCTGGCTGACGGCACGACCGTCATGGACGCGCTGTTCCCCAAGGCTGTGAAGACCTCCGCAGAGATTTCACGCGCTCAAGTGGTTTCCGCTGAATACGCCGTCGACCCAGCTGGCATGCTGGCACGCCGTAAGGCCGCTCAGGCCAAGGAAGCCGCCGCAAAGATATCTTTGCCCGCGCCGACGTGGGTCCCTCCGCCGCGTGACGAGGAGGCGGCCGCCCGGCGCGCTGCCTCCGAGAAGCGCGCCGCAGAGTTGGCCCAGGAAGAGCTTCGACGCCAGGCTACGGTCGCCTACGCAAAGGCAGCCGCGGCCATGGAAGAGCTTGGCGATTATTTCCGTCGTCCGGGCAACATGAGCTTTCAGGACGCCGTGCGCGAGACCGATCTGCGCTTCGGCGACGAGGGCGTGAGCGTGCTCAACAAGCTCGCGCAGGTCTACCCACACCTCACCAAGCAGGCCGCCACAAAGGGGGTCGTTATTGGCGAGTGCCAGCCCTGCAAGCTGGCCGCGGCCGTGCTGACGGCGCTCGAGGCGTACAACGAGGCGCAGGCCAAGGTGCCGGTGAAGGAGGCTGCGTGTAAGAAAGACACGCCAGTCTTTCTTACAGGTTCCATTCTCTACAACCCCGCCGACGAGCCACTGACGCTGAAGAGCGCCATGGCCGTAGGTGACCGCTATGGGCTGCTCGACCAGCCGCGTACAGGGCAGGAAGGAGCGCCGCGACTCGGCAACAAAGGGGTCGAGGTCGATCCTGCCGCGCATGCGGACTTCGTAGCGCGCCGTCCGGCGCCGGGCCCCAATTTTCGTCTGGTGATGCCAGACCGCAAGCTCGGCAATCCGATCTGGGCAGCTGACGAAGAGCTGATGGACGAGGCTGCCTTCGACGAGCAGAAGGCGCAGCAGCTGGCGCTTGAGGCAGCGCGGCGTGATGCGCGGCGGTCAACGAGCAGCAGCCCGCTGGTCAACGCGGTCGACAACATTCTTGGCGGGGCAGACGACGAGGCCGCAGATTTCATTCCCGACGATGAGCCGACCGATGCCGGTGGTGCCAGCGCCGCTGGCGGTGGCGGAAGTTCGGGTGGTGGCGGGGGTGGTATTCGCGGCAGTGGCGGCGGCGCTCCAGGTGGCCCCAGTGGTCGCGGCAACCGCGGCCCCCGAGGCGGCGGGGGCGGTCCGCCGCCACCACCTCCGGGCGGTCCTCCGGGTGGTCCTCCGGGAGGCGGCGGCCGACGCCAGGGCGGAAGCGGTTCCGGCAAAGACACGGAGCCGCAGTCGTCCTTCCCGCTCACGAAAGGCGTGCTCAACGTTGCCAAGCGGCTGGTCCAGGGCGGGCTGGCGATGCAAAAGGATCCGCGTGATTTGACCCGCGGCGCTTACAACACGCTGACCGATCCAGAACACGAATCCGAGCTGCGCAACATTCGCGCAAACGGCGTGCTGCATGACCTGGTGCTTAATGACCCGGTCATCTCCGGACACGACCCGCACGAAGTCGCGTTGGCGTTCAATGATCTTGCGGAGGTTGCGCCCAATTTCGTCGACTCGCCTGCTACAATGCAGGCTCTGTTGCGAAAGCGCCTCGAGGCTGGCCATCTGGCTGATTTCGACATCAAGCAGCTCATCGACATGGAAAAGACCCGCGCCGATACGGAGAAGGCGCGTGTCGATACGATGGCCGCGGAACGCCAGCTTATCTAAGGGTCTAGGCATGGATGCCAACACACTGAACGACCTTGCTAGCTCGTTGGCCGTGCTCTCGGTGACCGGCGATCGGGCGCCGCTGGAAAAGGCCGCCGCGGATTATCTCAAACAGGCCGACCTGATGCAGCAGCTGCAGGGTTACGGCAACCAAGCAGCCGATTACGCCAAGGGGCTGTACGCACAGGCTCAGCCGCACTTGGCTGACCCTTACGTGCGGAATTCGCTCATCGGCCTCGGCGCCGGTGGACTTGTCGGCATGATGCAGCCGAAGCGCAAGCTTCGTAGCGCGCTGACTTACGGCCTGGTAGGCGGCCTGGGCGGCCTGGGCCTGGCGCATGCGCTCAACGGCGGCCAGCTTCCCGCGGGCGGCGGCGGAAACGCTGCTGCGTCCGCCGATCGAGCCGCACGAGTGCAGGCGGCGAATACAGCAATCGTGGCCGAGGGCAAAAATCCAGGCGCGCGGCAACTTGCCGGGCAGGTCGCAGGCTTCGCGACAGCTGTACCCGCTTATGGTGTGATTCGTGATCGGCTCATTGCCCGAAACGGCATGCGCAACCTGTACAACGTGCCGGAGACGGCCAGCCGCGCGACGCGCGAGATTGCGCAGCGCGTCCAGCCGCAGGGCGACAAGTTTGTGTTCACCGCCAATGAGCCGTCCGAGCTTAAGCGACTGTCGGCAGCCAAGCTTGAAGCAAACAGGCTGGCAAAACCCACGCTTAGCCAGCGCACGCTCGCGGGCACGGGCGCGGGCGTTGTCGGTATTCTGTCTTCGCTCGGCATGGGGCGGCTCGGTGAGTGGGCGGCTAACTATTACAATAAGCCGCTGTACGACGCCAAAACTAGGGCGCAAGCACAATGAGCATGATCAAGGTCATCCAGCCGAACTCGCAGGACTTTAGCGAACCGGTTGCCGCGCTGGTGAAGCTGTCCAGCCGCGGACTGCTCGGCGCCGACCGGGTCGCGTTCATCAAGCGCGCGGGCGCCGACTTCGCCGAGAAGCTTAATCAGGTGAAGTTCGCGTCGGACGAGATTCCCGTTCACATGATCGCAATCGGCGCCACCGAGGATTACGGGCCGAACCGTAATGCCGACGGTTTCACGCGCGCCGCATGCCAGCAGCATCACAACACATTCGAGAAGTTCGCGAAGTTCTACCGTGATCATCTCAACAAGGATCCGGCCAAGAGTTACGGCGTCGTGAAGGTTGCAGCCTGGAACGAGCCGATGAAGCGCATCGAGCTGATCTGTGCGCTGAACGGCTCCAAGGAAGCAGCCGCGCGCAACGGAGGCCTGCTCGCCGACCGCGAGATGGAGAAGCTGGCTCGCGGCGAAGACATCGGCGTCTCGATGGCCTGCAAGATTCCTTTCGACGTCTGCTCGAGCTGCGGAAACCATGCGCGCACCCGCGCCGAGTACTGCGACTCGGTTGAGAACGGCGGCATGTGCAAGGCGGGCGGCCTGAAACACAATCTCGGCCGCGTCCTGGAAAACGGCCACATCCTTCACGCTGACAACCCCGATCCCACGTTCTTCGACATCTCGCACGTCTTTCGCCCTGCCGATCGTATTGCATACATCTTCGGCAAGGTTGCGCACGACCTCGAGAAAGCTGCCAGCGCTGGCGTGCTGAGCGGCTCCGAACTGGCCGAACAGCTCGGTGTTTCTGCGCCCGCGGGTTTCGATCGCGATCTGCGCGGATCGTTGCTGTTGGCGCGGCAGCTCGACGCGCTCGAGAAGCTGGCTGCAGCGGAGATCGCTGCAGCCGCGGCCCCGCAGTCCTGGACGCAAGTAGCGTTATCGTCGGCAATCAGTGTGCAGCCGCCCATCAGTCTTGCCGACGCCGACAACGTCAAACTAGCCGAGGCGCTGCGCGCGCTGGGCGACGCCGGTGTTGTGTTGCCTGTGCGCGACTTCTTGTCGCTGGTCGGCATCAAGCACGCTAGCGCAGACCTCGTGCGCGCTGTGTCAGTCGAACTCGATGGCGTGTTCAGCAAACTTGCAAGCGACCCGGATATCACGCAGGCCCTTGAAAACAACGCGTTTTCTCCGGCAGGCACCGCGTCCGCCAAAGTTCGAATGTGGGCCGAAAAGGTGGCGCTCACACACAGTGTTCGTCCGCAGGCAGTCGAAAAGCGCGCGTATCAAGCCGTGCTTCGTGACGCGCGTGCGCCCGAACTTGTGCGCGAGAAGGGTGCAAGTTCGAGAGCGGCCGGGGCCCTTGCGCGGCAGTACGCTCTGTATAAGATTGCCGCCTGCGCGACCTTGAGTGAAAAAACTGAAGTTTGCTGGTTGACAGCAAACCATTGTGTTCTGCAGAATTACATTACGTGAACGGAATCCGCGCGCTAAAGCGTGTGGGGCCACAAGGAGATGACCATGGCACGGATGCAACGATCGCTTTTTGCGCAGCTCAACGCTTTGGCCGAAGAGATTTCACAGGGCGCTGTGAAATCTGCCGCCGACAAGAAGGCGGAAGGCCCCACCCCTGCTGATCCCGGTACCTACACTGGCACTTCTTCGCACCCGACCGCCAACGTTGACAACAACGTGCAAAAGGCGGAGACCGGCGCGCGTGCTTCGGAGTACGAAGCCGACATCAAGAAGCAGCAAGGCGCGCTTGCTGTCGACAACACTCCCGAGATGTCGTACGAGGGGCGCCAGGACGAGGTCCAGCAGAACATCGGCACCAACGTCGCCGCCACTGGCGAAGACCCGGCTGCCGAGCGCGACTTCAAGGGCGACAAGGACGACCCGGGCACCACGCATCCCGCCAAGACCAACGACGGCGAGAAGTACAGCTCGGTGACGTTCAAGGAAGCCCGCGACCGCGCGGCTGCTCTCGGCAACGGTATCCTCGCCGAGCTTCTCAACGCCAGCACCAAGCAGGCCGAGATGCCCGCCTTCTTGAAGGACAAGAAGAAGGAAGCTCCGGCCAAGGGTGGGCTCAAGGGCGACCAGCACAAGCTGGACGTCGATAACGACGGCAAGATCGAGGGCTCCGACCTCAAATCGCTCCGCGCTGGTAAGGAAGCATCCTTCAAGGCTGGGTATGAGCTCGCTGCGCAGCTCGGTCTGTCGAAGGAAGCCGCCGAGGCGTCTGTCCGCGAGATCTGCGCGAACACGCTCCGCGAGACTGACGAAATGGCCGACCTTTTCATCGGTTTTGTCAGCGGCAAGTCAGCAGCGGCTGATCCGGCCGACGAGGCCGAGGAAGGCGAAGACCACTCGGCACCCGGCGATGATGCGTCCGGCGCGAGCCAGGCGGACGGCGCCGGTGGCGCTCCGGCTGACCTCGCTGGCATGATGGGCGGCGAAAGCGCACCGCCCATGGACGCCGGTGCTGAAGGCGGCGCGCCTGGCGGCGCATCGGAAGACGAAGCCATGCAAGAACTCGCCATGGCGCTTGAAGAGCTCGGCATTCCGCCCGAAGCGCTTCTCCAGGCTGTGGCTGGCGGCGCCGGTGGCGCTCCGGCTGATGCTGGCATGGGCGGCATGGGTGGCATGGGTGGCATGGGTGGCGCCCCCGCGGGTCCCGAGATGGCGCCCGAGATGGCTCCCAAGATGGCCGCGGCAAACGACCTGCGCACGATCGGCACGGCAGTCGTGAATTTCAAGCGCTCCGGCAAGTTCCAGGTCAAGGAAGCTCGCACGAAGCGGTCGCGTCAGTTGCGCGACTTCATGAAGCAGCATGTTCTGGAACTCACTCGTTCCCGTTAATTCACACGGAGGTTTGAAATCATGCCCGATACCAGCAATTCGCTCGTCAAGAACATGATCGACTACATCGGTTATTCCGATGCAGCGATGACCAAGGCAGCGTCGGTTCTCAAGGAACGGGAAGAGCAAGCTGAGAAGCTGGCTCACCTAATTCCCGAGGCCGTCAAGGTCTGTCTCGAAAACGAGCGAATCGAGCCGCAGCAAAAGGAGGCCCTTGCGAAGGCCCTCGAAAACCCGGTGCGCGCGGTGGAACTCGTGATCAAGCTCGCGGCGCATCGCAACGCCGCTGAGATGGCACGCCTGGGTACGCCGGTGGCTTCCAAGTCCGCCAGCTACGACCCGTCGAACAGCCTGACGAGCGGGTATGTGGGCGCTCGTGACGGCAAGCTCAAGGCCTCGGACGCAGCGTTGTTCCGCGGCCTTGGGCTGAATGTGCCCACTACCTGATTTCACTCGGTCCTGTGATTCCAACGAAAAAGACATGGAGGTCTTAACATGGCAACTGCTCCCAATCTGATCACCGAGAAGGGGCTCGACGTCAAGAAGGGCTGGTTCCAGATGGCCGCCCTCGACTATGACGCCAAGCTCAGCTCGGCTGTCACTTTCGACGTGCCGCGCGGTCGCGTGGTCCACGTCGATTCTTCGGGTGATTTCCGGCCCGGTGCACACAACACCGGCGTGGCGATCTTCTTGCTCAACGGCTCCGCCGAAGCGGACGTCAGCAACCCCGGCACCACGGCTTCTGGCAACTTCATGCACCGGGCCATCGCCCCGACCGGCAAGATGAGCGGCCTCGTGGCGACTGGCGGTTACGAGATTGCGTCGACCGAGTTCGACTCGGCGCGCAGCTACACCCCGGGTGATCTTCTCACCGCCGTGGCTTCGAATTCGAACGCCACGACCGGTGGTCGACTCACGAACGAGTCGGTCGAGCAGTTTGTGACGCCGGTGGTCGGTGTCGTGTCGTCCGGTAAGGCCAAGAACCACAACGGGGTCTACGCGCTGTCCTTCTGGACGGCGTGGCTCCCGGGCGCGGCCGCCTGAGTCATTTTCTAGTCACACCCGGAACATGGAGGTTCCATAAATGCCCACTCAGCAAGAAATCCAGCTGCTCAACGAGACTCTCTTCGAGCAGCTCGATACCCCCGGCATGCAGAAGCAGGCCGTTGATGCAGTGAACGACTTCACGCGCACCAAGATGCGTGAAGACGGGTTCTACCGGCGGATCATGCCGCCGCTCACCATCACCAATGACGAGCTCGACCGCCAGGTCGATACCGACAAGCCGGTGAAGGTGGTCGACAAGGAACCCGATTCTCCGGCGGCCGTGTCGCTTCCGTTTGCGACGCTCCCGATCAACTTCTACATCCGTGGCCCGCGCTACCGCGTCATGTTTGACCGGATCGTGTCGCCCCGCGCTGTGAAGGACGTCGACGAGCTCCGCACCTACGTGATCGACATCCGGCAGGTCCTTTCCGACAACATGATCAAGGACATGTTGGCGGAAGAGGACTCCAAGTTCATCGCCGCATTCAACGCCGTCCTCCCGACTCCGGGTGTGGCGAACGTTGCGTCGGGCGAAGTTCAGTACGAGGAGATCCACGGCGGCATCACGCGTGAGACGATCGTCGACGCGCTGAAGGTCATGCCGCGGACGCCCTCGCACTTCGAGGTCGAGACCTGCCTGGTGAACAACATCACCATCAAGGAGCTGCTGAAGTTCGGCCGCGACGAGATGGGCGGTGACTTCTCCCAGGACATCATCAAGAACGGCTGGGCGGAGACCAACTTCCTCAACTGCCGCTGGATTGTCACGATCAAGCGGAACTTGGTCCCCGACGATTCGATGTTCATGTTCGCGTCGCCGAAGTTCATCGGCAAGAACTACGAGCTCGAACCGACCACGATGTACATCCGTCGTGAGGCGTTCATGCTCGAGTACTTCGCGTACAACACGCAGGGTGGCTCGTTCGGTCACACGAACGGTCTCGCCCGCGTCGATTTCAAGTGATGATGTGAAACTTGGGACGGGAGGCGGGCGCGTTGTAAACGCCCGCCTCCCAACCCATCAAGAGGAGAGCACTCATGGATCAGGTTAAGGTTGCGGCGGATCAGGCTTACGGGACGATCGTTTCGGAGCTTGCCGCGCCGTATTTCTTCGAGAAGCTCGCTGCCCACGGCATTCAGCCGCGGTCCGAGAAGGAAGCCGCTGACATGTGGGCTGCTGCCACGAAGCTCCACGTGCTCTTTGCAGCGGAACAGGAAAAGGTCGCGGCTGCAAGCGCTACGAACATGGCGGCTGTTAACAGCCGTCTGGACGAGATGCTCGCTGCCGCTGGTTACGGCGAAGCTCCCGGAGCCGAAAAGTCGGCATCCGCGTTCGTCCACGCCGGAAACATCGCTGCCGAACAGCCCGAAATCGCCAAGGCCGTTCTGACGCTGCAGGCTGCTGCGGCGGCGGCGATGCAGAACGCCGAGTGAACAGAAAGAGAGTGAAACATGCCATACGCCCCTGTGACCACCGGCCTCTATACGACGGTTGAAAACACCTCCGGCTCTGACAAGGTGTTCGGCTTTCTCGGCACGCACGGCAAGCGACTCGAGGCCAATGAGACCTACACGGTCCCTGGCGACCTCGTTTCGAAGCTCGGCGCGCAGCGGAGCCAGCGAAAGTTCAAGGCGTTGGAGTCGGCGCTGCAGACTGGCGATCTCAAGATCGTCAGCTCGCCCGCCGTCTACCTCTACGACGCAACGGACGAAGTGACCCGCGAACTCAGCATCGACAACGGCGTGATCGGCACGGTCGACCCCCAGTGGGATCCGACCGGCACCGGCACGAGCGACTTCGTCGACAACGACGGCTGATCGCGCGTTTCAACCATCGGGACGTTCCAGAGGAAGGCTGGCTGCGCAAGCGGCCAGCCTTCTTCGCTATGAGGACCGAAAATGCGCACGCTCATCACCCTTGTCGTTTTCCTGTACGCCGCCTTCTACGCGAGGTGAGTCATGGTCGTCATCGCCACGCCGAGCCCGTATCCGCAGGTACCGGTCCCGGACCCGCAGATCTCCAACGGGCAGCTTAACCCGGTTCCTTGCGCCACGCAGAACGTCATCAGCGCGCCCGTGTCGACAGTGAACGGCGCCCCAGTCTACGGCCGGATGCGCGCCGTCACGTTCACGCAAGGCCAGTGCGGCGTCGTCGAGTGGCAGCTACACGACAAGGACGGGCATCCGGTCAACCTGGAAAGCTGCGGGCTCACTGACGGCTCGCTGAGCGTGCCGGACGCGGAGTTTAGGGTCGTGCTGCGCCTCAAAGAGCAGCTCAGCATCGGAAACGCCAGGCGACCCATTGAAGTCGAGGCGCAGGTCATAGACGCGTCCGAGGGGCGTGTACAGGCCGAGATCACCAAGGGAATGACCGACCTGCCGGGTGTCTATTACGGCGAAATGGCCCTGGTGAGCGCCCAGGCCGAGGCAGCCGGACAGCCCTGTGTGATCTTCGGCAACACCTTTTCGGTGATCGTCAACCGCGGCACCTTCGGCCCGCTGGGGCAGGAAGGTGGTCCGCCGTCGATCGCCGAGATCCGCCTCCATCTTCGCGACAGCGCGCCCGGGGAGAGCTTCCTGCTCGACAACCTGATGTTCGACGACGCGGAGATCGCGCTGGCCATCGCGCGGCCGATCATGTACTGGAACGAAACCCCGCCGCCGCTCGACGAGGTGTACAACACCCAGAACTTCCCCTTCCGGTACCACTGGCTTGAGGGAATCTGCGCAAACTTGTTCCTGATGGTCGCCGAGCAGTTCCGCCGCAACGATTTCCAGTATTCGGCTGCGGGCCTGCAGATCAATGACCAGAACAAGGCCCAGGCCTACGAGCAGGCCGGGCAGACGCGTTGGCAGGCTTACCGGGAGTGGGTTCGGGCCACCAAGGCCACGATCAACCTCGAGAGTTGCTACGGCGAGGTCACGAGTACCTACAAGTACTCGGCCTACACCAGCGGCGCCCGGATGCGCTACTAAAAAGTGCCAGAAACGCGGGCATATTAAGTGCCCACTGTTTTACCGTCAGGGGCCTTCCGCTTCGCATTTTGGCGCGTTAGATTCACGCCATTCTGTGAAATCGGAGGTTAGATATCTTTGACGCTCCGTGGTAGGCGTCGCGCGCTGGGCGCTCCCCAGCCCCCTGTGAAGGAGGCATCCGTGCCTGCGGTGCTCATAAACAAGGAGACTGCGCTGGCCGTCAAGGCGGCGCGGCGCATCAACGAGTCGACAAAAGGCGAACTCGTGACGATAGCTCGACAAAAGGCCGCGACCGACACGCTCGAGGAGGTAGGCGCGGGTCTGGCGGGCGCCATTCGCCTCGTTTACGCGCCAGCGGTCGTGCTCGCCCCGCCGCCGATCGTGACGATGCTGAATGCGTTCATGGCAAAAGTCGATTGGGAGATTGTCGCCGAGAAGCTCGTCATTCGCCCGGAGGACAACTGATGGCCGCAGCTAAGCTAAACGAGATGTCGATGATTGTCCTGAACTGGATCCGCGAGATGGACGAGGAGCCGGGCGGCACACTCCGCGAGATCGCTGAAAGCGCGGGCGTGACCGAAGACCCCGAACGGCTGGGGCAAAGAATGAAAGAAGCCCTCATGCTGTTCAATTTGCCGTTTCAGGCGATTGCCCCGGCGTTTCTCAAAGACGCCACCGCGTACTGCCTTGAGCAGGTCGATTGGACGGGCGTGGCGCGCCAGCGCATGGCGGAGACCGCCTGATTGCTCGCCCTATCACGGAAAGCGCTGGCGCCGCCCTTCGGGGCGGTGTCAGCGTCTTTCTTAGATATCAGCGCTCCCCGGATACAATAATGCTATGTCGAGCTTCAAGCGCCTATTCCCGTTCCGCCAGGTTTCCGTGGACCACATGGTTCGCGGCGTGACCCGCGTCTGGTGGCAGCTCGAGCCCGCTTTCAATGACCCGGGGCCGCACGTCTTTCAGCTCCAGTACGGCAACACCCCGCTGAACGACACGACTGATTGGCGCAATGTCGGCAGCCCGATCACCGACGGCTATGTGGCCTACGACGACGTCTGGCGCGCCGCAGGGGGCGATCTGGTAACGCATTACCGGCTGACCCTGACAACCCCCAAGGACGTCTACATCAGCGCGCCGGTGAACTGCTTTGGCGAGCTGGCCGAGCGCGACTGGAACATTGCCCGGGAGATCATCCGCAAGGAACAGCTCCGTCACCGGTACGTCTCAGTTTCGGGCTACCTGATCAAGCCGTATCGTTTCGGCCGCCCCTGTACGCGCTGCCGCGATCAGCTGACCGGCGAAGTTCTGGATTCGAACTGCCCGGTCTGCTCGGGCACCGGCTTCGAAGTGGGTTATCACCCGGCGCTGCCACTCCAGTGCTGGGACGTCGAGCCGTACACCATCGAGGAAGACCAGGACGTTAACGCCCTGGGCACAACCCGGTCGAAGCACATGACCAAGGCCCGGGTGGTCGGCTTTCCGACGCTCAACACCAACGACATCTGGGTCAACGGCACAAGCGACGAGCGCTGGATTATTCACTCGATCAAGGTGGCTGCGGCGATCCGGGGCGTGCCGCTGATTTATGAAGTCGAGATGGGCTTGGTGCCGCTGACCAACGCTATCTACGCCCTCGAGGTCGGCGGCGAGCCCCCGGAACGACCGGGCCCCACGCTGCCAATCGTCGGCTGCGGCTCGGTGACCATCGACCACAATTACGGCGGCGTTGATAACCTGGCCTACCTCGACGCTACCGGGTATCCCGTGGTGGGCGCCGCGGTGTACCTGTTTCCCAAAGATATCTTTGAGGCCGCCACGCCTGCGCTGCCTAACCGCGAGCTTGCCGTTGCCGGAACGTTTACACGCACCAATGGGCGCTGGCAGGACGCCGTGCGTGTGCCGCCTGGCGAATATGTTGTGCTGTACGAATACCCCGGCGCATGGGGCCCGGACCACGAGCACATTACAGCCGTCGAATCTGATGAGGGCAGTTCACAAGCCTGGCTGCCGATGATGGCCCCGCCGCCGGTGTCGCGGTGCAAACCCCGTAACACCGCCTCCCAGCGCTCCGACAATGATTTTTGGAACTTCTAGCGCCGCCCGATAGCGCCTGCCGAGTTAACCGGGTATCGTATGGATAAAGACAAAGCGAAAAAGCTCCGCCTGCAGCCGCCACGGATGGCGATGCACCATAAGCCGATACGCATGCTTCCGGTCATGAAGTTGCCGGAACCCGACGCAGCAAAGGATGGCTTGCGTGAGTACTTGCGACGACACGCCAAACCCGCCGGAAATTGAGGCGCTGTACCCTGAAGGGAGCACGCCGGAGCCGCGCCTGGACAAGGTGAGCGCGCTGTGCTCCTACGGCATGCGGCCGCACGTTATGACCGGCCTGCTGCGGCAGCTGTTGCTGGCGCATTTCTCCGACCCGGAGAACATCGAGGAACCGCGTGTGCGCCGCCAGCTCGAGCAGATCGGCATGTGGCGCCCCAGCGATAACGGTTTGAACGCCGGTGGTATTTTGATAGAAAGTATCACACGCTGGCAGCCCGCAACTGCCGATAAGCGCCCGGCCATTCTGCTCCGCAGAAACGGCTGGCGCTGGCAGCGGCAAGGTATCGGCGACAAGGCACAAACGAACGCGTACGAGGGGTCGACGCACTACGCCGGGTTGTGGGAAGGCAGCCATACGCTGTTCTGCCTGTGCCCCAGCGGCGCCGAAACTGAGTTGCTGGCCACGGAGGTCGTTAAGTTTTTACACTCCTTCGCGCCCTGGATTCGCGAGCAAATGAACCTTTTCCGGTTCTTTGTCAGCGAAGTTGGCGGGGTCAGCGAAGTTCAAGAAGCGTTGCAGGGCTACGCCGTACCTGTAACCGTTGCATACATGGCCGAGGAAGCCTGGCAGCTCCAGCCGTATGCGCCGCGCCTCAAGCGGATTGTCTTTAAGGCGACTGACCTGTTGTCGTACTAAGGAAAATTCACACACCGTGTCGTGACAACTGATTTTTTTTGATCACGTTGCGTGGGTTATACTGAGCCCGTCGCACCGTTCACGACATTTAGGCATGGAGGCCTGACGCATGTCGAGCTACGTCAAACCACAAGTTCTCGTTTTCCAGGAATTCACGATCGTCCCGACGGAGATCACTGAGCCGCTGCGCGCTCACATCTCCGGCCCGCACGCGGTCCTCCATCGCTACAGCGATGCTGACGAGAAGCCGCTGTGCCGTCTCGGTGCCTACGACTACCTGAGCGATACCTGCTATCCGTGGCCCGGGCGCCTGGCAGGTTCTCGTATCGACCAGAGCTACACGAAGCTCTACGTCGACAACGCGCTGCTTCGCTACTACGAGCACACGATCGGCCAGGTCGCCACCACGGTTACGGCCGTCGAGGGCCGCTCGAACTGGATCTACGCCGACGGCCTCGCGTTCAAGAGCAACGGCTCGGCTTACTCGCGCAGCGCCGTCTTCAACGACCGCGACGTTCAGCTGGGCGACGTGGTCCACCTCCGCACGGTGAGCCAGGACGACGACTGCGCCGAGGTCACCCTCGAAACGATCGTGACGGGTTTTGCGAGCGAGACGGTCGCCGCCACGGTTGGCACCGCTCGTGTTGACGACAGCAACGAAGCAACCAATGCGTCGACGACGGCCACGATCAACAAGATCGCCGGGCCCGACAACTGCATCGTCGCTTCGGTCGACGCGTCGGGTTACGACGGTCTCGCCGACGGCGACATCGAAGAAGAGTACACGATCGAGGTCATCAAGAGCTCGGTGCCCGGCTGCCCCGGCGCGCGCCTGCGCGTCACTTCGGCCAGCGGCAACGACGACGTGGCCGAGGTTACGCCCGGCGATTGGGAAGAGCCCACCGCGATCGGCACCCGCGGCCTCGAGGTGACGTTCGAGTACGACCCCGATCTCACCTGCTCGACTGATGCCAGCACCGACGGCGTGGAGCCCGACGTGCTTGCAGTCGGCCAGAAGTGGGTGGTCACGGTGAGCCAGCAGTTCACCGCGGTCAAGGCGACCTCGGGCGGCACTTACGCGGGTGACAAGAACGACGTTTACGTCGTGGAATGCACCAAGGGCGGCCTGTGGGCTGATCTCCCCGAGATCACTGTTCGCACCGTCAAGGGCCTCGACTTCTCCGGCCCGACCGAGGTGACCAACCACAACGTGTTCATCGACGTCGGTTCGAACAACGTGGAGATCAAGTTCCACGGCAACACGGTCGGTTCGTCGGTCGGCGGTCTGCGCAAGGGCGACAAGTGGTACATCACGGTCACGTCGAGCCAGGCAGGCGCTGTCCGCAAGCTCATCCTCCGCGATGACCTTCCGGCCGAGATGCAGTCTGCGTCCGACATGGATCTGCGGCTCTACATCAAGGACAACATCCAGGTGTCGCTGAATCGGGTTGGGTACGCTCCGGCGACCAACTACGCGCAGGAAGCCACCCAGATCTGCGTCCACGAGGGCATCGTCGCCTACCACCCCGAGTGGACCGACGGCGGCGCCGAGCAGCCCCTCGAAGTGCGAGCTGGTGATTTGTACGTCGAGTATCGCGAATGGCTCAGCGAGCTGGCCGACGAGGTCAACTCGATCAGCGACGTGGCGGACCTCGACCAGATCAAGGGCCAGATTCACCCCGACAACCCGCTGAAGTACGGCGTCTTCAAGGCGCTGGCCAACAGCAACGGCACCGTGGTGAAGTACACCGCTGTGGCAAACCCCGATGACCTCAACAGCTGGGTCCAGGTGCTCGAGCGGATCAAGGGTCGCGACGACATGTACAACCTTGTCCCGCTGACCTTCGACCGTCGCGTTCACAACCTGTACGCGGCACACATCGGCGCCGAGAGCAACGAGATCTCCAACAACTGGAAGAGCGGATTCTTCTCTCTCCAGGCTGTGTCGCGAAAGAAGGTCGTCGGCGAGGGCGCGGCGATCGCGGGCGTTTCGGGTAGCACGATCACCGACCCGGTGCTCGCGACGCTCGCAGACGACCCGAACGCCACGGGTGACAACCAGTTCACGCTTCTGCAGGTGTCCGACGGATCGGGTTACTTCGTCACCAACGGCGTTCAGCCCGGCGACGTGGTCCGGTACCTCTACACCGTGGACGGTTTCGGCGAAGAGCAGTACCAGGAGTTCGTGGTCGACTCGGTGATTTCCGAGAACTCGCTCCTGCTCTACTCCGGCGCCGACGCCGCAGTCACCGAGCCGCAGCGGGTCGAGATCTACCACAACCTCAACCGCAACGAGATCGCGGATGACATCGCCACGCAGGCCGGTTCGCTTTCGAACCGCCGGGTGTGCGCGGTGTGGCCGGATCAGGTGGGCGAGGCGGGCACGCTCGTGGCGGGTTATTACCTGGCTTCGGCGCTCGCGGGCCTGGCCTCGGGCGTGGTCCCGCAGCAGGGGCTCACGAACGTGGAAGTGGCGGGCTTCGACGACTTCACTCGCAGCTACAAGTTCTTCAACGAGACCCAGCTGAACCGCATGGCGGAAGCAGGAGTGTGGATCGTGACGGAGGATCGGGACGGCACGCCGCACTCGCGGCACGCGTTGACGACGGACAACCTCGACCTGAACCGTCGGGAAGAGATGATTCGTCGCAACGTGGACTCGATCTCGTACCTCTTCCTGCGGCGTCTGCGCCCGTACATCGGTCGCACCAACGCCACGCCAGCGATGGTCAGCCTGCTCGAGGATGAGGTCACGGCACTGATCGACTTCTTCAAGACCAACGGAGCGACGGCCGAACTCGGCGCGCAGCTCATCGACGGTTCGATTCGCATCCTGCGCATCCACCCGTTGCTCAGCGATCGGATCGAGATCGTGCTCGATCTGACGGTCCCGGCACCGCTCAACAACATCGAACTCCACCTTGTTGTCTGAGAATTTTAGGAGAACACACACATGGCTTTGAGTGCATTCGCGGCAGGCAACGGCAAGGACCAGTTCTTCAACGGGGCCTTCCGCGCCGACGATGTCCGGCTGAACTGGCTGGGCAGCGGGGCCAAGGAAGGGGCGCTGGTGCAGAGCGCGCAGTGGCAGTGCCAGCGGACCGTGAACTTCCTTTACGAGATCGGTTCGACGGCGGTCTATTACGTCGGCAATCGTCGCCAGGGCAACGCGAATTTCACGCGCGTTGTGGCTGGCAGCGCGACGTTCAAGAACATGGTCAAGAAGTTTGGCAACCTCTGCGCGCCGGACAACTTGATCCTCGACGCGAAGCAGGCGGCCTGCAAGGGCGGCGCTGTTTCGGGCGGCGGCGTGAAGTACACGCTCGTCAGCGCCACGCTGACGACTGTGGGCGGAAGCGTTACCGCGCAGGACATCGTGATCAACGAACAGCTCGGATTTATGTTCGTCGACCTCTACTACGTGTAAGCGTAGCGGGCGGCGAGCTGGCAAGCTGAACCACGAACGGCGGTTGCGCTTTGCGCAGCCGCCGTTTACGGTATTAGGCGTCGCTATGGCGCCTGGGGCCTTCGGGCCCGTAACCACACCATTTGGTGGACAATATGAGCGGATCATCGGCTCCCAAGCCCGTGGGGCAGACTCCACAAACTAGCCAGGCGACGGCCTACGACCCGACCCGGCAGGCCCGGCAAGTGCAGGCGGCAACGCAGTACGGCAGCCGCAACGCCACTTCTGCCCTCGGCGCCCAGCTCAGCGCCGTTGCCGACCCTAACTGCAAGCACGTCGGCTACAAGCTCGGGTTTCAGGACACCGGGCGCCTCTGCCTCGGCTGGATCGTCGACGGCACGGCGATCGCCAACTGTTACCGCGTCCAGGTCGAAAAGGGCCGGGCGCCCCTGATGGCCGCCACGCTGTCCGGCACCAGCCAGGCCTGTTTCGGGGCGTCGGAGATCAACACCTATACGCCGGGCACGCCCGTCGTGTTGATGATCCACGACAAGGTTGACCTGGCGTACATTCTCGGCGCCGCGCCCAGCGTCCTCGACGTGGCTTACCGGGGCTATCACGACTACATCTCGCAGATGTCGCGGAAGCGAGTCGACGACTGCCACAAGAAGTACCTCAAGATGCCGATGAGCGGCGAGGTGAGCGACCTGAGCGCCTGGCGTCCGGTCGATGCCACGCTGGCCAGCGAGTGGGGCGCCGTCAGCACTACCGGCCTGCGCGTTACGCTCGACGACTTCATGGCGCAGCTGTCCGTGAACGAGTTTACGGGCGTGTTCGGCTTCTACCACGATTCGCTGCTGCGTGTGGCGGGCTACAACATGCAGACCTGGACCGGCGGCGCGGAGCGCGACGCTTTCGTGGACCAGGGCGAGTACAACGACTACCAGGGGTACTCGCCGTACCCGTGGGAGGCGATGGGGCTGCTCGAGACCGGCACCGAGAACATCCAGGAGTACGGACCGCTTTCGTACCTCTGCCCGCAAGGCAGGCCGTACTACGCCCACTTCGAGAACAAGCACGAGTACCAGCAGCCGTTCCACCGGACGCAGGTGTTTCAGGGCTATCTGGGTCAGGGGCAGCGCACGCTCGTGCAGGCGCCGCCGCAGGGCGTGGACCGCTGGACGTACAAGCCCGGTGATCAGGGCCCGCAGGGCGGCGTTTACGACTCAAACGTCGAGGCGGAAAACACAGAGCCGCCGCAGTGCGAACAGGGCCCGGCCAAACTGCGCGACTTCCCCAACGAAAACACGCCCGCCATCGGCCTGCATGAAGACAACATCGCGGCGGACGGTCGGCGTTTCATGGCCAGCGCCAAGGGCATTATCATCGCCAAGCGCATGATGATTCCGGCCCCGGCGCGCCTGAAGCGCCCGGAAGCGGGAGACGGCGACGACGCGGAGAAAGACTACAAGGCCGCGGGGAAGTTCGGCTCCGGGCCCGAGCATACGATCACCGGCGACATCCAGGCCGAGGGCGATTTTCCAAACCTGCAGCGCGCTAGCGGCGTTATGGACCTGCACGCCTACCTGTTCAACTACGCCGGGATCCACCCATTCTTCTGGCACACAAAAGACTTCAAAACCTGGGAACACAGCGAGCTCGAGTACGCCGACGCAAACCAGGTCGTGCCCGACTTTACGTCGCTCAAGGGTTCGATGTATCTCGAGGCGCCGCAGCCCAAGCAGCTGTACGTCGACCACCGCTACAAGCAGCAAGACTTCTACGAGACCACGTCGCACGTTTCACTGCTTGATGACGGCAGCGTGGTGATCGGTGACGGTTACGGCGCCGAGATCCGAATGAGCGCGGGGACTGTTACCATTTCGGCGCCGGGCGACGTCTGGCTCAAGAGCGGCCGCCACGCGCAGGTCTGGTCCGGCGGCGACACGATCGTCCGCGCGGCTGGCAACGTCGACGTTTCGACCACCGAAAAGAGCATCCGGCTCAAGAGCGAGAAGGACGTCATGGTCCTCGCCGGAAACGAGGGCGGCGCGGGCGGCGTGCTCATCGAGAGCCGGTCCAAGCTTCAGACCTACGACTTTGAGAAGGGCGGCGAAGAAGTACAGTTTGGCGGCGTCGTGCTGCGTTCGCCACACTCCAGCGTTGTGAACCTCGCGCACCAGATCTACCTGCGCACGGGCGGCGGCGGGAGCGAGATTCAGCCCGGAAACATCACCATCGACGCGGGCAAGGGCGAAGCTGACCTGGTGACCAAGAGCAGCCAGCTCTTTCATTACGTCGGCCAGAGCGGGCAGATTTGCCACTTCTTCCGCGGCAGCGCAGACGACGCCACGCAGAAGGCCAACTACTTCAGCAGCAATTTCACGCTGCTCACCGGGCCGCTTGGTGTGGACGGACCGGCGATTGTTGCCGGGCCGGTGCTGGCCAACGGCAGTATCTACACGAACAGCGGCCATATCTACACACAGCAGGCGGCCTCCGGCAGCGTGTTCGTGCTCCCATGCGACGGCAACTGCGCGGGCCAGATTGAAGAAGCGATTCAGAAAGTTCGCGAGTACGTCGAGCAGATCTTGCCCGACACCGGCGACAACGTGGACGCGTCCTACCTCGAAGGCCTCTGGTACGAGGCCAAGCAGGCTGGCAACGCTGATGTCATGGACAGCATGGAGTTCAGCTTCCGCACCGACGACCAGTACAACATTCCCGATTTTGTGCTGTTCGAGGACCGGTGGCAGCAGATGGCGCGGCTGGCGAACAATGTGCCGGAGCGCTGGACGGAGCGCGCGGTCACATCCAAGAAAGCGGGCGAGACGTACCCGTTCCCCGGCAAGAAGTGGCTGGCCGAGTCCGACGCGTTCCTGACGCAAGATTTCAGTCTGGTGGACTTCAACGGCGACGGCCTGGTCGACAAGCCGCGCGGCAGCGACGGCGATCTCGCCAGTGAGTACGCCGAGCCCCGCTTCTCGAGCGAGCAGAGAACGAAGATTAACGGGCAGTACCCGATTGTTGGCGTTGTCAAGTAAGGAGGCACGTGTGGAACTGGTAGAGAACCCGTACGTTTCTGATTTCACCAAGGCGACGCTCGAGCAGTTTGGCTGGAAGGTCGGCGACGCCTTTCCAGCAACGCTCGGCGCGCTGCTGCTGCAGTTCAAGGAAACGGCGGCGCCCTCGTCGCGCACCGACGTGCTGGTGGACAGCGCGGGCCTCAGTCCGGCGCAGATTGCGGAGGTGCGCGCACTGCTGGCCGAGGCCAAACGGGTGGCGGCCAACCGCGATAAGACGGAAGCGGTCGAAGCGGAAACGCAGAACATGTCTCCGGAAGTCGCGGCGCTCTACAAGACGCTTGAGGATGCCGGGCCGGAGATCGTCGACGACCGGGAAGCCCCGCCGCCCCCGCCGCCTGCTGCGCCCCAGACTCCCGCGCCGCCTGCCCCTGAACCCGCGCCTGCGGATGCCCCGGCAACCTCGGCGCCCATGGTGATCCTGCCGTTCTGCCCGCGCTGCGGCTGGGACATGCGGCAGAAGTTCGAGGTCGAGGTCACCGACAACGACAAGCAGGAGTTTCTGGCGTCGACCCTCGGTGGCCGCCGGTTCCAGCGCCGGTTTGATATCTTTGGCGGCAAGCTGGTGCTGGTCTTCCGGTCGATGCTGGCCGAAGAAAACCGTCTGATCATGCGGCAGCTCGTGCTCGACCAGGCCTCGCAGGACATCGTCACCGAGGACGAGTGGTTTCTTCGTCTCATGGAGTACCGCCTGGCTTGCTCGCTGGAACTCATGCTTGACGGAAACGGCAAGCCGCTGCATACCGTTCCGGAGCTGTCGCAGTTCCCGCACTCGCCGCCGCCGGACAAGCCACTGCAAACAGCCCTGGTGGGCCTGCGCGAGTTCGTGAACAACACGATCTTGCCGCACGAGGTGACCCGGCGCATGGTTGGGCAGCAGCTGCGGTATTTCCAGCGGCTCGTTGAAGCCATTGAGGCTATGGCGCTCGAACCAAGTTTTTGGCACGGGATCGGGTAGCAGCACTGATGGTGCGGGCTGCTGCGGCGGGAGTGGTCGACTACTCCCGCGCCGATCCCCAAGACGGTAAGTGGAGAATCAAGCACCGGCTGCTGCTGCAAGAACTCGAGCGGCAGGAGAACTACAAGCTGCTCGACGCGGTCCACCGGCAGTGGCTCAGCCATGTGTCGCACGGGCACCTTGTCGACGAGAGCTACCAGAACGTTAAAACGCACGCAAACGAAACGCTAGAGGCCCTGGAAGCCAACCTTTTCCCGTGGGCCGTGATCCCAAAACCCCAGGGTGAAAAAGATACAATAAGTCCCGACGCACAAATCGCGATCGAGAAGTACAAGCAGTATCGAGCCAGCTTGCAAAACGGCGAAGACAGCGATGCCCAACCCACTTGATCCATTTTCCGGGGGTATGTTTCGGGTGCCGCACTACGGCCCGGGCCAGTCTGCGTCGATGATGCAGGACCCCATGTCGACAATGATCATGTTGTTCGGCATGCCGATTCTGCAGCAGCAGCTGGGCGGGCGCGACAAGTTCTTGCCGCACCTCACGCCTAACCAGGCGTTGATGGACCAGTTCATGGCCTCGCAGTACCAGCGAGCAAACATGAACGCCACTCTTGCCGCGTCCCAGGCCGGGCAGGCGGCGGTGAGCAACCGGGTCGCCGGGCTTATGTCCATGATGACCGGGCAGCCCGTAACGCCCCTCAACCGGGAGCAGTCGGACAACATCGCCGGGGTCATTAACAACCCTGTCGTAAAGATGGTCTTGGGTCAGATGATCGGCCCGGACAACCTCGAAGCGGTCATGTTCGGCCGCCACGGCGACCCGAGCGCGCTGGCCGGTGCTGTGGGCCGGACGGGCTTCTTCCGCCAGGACCCCATGGGCGGGCAGCGGATGACGGCGAAATCCCTGGAAGAGTTCACAAAGTCGATTCACGCCAACCTGTACGGCGAGGGCGCCGACGTCGATCAGATGCGCGGCTTTATGGCCGGGCAGGCCGGGCAGATGTTCGAGAATCTGTTCCAGCGCGGCATGCTCCCCCAGAGCATCGGCGCCCTGACGCCTGCGGAGCGAGTGCGCGCCATCGGCGACGAGGCCCGGCGAGATGACGCCACGATGAACCGGCTGGCCGAGGAAATGGCGCGCACCGAGCTGATGCAAAGCACGGAACTGTTTGACGGCCGTCGCTTCGACGAAGTCACCGAGCAAGAGCGCAAAACTATCCTCGAAGGGCGGCTGCCGACGTACCGCGGCCGCGTCGATGACACGATGCGGAAGATTGACGAATTCCGCAACAACGACCCACGCGCGTCGTCCGTCGAGGACATCGAGAAAAGCGCCGGGTTTGACTCCCTGGCGCGGAACGTTGACGGCGTGAAGGCCGCGAACAAGGTGAAAGAGTTCGCGGGCGCCGTGTCCGCCGTGCGCGAGATCTTCGGCGACAACGGCAATCCGAACGCCCCAATGCCTGCGCTGTTGGCAGCCCTGGACCAGCTCACGCAGGGCACGATGGCGCAGATGAGCACCGGCAAGGTTGAGAACACGCTGCGCCAGATGCGGCTGGCTGCTAAGGATGCCGGAATCGGCATGGAGCAGCTCATGGGCATGTCGGGCGAGATTAGCGCCTACGGCGACACGCTTGGCATTGCGCGCCCGATCTCGCTGCAGAACACGGTGAACGCCGCGTTGATGACGCAGGCGATGCGGCAGGCCGGAAGCTTTGACAAGCCCGTCTTCGGCCGCATGGACCAGGCCACGGCGTCGCGCGAAGCGGCCATGCGTATCCAGCAGGGAGACGCGTCGGGCGTGGGCAAGACGCTGGCATCCATGGCCCGTGCCGTCGCAGAGAACCCGACGCAGTACGCGGGCACCGAGGTCGAGGCGCTTGTAAGCGCGTACAACAACGGTCAGGAAACGTACAACTTCGACGGCAAGACCGTGAACCTGGCGCAGCTGGCGGGCGTGGGCGGCGCTCCGGCGCTGGCCGAGTTGTTCACGCGGCCTGAGAACAAGGGCAACATGGCCACGCTGGAGATGTTCTCCTACGACCAGACGACGCAGCGCTACATGAAGCCAGGGTATGCGGTGCTGGCGCAGCGTTTTCAGCTCCAGCGCGACATGGCCAATTCGAATTTGGGCGGCGCGATCATGGACCTGGTCGACGCCAAGGGTTTCGAGAACGTGGCGGCCGGACTGGGCATTCCGCTAACCGATCCGGACGCCGAGCGCTTCGGTTTCGGCAAGATGTTCGCAAGCGGCCTGGCCGACGTGATCCTCAGCGAAACGGGAAACATGAACCCGGAGGAGCGCGTCGACTACCTGATGAAGGACAACCGGGTCGGGCGCATGCTCGAGCAGCAGTTCGTCGCGGCGGGGTACACCCCAGACGAAGCCAAGCGGCGGGCAGAGGCGTCAATGCCGCTGGTGATCGGAAACACGCCCGAGGAGCAGCGGGACCGGCTGGGGCGGTTCCTGTCGGCTGCAGACGTGGACGCCCAAGCTATTACCGGTCGTTCGCTGGCGGCCAACGCTCAAATGCAAAGTCCAGCTGTCCAGGCGAATTACGTGCGAAACCAGCAGCGCTCAGAAGCGCGGTCGGAGCGTTACCGGGCCATGGCCATGGGCAACGAATCCAGTCTGCTCCAGCGCGTTTTCGAGGAGGTCGACAAAGTCTCCCAGGGCGAGACGTTTAGCCTGGAGCGCGTGGCCAACGTGCTCAGCGTTGCGGGCATGGAGCAAAAGTACGCCGCGGGCATTGCCGCGGGGCTCGAGTCGGCCTACGGCGAACGGGCCAAATTGTTTGTCTCTAAGCCTGAAGTGGATGACCTCAAGGCGCGCGCCGAGAAGGGCGACCAGGCGGCGATCAAGCAGCTCAAGTTCATGACCGGCGTTAAGGACGGCACCGAGGTCGTCTCGGCGGACGACATCAGCACCAAGCTCGGCCTTAAGTCGAACGAAGAAATCAACGACATCTACAAACGGCTCGTTGACGCGGGCGAAACAGACACGGCCAAGCAAATCACGGCGCTCTCCACCGCGGCGGGCATCGAGAACGTGGCGGGCGTGCTCGACCCGGACAAGGATCAGATCACGCAGGCGCAGCTTTCCAATCTGGCCGAAGGTACAGTTGGCCGGGTGTTCAAGGGGAGCACCGTCGAAGAGCAACGAGCCAGCCGAGACCGCGCCCGCGAAATCGAAACTTACACGAACGCGGTCTACAACGCGGCCGGGCTCGAGACCGCCGCTGGCAGCCTGGCGACGGAGGCCGCGTCTGCGCGCAAGCTATCCGAGCCGCAAACAAAGGAGCTCCGCGAGCAGTACGCCAAGGCGCTGCAAGGGGACGCAGCGGCGTTGACCGCGCTCGAGAAAACCGAGTCCACAGATTCGATCACGCGGCTCAAGTCGCTGATCTCGGCGAAGACGGAAGCGGTCAAGGGCAACATCATGGCCGACGCGGGATTCCAGACCCGCTTCAGCACCGCCGACGACGCGCTCCAGCAACAGGAAGTCCAGAAGCGCGCCGAAGAGGTCACCAAGCAGAACAACGAGATCAAAGCGCGGGCCGCTGGCCGGGACCCCGCCGACGCAGCGCAGAAAGACACACCCGTTCCCGACGCCACGCAGCAGCTCGCCTCAGCGACACTGCAGGCCAGCACGGTGCAGCTCACGGCCCAGGCGGTCAACATGAACGCCGCCCCCGCCGTCGACGATGTCGCGTCTGGAACGCGGTCGCTCACGCCGTTGTCCGCCGTGGGTTCAGACGGGAACCAGCTCGTTGTGAACGGCACACTGACCCTGGACAACATGCACCGAGCCGTGCTCGAGGTGGTGGGCGACAAGCCGCTGGAGACGCCGGACGGTCCGCCGATCATGAACGCACACGTTTACGGTTGACCGGGGAGTAAATCTACATGGCTACTAGCGTATTCTCTCCGCGCACCGGCGCCGTCGTGAAGGTGAAGCCGGACGCGTCGACCACGGGGGTCTTCACGATCACCGTGAACGGCGCCCCGCTCACGCTGCCGGTTACGGGCTTCGCGCTCGACATGAACACCAACCACCAGTTCCTGCACACGCTCAACGACTTCATTTACGTTCATGTGTTCGGCGAGCGAATCGGGGAGCTGACCGTGTCGGGCATGTGCTTCATGGGCGACACCTGCAACAACCCCGAGCTGTCGGTGAAGAGCGCGCTGACGCAGTACAACCAGTACCGGCTCTCGAAGACCAAGCGCGGCTATCCGATCGCGCTCTCTGACGCGGGCACGTTTTGGGGCTTTCTGACCGGCATGCGCATCGACTCGGCTCGGCCCGACCTGATGATGGCGCAGTGGTCCATGCGGTTCCACGTCATCCAGAACAACAGCGGACCTATTTCCAGCCTCAACATGTGGCGCCCGCCGTCTTCAAACTACATGAACACGTTCCCGGGCGGCTTCCTGGACGGCCCCGTGCTTACCTAGTCGGATTGCTGCCATGATCAACCACGCACGCACCCTGTTGCTGAACGTACCCGGCGCGACGAGCAGCCACGCTGCCGTCGGCGAGGAGTACATTCCGCCGACGTACGCGCCGCTCCAGGAGCCGTCCTACACCCAGGCCGTGCGCCGCACGCTGCTTGGGACGTCGCCGGACCGGTACTTCCTGAACTTCCGTGCGCGGGAGCTGATGCATAACATTCACCAGACGGAGCTGGCCGAGTACGTCTACGCGCTGGACCCACGGGTGACGTACTGGCCGGAGGTGGACACGCCTTTCCTGGGCGCCGGGTCAAAGATATCTATTGCACGCGTCGCCGGGGCAGGCAACAGCCGCTTGGTCGTCGTGGGCCAGCCAGTTGCCGACAACGGCCGCGGTCGGGCGCTGCGCGAGTACGATGTCGAGGTAGACGCGACCAACCTGACTGTCTCGGCGGTGCTCCTCCGCGGCGAGCCACGCGCGGCTGAAACCGCGCCGCTGGCCACGGTCGACGGTATGTCGGCGCCGGTGCGCGCACCGCGCAGCCAGCTTTCCGTTAAAGTGGCATTGCCCGAGACTGGCGACCGCTGGCGGTTGACTGCGCTGGCCCGGCCCGAGCCCGCGATCACCACGCTACTACCGATCCTGGAAATTCTGGGCGAATCGGTGTTTCTTGGGTTGTTCGGCGTCGGTAACGCTGAGCCGTACAACACCTTCAAAAACCTGTGGCTCGACCACCCCGATCCAGCGTACCGGTTGGGCGGTCTGACCATGGCGTTGATTTACCGCACGAACGACATCAGGAACGGTATCAATGTCTAGCCCGCCGTATGTCACCAGTAGCTTCGCGATCAAGGCCGAGTTCACCACCGAAAGCGGCGTGGTTGAGTTTCGGGACATCCTCTCGTTCTCGGGCTCGTATGGCTTGAACACCGTGCCCGTCGCCACCCTGGTTGTCGCGACCGGCCGCGAGGCCAAGCAGAGCGGCAAGCTGGCCACGATTCACACGGCGCGCGACCAGCTGCGCCCGGGCGACGAGGTCAAGGTCACGCTGACGATCACCGAGCACGACGGCCAGACTGGGCGCATGGACCAGGGCACGTACGTGATCTTCGAGGGCAAGTACGCCGGGATAGGCTACCAGCGGAGCTACAACCACGCGAACTACGTGCTGCACCTGGTTCACTGGCTCGACAACCTCAACCAGGGGTCGATGATCAACGGCAACTGGTTTCCCGGCGCGCCGTATGACATGGCTCAGAACGGCCTGTACATCGGCCTGGGACCGGTGCGCGAAGGCGCGGCGGGAGCTGAAAAGGGGCACCCGGTTCCGAAGATCGACACTGAGGGCAAGCTGATCAACCTCACAACGGTGCAGGAAGACCTGTGGGGCCAGGCTCTGCGGCCTGTGTTTGAGAAAATCGCCAAATGGCCGACGCCGCGCTATCAGGATTCCGAACGCACGCAGAACGAGGAAGACAACAAGTATGTGCTGGCCGCGTTGAGCCGGATGCCGGGCAAGGGAGCGCAGTACTACACGCCGTTGAAGCTCGATCTGTCGGGCATCCGATCCAAGAACACCGTAGAGGCCATCAAGTCCGCGCTGACCAAAGACGCGCTGGACTCGTTCGCCTACACCACGTTTTGGAACAAGCTCGTCGGTGACTACGCGCCGCAGTTCTACTTTGCCATTTCACCGGCGGCCGAGTTCGCGCTCCCCGTGCCGTTCTTCGCTGGCCTTAAGACGCCCTACAAGACCATCAAGGCAAGCGAGTACAGTTACTCGAATTTTAATGCCAGCCAGGTCAGCGTGCTGGAGTCAGTGGATATCTTCTACTCCGTTAACGGTGACACAGGACTCTTCGCAGGTGCCCCGCTGCCCGGCGCCCAGCAGCCGTCGTACAAACTCGTTCCGGGCTTTTATCCGCCGCGCGATTTGCAGAAGAAGAACAAGCGCCGCGGCCTTAAGCTCATCAAAGAGCCGCCCACGTGGATGACAAACCTTTTGGCGGGCCCGGCCTTCGCCGGGCGCGCGAGCGGTGTTGGCGCGCCGGGCAAGTGCGTCTGCTCGCCAGCCGCGGGCAACACACAAATGCCCGCAGGGTTTGTCGGCGCAGGCGCGGTGCAGGTCGAAGTGCAGCAAAGCCAGGCCCTCACCCGGTTTGCCGAGCACTGGTACAAGACCGAGGTCCTATACCAGCGCCAGGGTGAGATGTCCGGCAAGCTGCGGTTCGACATCGCGCCAGGCAGCGTCGTCGGCATCGAAACCGCCGACTACGACCTCGGCATGTACGACACGCTTTTCGCCACCGTGACGCAGGTTTCATACGCGATCAACGCCGAGCAAGCGACAGCGGGTACGAGCTTTTCTCTGGCGCACATCCGCTCGAGCAAAGAAAACGAAGAAGAGACGCTTGTTTCAGACCGCCCGCCCATGTATCTCAGCCCGTGGAAGGGCGCACCGCTCGCTATCAGGACGTGACGATATGCCCAATCAAAAGCAACCCGGAATGCCGTCTATTCTCGACGACACGCCTATGCCGTTTTCGGCTCCTCCGCGGCCGCAGGGCGTTGGCGAGGACTTCGACGCCACGTTCAAGCAGTGGCAGCAGGACCGCACGCCAGAGAACAACACGCGGCTGCTCAAAAGCGTGCATCCTGTGATCGAGACCGCGCTGACGAGCTATGCCGGTGGTAACACCAGCCCGACGATGCGCAGCCGCGCCCGGCTCATGGCACTGAAGGCCATGGAGAACTACGACCCGCAGCGCGGCAACGTCCGCACGCACTTGCTGAGCCAGCTGCAAAGCTTGCGGCGGCTGTCCGCGCAGTCCCAGAACATCATCTCGATTCCTGAGCAGGTTGGCTTGGACTACCAGCGGCTGCTGGAAAGCGAAAACGAGTTGCGCGATCGGCTGGGCCGCAACCCATCGGACGACGAGCTGGCAGATCACACGATGTTGTCCCGGCGCCGGATCCGAAAGATTCGCGGTTTTCGCCCGCCGCTCGCCGAAGGCGCCACCGTCATCGAGAGCGGCGATGAGGGGAATGACGGCAGCGTTGCCAGCACAATTCCCGGCAGCACCCGGGCGGCCGACGCGTGGATGGATTTCGTCCATGATGATTTGAGCCCCATCGACAAGCTCATCATGGACATGACGCTGGGCCGTAACGGCCGGGCCCGCGCCAGCACCCAGGAAATCGCCCAGCGGCTGAACATCACGCCGGGCGCGGTCAGCCAGCGCGCCGCTAAGATCCAGGCGCTGCTCGACAAGCGGTACACGCAGGGAGGATTCTGATGGCACACGGGCAGCCCAAGGGCGTCGTTGACGCGGCGTTCGAAGAGCGCATCAAGGACCTGGAAGCGTACGCCAGGAACTGCGCCGAGCAGTTCAAGACGTGGGAGGACCCGCGCCCGTGGGCCGTGCCCGAGCAACTCAAGGACCGCGACCTGTTGGACGTTCCCAGCCTGCACGAGCCGTGTTGGAACCGTAACAACATCAACGAACTGTACTCTGAACAGGTGCTGAGTGATTACGGAGCAGAAAGCGGCACGGTCGGCGACCTGATCGCGATGAAGTGGCAAGCTGACTTTATGGCCGTAGAAGAGCGCGCCTTTAGATTGCGCCACGCGTCACTCCCGCGGTGCGCGGCGGTGGCGCATGGGCGCATGGACGGGCACGGGATCACTGAACACGGCATTTTCTCGAATCTTCGGCGCGCGGTGCAGGCTTACATCGACGCGGGACGCGCGAACGCGGCTCCCGGCGCTAACGACGACTACGCATGAGGTTGACCATGGGCGTTGCCGACTACGCAGACCGCAAGTACGACTACCTGGCTTTTCGTGACGTGAAGCCGCTGGGCGACCAGCGGCTGGGGCTGGAGCTCTACAACAAGAACACGAGCGGCCAGATCGCTACGGGTATTCAAAAGCTCGCGCAGCGGTGGGCGCTCGAGTTCCTCACTGAGCGCGGCTCGATGCCGGGGCTGCCGGAGCGCGGGTCTGACTTCATGCTGGCTGTGCGGCGGGGTTATCTCCGCAGCGAATTGGACGTGATTACTACGTTCAACACGGCCAATTTGTACATGACGCGCGCGCTGCGCAACGAAGAATACGAGGGCATGCCGGATGACGAGCGCTTCGATTACGCCGAGATCCGGAGCGTGGAATTCCTACCCGGATACATGAACCTAACTGTTATGATCAACAGCGTCGCAGGCGAGTCGCGCGCCGCAATTCTCCCCATTGAAACACTGGTGTAGGTGCTTTTATGGCCCTGGAAATCGGCAGCCTGTCGGAGCTGAATGCAGCGCAGGTCGACGCGATGTTTGCGACGTTCACGCAGCTCATGAAGGAGCGCCATCCCGAGGTCGAGTTGACCCGCGGCGTGTTCCATGACCTGGTCGTTTACTTCAATGCTGTCCTGAATGCCTCGGTCCGCGAGAACATTTCCCGGGTGCTGGCCAGCAACAGCCTGCTGGCTATCTCCAGTAACCCGGAGCTGGCCGACGATGCCTTGGTGGACAAGGTGCTCTCCAACTACAACCTGGCCCGCGACGCCGGAGCGCAGGCCGTGGGAGAGGCCACGCTGGTGTTTAACCTGAACACGCAGACTTCGATCTCGGCCGCCACGGTATTTTCCGCGGACGGCATTCAGTTTCAGCCTACGCAGACGTTCACCGCCCTGCCGACCGGTTCGATCGCCGCGGACGACAGCCAGCGGGTGATGATCCCGGCGGGCGACGGATCATACGTCATCAACATCCTAATGCGTGCCGTCTCGGTGGGGACGGCCGGTAACATCCGCCGCGGCACGAAGCTCATTCCTGACAACATCATTAACAACACCACGCAGGCGTTCGCGGCCACGGACTTCGTGAACGGCGCCGAGCCGCTCACCAATGTCGAGTACATCAGCAAGCTCTCGGCGGGCCTGGCCTCCAAGGCGATCGGCGGTCGGCAGAACTACATCGCGCAGATCCGAAACCAGGCCGCGTTCACGAACATCCCCCATCTGTCGATCATCGGCTGCGGTGACCCTGAGCAGCAGCGGGATCAGCACAGCCTGTTCCCCATCTCCGGCGGCGGCAAGATCGACATTTACACGCAGACGCATTCCGCCGCCCAGGAACGCGAGCATCTGCGCGAGGCGGTGTACGTCGGCCCGGGCACAAACGGCACGATCTGGCAGGTCGTGCTGGGACGTGACGCCGCGCCGGGTTTCTACGAAGTCGTGCGCGTGGCCAAGCCGCTCGCCACCGCGGACACCGGTTACGCCGTGGTGCAGGACTCCCGCAACTTTGACCTGACGGACCTGGACTTTGTGCCAGATATCGTCAGCGTCGCGGAGGGCGCCTACACCCGTTACCAGACGGCCGTGATTCGCTTCGAGGACACGGACACGCTTCCCGGGACGCTCGTTCCCCAGGTGAGCCGCGCGTTCTACTCCGTAACGACCGCAGGCCTGCCGCTCATCAACGAGCTACAGGATTACCTGGCTGACCGGGACGTGCGCAGCCGTGCCGCCGACGTGCTGGTCAGGGCGGCCGTTCCCTGCTTCACAAAGATATCTTTCGAAATCCGCAAGGCCGCGAACGACCCGGCCATCGACACAGCGCCCATCAAAACCGCCCTGGTGGCGGCTATCCGCGAGGTCGGCTTCACCGGCCAGCTCCACGCGTCGACCATCTCGAGCGTCGTGCACCGGTACCTTACAGGCCGGGCGGCGCTGGGGGCGATCGACATGTTCGGCCGCATCCGGCGCCCTGACGGCACAACGCAGTACGTCCGCGACAACACCCTGCTGCAGATTCCCGACGACCCGGCCCGCCTGGTGACGGGGCGCACGACGGCGTTCCTGGTGGGCGAAGACGACATCACGATTTCCTTTGTCGCCGCGGGCTTCACGAACTGACAGGTGACTGATGGCCGTATTCGTCTATCCGGGCTCCGACCTCGACCGTGCCAATGCTCTGCTGGCCGTGCTGGGCAGTTTCTGGGCGCGCACCTACGCCGCGAGCGACCAGGTGCGTTCTTACACAACCGCAACAGCGCAGTCTGTCGCGCAGTCGCACCGCAACCTGCTTGAGGTGGCGGCGGCGCTGAGCCGGTTTGAAGTGCCGCTCTATCACACCGAGAGCTGGGTGCCGATCGCGCTGCGCAAGAGCGAAATGAACGCGGGCCTGGTGGGCGCGGCGCGCTTCAACGATGGCCTGGTCACGTTCGACGACAACAAGGCCCGCTTCGACCAGCCGATCGCGCGCGCTACATATGCTTTCCCGAAGCCAGAGAAGCTGGTCAGCGCGGCGCAGATGTTCAACAAGCTCGTCGTGCCCACGGTCGCCCTGTCCGAGAACGTCGACTTCTACATCGACGAGACCCGGTCGGCGATCGTGTTCACTGCCGACCCGTTTGAGCGGCCGGACTTTCTGCGGCGCATCATCTACGAAAACTCGCAGCCCGTTGACGAAGAGATCACGATCTGGGCGTTCCAGGGTCAATTTGATTACGAGTATGTGTTCAACCAGTTTGCGTACGCCCTGGGGATGCGGCTAAAGACCAGCCAGGGCTTCAAGAACCTGATGAACGCCGTGATCGATGGCCTGGTCAACGGCGGCGCCACGGCGCTCGACCTGGACCTGGCGTTCTCGGCGATCTGTGGCATTCCGCTGGCCACGGAAACCGAGACGGTCGAGGTTTTACAGCGCGACGCCCACGGGATCTTCATCGCCACCGACAAGCACGTTTACCGATTTCCGGACGACGCCGTGCCCGTGGTGGCCGCCGGAGATAGGGTCCGGGCTGGTTCGCCGTTGGTTGACGCGCTGACCGTCGTGCCGCTGACCGACGGAACTGTGCCTGTAAGCGTTTCCGCGCTGGCGCTCGACGGCGGCTATTTGGCAGCCTGCTTTTACGCGGACCTGGTGTTCGAAAACAAGGAGCTGCCGCTCGAGGTGCGCACAGACCACCCGAGCGGTTACACGTTCGTGCGGTTCCCGCTGGGCGGCTTCCCTGCGGACGCGGAACGCTTTTTTGACGAGCTGCACGCCCGAGGCGTTGCCGCCGCGCAGTTTGTGCCGGACCCATGTGACCGGAAAAACCGTAAGCTGGGGACGCTGGCGCACCTCCTTGACCGGCGGGCCCAGCCCTCCGGCGAGCCCAACGCCAGCCACCTTCCGGCTACGATCAATCCGCTCCAGTTCATCGCAAAAAACATCCTGCGCAACAATGTCTTCCTCGTCCGTATCCGGGCGGGCGCGTTGGGGCAAAATCGGCTCGGCTTGTACAATATGAGGCACCTGCGGCAGCTTTTGCCGCCGCACTCGGCCATGATCGTGATTTACGAGATCGGTGGGATCCGGGACAGCGTTAACGGCGAAGATAACGTGTCGTCCGGCGCAAGTACCTTTACCGGAGCCGAGCCGCTAACGGACGCAGTGACCGAGGAAATGGTGCGGGACGTCGGAGCAACCGCGCGAGCACTGTCTGGAACGTGCCAATAAGGGAATGCCATGGCCTGCGACAAGATTGGAGTTAACGGGTCCGGGGTGCGCGGGCGCGTCACGCTGTGGCGCGTCGACGAGGCGAGCGGCCTGCTGACGCCCCTGCACAGCCAGCGCAACCAGATCGTCCTGTCATGGGGCCACATCGCGGCGCGCCAGCTCGGGTTTCGGCCGGGCGCCGGTCGGCCCAGCTACCACATCTCGGCGATGTACATCGAGTACGAGAACGTGGGCGACCCGGAAGACCCGGCGACCGTGGCCGTTCTCAATTCCCGCGACTTCGACCCGGATTACTACTACGGGCAGCTGGTGAACAGCTCGACCCAGGGCTTCGTTCGCGTGCCGCTGCGAATCGAGCCGACGCTCGGTATCTCGGCGCAAACTGCCGATGATTACCCCGACTACTTCACAGACGGCGTGAACGGCAACCAGCTCACGTTCTTTGCGCAGACCTCCAACGCCGAGGTGCAGAACGCTGTCCCTTTTGGCGCGGCTTACAACAGCAAAGTGTACGCCGCCGCCCTGGTCGCCACCCCTGCGGGCGACGACCACACCCAGGACGTTGTGTTCGCGCGGACGACTTTCGCGGAGGCCAACCAGGTCACCAAGGAAGCGTCCTCGCAGATCGGCATCTCCTGGGACGTCGCCTTCGAATAGTCGCTCAATCACGCGGACGTGTGAAAGTCTGGGAGGACAGGGATGTCCAGCAGCCAATGGTTCAACAACGTTAAGCACGTCGCGCCGGGCGAGCCCGTGAACGCGGGCGTTGTCTCTCGGCCTGACCAGGCGCTCGTCAACCGCACGAACTACCTGAAGGAGCGCCTCGACGCCGCAGCGCTGGGTCAGGCCCTGTTCGACACGGACGCCACGGTTGCGCCGGACGTGCTGCCCGGACAGCCGGTGTACTGGAACGCCGCGACGCAGCGGTACGAAAAAGCCATCGCGCTGGCGGAGATCGAGCCCAACACGCAGACGGTCGTTACGCGGCCCTCAAGCGACGTGCTCGGTCTCTGCTACCGGAAGCGGTCCGCTACCCTGGCTGACATCGTGCTGCGCGGCATTGTGCAGCTCCCGGAGCTTACCAACGCCATCGCGGGCACGATCACGCCCGGGCGTTACTACCTGTCGGCCACCGAGCCCGGCAAGCTCGTCAAACAACGACCGCCCGTTTCTGTGAACGTCTGTTTCGTGCAGGGTGTCAAGGACAGCTGCGCCGACGCCCCGTGGGTGCTCGTGATGCCGCAGGTTCGCGACTTTCTCGAGGACCACATTCATTACCGCTTCGAGCTGACGACGCTGCCCGCGGGCGACCACGACCCGGAAGAGGCCGCGCTGAGCGGCGTGCATACCGTCACCGACGCAGACGACTCGCTGCCCGGCTGGCTCCCAGCTAACCACGCGGTGTTCGACGGCCGCGCGCCCGCAGGCGCAAAGTTTGGCTACAACCTTTCGCAGCACCAGGCGCTCTCGCTTGTCTGGCCGCCCCAGCCGCTCCAGGCGGTCGCTGTGCTCTGGGACAAAGGCATAAACCGCGTTGGCGCCACAGAAGTCCCGCTGGGCGCGGACGGGCTGTGCGTTGTCAACAAGGACGGCATCTGGTGGATGAACGATTGCTACGCCAACGTGCCCTGGCCAGCGGACCTGAGCACCTCCGAGACCTCGTCCGAGGGCAGTCTGCCGGAGTGCCCCAAGCCGGAAAGCATGCGGCTGGTGGTGGTCTTCCTGCGCATGCTTTACGGCAACGACCGCAGCGTCGTGACCAGCCTGAAGCCCGCGTCTGGCAGCCCGATCACGGTGGTCAACTGCGACGGTCTCCCCGCGAACGTCGACAACGCGCTGACGGGCGATCTGGAGCTCGGACTGAACCTGCAGCTTCTGGAAGACCCGGTAGTTGTTAACGGCGGGCAGGTCTACAAGCAGATCACCAACGAGTTCAAGTTTCGCAAGGGCTGGGTGACCGAGGGCGTCCGCATCGGCTTCGGTCCGCTGACGATCAACAGCACCAACAGCCGCGTGTTGACAAGCTCGGAGAAGACCGCGCTGGATCTGCCGCCGACAGACACGTCCTTGCTCCATCAGGGCCTGATCACGCTCTCCTACGACGACCAGCTCGTCGAGCGCGAAATCTCGCCGCAGATCATCAGGCTTTCGGACACGGTCGAGCGACTCTACAAGGATATCCCGTATCTGGGATTTCCCGAGGGCCAGAACTCGCTGGTACGCGTGCGACTCAACGTGCCCGCCTCGAACCTGGGCCAGTTCCTCGAGATGAAGATCCGCGTGCAGCTCTTCGGCCGCACGACGGGCCTGCTGCCTGAGATGACCATGTCGTACCGGCGGCTGCCCAGGCCGTCGCCGAATCCGGTGGCGCTCACGCCGTCCGACTTTGAGTACGACATTGACTTCACCGTGCCCACCACCTCGCTGGCGATCGACACGATGGTCGAGATTGAGAGCGAGTCGTTCTGCATCAAGGAAGGCGACACGATCCTGGTCACGCTGGCGCGCAACGGCGCGTCGGACAGCTACAACGCCGAGGTCGGGATGCTGCGCATGTCTGGAATCGTGAACGTTTCTTCTACTTGCACGTGATAATCCATGGCAGTCGGCAACTGGAATCTCCAATTCCTAAACCACAACTCGCAGCGGGCGTATCCGCTGACCGAGCGCGCCACCAAAACAGACACGACCGGCACGATTCGCATTCCGGACAGTTTCATCGTCGGCATGAACCTGCCAATCCACGCCGGGCTGGAGATCGAGCCCGCGAAGTTCTACATCAAGACTCTGCTGCTGGCGCCGACCGGCTTTAACATCACGATCAGCTACGACAACGGCCAAGGCGAAAGCAACCCAGACGTGGCCGCGGCGATCATTGCCCGCAGCGCCTTCGCGCCGAACCGGGCCTTCGCGCTGGCAGGCGTCGATGAGTTCGTCGACACGATCGGCGAGGTTGTCATTGGGCGGCTAGACGAGATCGACGCGCTACCGCCCGGGCTGTACACGTTCGCGCCCGAGGCCGGAGCGCTCGAAACTGACCCGGTGCGCCCCATGATCCGCGGCATCCCGCGGCTCCGCGTGGCCAGCGGCGCCGAGATCAGCGAGGACATCTACGGCGACGTGACGCTTGTCGCGGGCGCCAACATGCGGATCGTCGTCGAGAACAGCCCGACCGCTGACCCGCGCATCACCTTCAGCGCTATCAGCGGCGAGAACCTCAACAAGGACTGCGCCTGTCAGACGCCGCAGACGGGCGAGTGCATTCGCTGCATCAACGGAGTGTGCTCGGACGACGGCACGTTCACGCTTAACCCGGGCGAGTGCGTCGATATCACGGCGGCCAGTGGCGGCCTGTCGTTCGCGGACATCTGCGCCCAGCCCTGCTGCGGCTGCGCCGAGCTGGACGCGCTGGCGGAACAGGTGGACCGCTTCAGCGACGGCGTGAACACGCTGCAGAACTTCACGTCCCGGCTGAGTGCGGAAGTTACGCAGATGTCGCTGGTGGTTCTGGGCAGTCGACTGGGCGACACCGGTTGCAGTACCTGTAACTGAGGGCCGCCATGAGCTGCGACGACTTCATTATTTCGCCGCGGGGCCGAGCGGGCATTGGCGTGAATCAGCCGCAGAGCGGGCTGGACTACCCGCTTGTCGCGCCCTCCGCGGACATTAGATATCTAATCGCCGACTTCTACCTGGCGTACGACGACCCGCACTTCTACAGGGCTGCCATCCCCGAGCGCGTCCATCCGCTGCGCATCAAGTGGCTGTACGGCGTCGGCTGCGAGGCTGCCAGCGCGCCGGGCTGGGCGCCGACGCCCGTGCACGCCGCGGACATTATCGTGGTGGACGCCGAGGAGAACGTCGTCTTCGACTCGACGCAGCTCATCGCCGCCCGTGGCGATCCGGAATACTCGAGCTTTCGCCAGCGCTCCTGGGGCGACGACTACGAGATCTACGAGTGGATCGGCAGCGAGGCCGTTTGTCGCCTCGTCGTCTACAAGACCTGGCCGCCGTCTTCGAGCACTGCCATTGACGACGAATGGGCGCGGCGAAACTGGCCCGTGCATTTGGCGCCTGAGAACGCCGTCCTGGACGAGCGCGCCGTGTACAAGCTGCCGCGCCGTCTGCGGTCGCTGCGCGTCGGGGCCACGCCGACCGGGCTCGCGTTCCGGCAAACCGGCGTGGTGCTCGCCGAGGGGCACAACATGGAGATCACCGCAGCCGCGCCAGGCCGCGTCGGCGCGCGGCGCAACACGAACATCACGCTCGCCGTCATCCCGGGCACCGGGACCGGCAAGTACGAGGACTGCCCCGAGGACGAACCGACTAGCCCTATCCTGCAAATCAACGGCGTGTCACCGCGCGAGGGTGGCGATTTTCTCCTGTCCGGAGCTGACTGCATCTACATCAGGCAGCCGACCGAGCTTGTGGGCGACCGTGCCCGCCCGCTCCGCGTGGGCGGTTCGGCCGCGCTGGCGATCAATACTGACTGCCCGGCCTGCTGCGACTGCCCTGATTACGCCGCCGTTGCGCTCTACATGAATCGCGTGGCGGCGCTATACGCCGGTGTCGGCCAGCAGGCGCATCAGGCCAAGCTGCTCCACGAGGGCAACATCGACCGCTGGGTCGAGCAGCGCGATTGCCGCCTGCAGCGACCGCTTCGCGTGCTCATGACGCCGCAGAACTGCCCGACCGTAGACGTCGTGATCATGTACTGCAACCAGTGCCAGCAGTGCGCCGAGGACGTCTCCCTGGCCGTTTCGTTCAGTGCGTTCCCGGCGCCCGAAACGGTCGAGGTCGTCTGCGGCTACACAACGCTGACCGCGCCAGGTTACCCCGGCGTGAATTACAAGCTACAAGGTACATACCCGAACTTCACGGCGCAGTTGCCGCCGATCGACGTCGGAAACTCTGCGTACGTGAAGTTCCGGCTGCGGTTCCTACCGAAAACGGCGCCATATGCCGTCACCGCGACGCTGACCGGAACGGACGCCGGAGACGCAGTCCGGGCGGGGTGTGAACTTACGAACCCGAGTGCGTCCGCGACGACCACGGTCACGCTAAAATGCAGCGCCACCGGTGAAACCCTGCAGAACTGTTAAACATGCCCGTCCGCAATCAAAACTGGTACGACCTTCAGGCGAACCGGCGCTACCCGCTGGACGAGCAAAGCACCGGTCTGGACGACGAGGGCGCGTTCATTCGCGACAACATCCTCGTTGATTGCCACATCCGCTTCCCCTCAACGCTTGGCAACTATCTGTACATCCAGGGCATGACGGTCGCGCCCGCCCTGGTGTCGATTGTGTTCGGCGTGGCCGACGCGCTGTCTGACACCACCGGCACAACGATCGCGGCAATCACGTTGCCCCGTACCGCGCCGCAAAGCGTCAACCACCAGATCACTCCGCTGCAGCCCGGAGTCGCAGGCTGGGTTGTGCTGGGCCCGGGGGTAGCAGAGGAATTCGTCGGCCGGTACGCCGCGCCGCTGCAGACCATGATCTCACAGCGGTGCGCCCGCCGTTATCGCCCGCTGCCTGTTCCAACCATCGGAAAAGTGGGCCTCGGGGCCGGGCTCGAGAACATTGTGAACATGACGGCGCAGGCGCCCCTTTCTGCCCGCCACGAAAAGCTCACGATAAACGGGCAGGAGAACTGCGACGCAATCGTGTTGCGCCTCGATACAGAGCAACAGGGCGATTACAACCCGCTGCAGTACTTCCTGGGCCCGTGCGCGGAGCGGCCCGAGAGCGGCACTTGCCCCAAGACGCCCATTGAGACCATCAACGGTGTCGTGCCGGACTGCGACGGCAACATCACCCTGGTGTTCGAAGGCTTCGAAGCCTACCCGTACGCGGACTGCGGCGGCGTCGACGTCGTCTCCAACATCGGCCTGGCGGAAGCCTGCGCGCCGTACGGCGACCCGCGCGCCCGCACGCCAGTCGACCAGTGCAGCGAAAGCCTCTCCGATCCGTTTGCCCAGCTGCCCGACGCCGAGGAGTACTCGTCTGAGACGCTGCCCGACGGCGCGTATCTCGGGTCATGTCTCGTCACGCCGGTCTGCGTCGACTTCTCCGCGGGCTCGACTTCGAACTTCTTCGTGCAGAGCGGCCTGTTCGTTTTCGAGAACGTCTCCGGGCCGCCGCTGTGCGGGCTCAGCTCCGCGTCGCCGTTTACCGCACACTACACGTACACCGCGGCCAACATCGTGCGCCGCAACATTGCCCTGTTCAAGAACTGCCCCACGAGCTGGGCGCTGGGCAAGACGATCAGCACCGAACTCCGGCTGACCTTCGCCGGGCTGCGGCGCAACGGCGGCATCGTGCTGAACTATCTCGTCGGCGCCCAGACGACGTACTTAGTCGCCATGATCGATGGTGACACGAACCAGCTCAGGCTGTTGCGCTTTAACGGATCGAGCCTGGTTAACGAATACAGCACGAACTTCCCGACGGCGGTCGGCCAATGGTACAACTTGTCTGCCACGCCGTTTTCGTCGGGCAGCGGGGTATCGGTTACGGTAGCCGCTTCAGTGATCGGCAGCCTGGTTCCGCCAGTGGTTTTTACCAGTGCTGTGGCGAATTACGGAAACCCGATTGGGTTGTCTGGGCTCTATACCGATCGCGCCTTCACGAACTTCAACAAGTTCATCGTCGAGGATTGAGCCATGTCGGGCGCCCGCATCCTTTACCCCCAGTTTCGCGACCAGCAGGCGGACTCTCGCTATCCGTTCGCTGACCGCGCCACGCTGGTGTCTCGCGAGCGACAGCTCGAGATCGGCCGCGACACGTTCATTGACGCCGCGCTGTACGCCATCGGCGGCGGGCGGCAGGCGTACATTTCTGCGGTGGTGGTCACGCCGCAGCTGATCACGATCCGCATCGGTGACGTCGAGACGCGCGAGCGCGCCAGCGCCAGCTTCAATCCGCTGCAGCTCCCCGAAGACGGCGTGCTGCAGGTGTTTGATATCTATGACCGCCCGGCAGGCATGCTGCTCTCGACCCCGCTCGCCCTGGCCCGGTTCTCGGGCTGGCCCGCCGAGACGCACAGCTTTGCCCAAGCGGCGACCGAGTTTGTCGCCTCGGTGGTCATTCCGGCCCGCGAGCCGGGTGTGCGGGCCCTGGTCGCGGACGACGGCGCGCTGCTCACCGGGGACGTCTGGCTCGTCGGCGGCCGGGGCGTCGTGGTCAGGAAGGAAGACGAGCAGACGATTCGCGTGGACGTGATCGGAGAGCCGCTGTTCAATCGTTTTCTGTGCGACCCAGTGCAGCGCTTCCAGCCGAAGACGCATCTGCGAACCATCACGGTCGACCGCGTGACCTGCGGCCCGGACGTGTACGGCAACTTTAACATCACGGCAAACGGCCACGCCGCGGCAGACACGGTGCTGCGAATCTCCGCCCAAGACGGAAACGTTAGAATAGACACCATCGGCCGAAAGGTGGTATAGCGTGGCGCAGACTAGTTTCTACAACGACAACGAATACCGCGCGTACCCTTTCGTTTACCGGTCGAGCTACCCGGGAGCAGCCCTGCCCGACGCCACCATTCTGGACGCTGGGATCATCATGGGGCTGGACAGCGAGTACGACCCGGCCGAACACAGCGTCTGGCTCGCTTCGATCGCACGCGCGGGCGGTTCGCTGCAGTTCACGTTCGCCACGGATGCGCCCGGCGCGGCAACCACGCCCCTCGTGTTCTCATGCCCGGATACCGCCGACGACTGGCGCACGGCCATGGCCGAGTCGGATCCGTCCGGTGACGTACTCGCGGCATGTGATCCGGCGCCCGTTTGGGAGGGCTTCCTGGTCACCGGCCCGCTCACTGATCTGCTCGCGCAGCTGGCGCCAAACACGTCGTTAACCTTTCAGTCGGGCGTGCGACTTCTCGAGCCTGGCCGCATCCAAAGCCTGGTGCGCGGCTATTTGCGCAGCATCAACGTCGGCAACTTCGCGCGAACGCGCGCACTACCGCCGACGGCCTGTGCGGACGGTGAAGAGCAACCCGACCCAGACGAGGTTGTTGTCAACGCCACCTGCATGAGCGGCAACATCCGCATCAAGGAAGGCTACAACTGCCAGCTGCGCCAGGTCGCCCGCACCAACGAGCTCAACTTCTCGGCGCAACGAGGAGCAGGCGACACCGTAGGCGCCGAGCTGTGTGCGCACGGCGGAGAGCTCCCCCTGTATGACGATGAGCCGTTCGATCCGCAGACTGGTTTTTACAGCGGCGGCGCGGCTTGCAACCAGGTGATTGCCGCGGTCAACGGCGTCGGCGGTCCCAACATCTCGTTTGTCGGCGGCACTGGCGTCGTTATCACAGCGGACCCGACAACGAATTCTGTGAAGATCGCGCTGGCGCAAGATAATATCGTCGGCAACTGCGGAACGTAAGGCAAGGCAGCATGACGCCTGTCGACCCCATCTTTGATCCGGACAAGTGTGGCCTGGGAGAGATTCCCAAGCCGCCGACGGACTTCGTCCAGGACTGCGAGATCAAAGAGCCGCCGCCGCCGATTTTCGATTGCGCGCCGCCGATTGTGCCGGTGGACCCGCCGCCCCCGCCGTGCCCCGAGTTTGACGCGACTGTGGTGGTGGACGTCGCGCGGGCGGGATGCAGCGGCCCGTCTGCGCCCAGCGGCGTGATCACGATTACACCGCTCGATACGGATCCGTGCCGCTTCGCGCTCGATCTCGATCTGTCGATCCCCGTGCCCGCGGTGCCGTGCCCAGACATAGGTGGCGGGGACGTGCTGGTGAACGTTGGTTACGCCGACTGTGTCTCGGGCGCCAGCGGCACGCTGACGATCACGCCCACGCCGCCGACTGACCCGTGCAGCGGCAACGAAGAAGACCAGCGCTGCCGGTTTACGGTCGACCTCGACTTGCAGGTGCCTATTCCGCGGCCGCCATGCCCGGAGATCAACGAGGGCACGGTGGCGGTGAGCGTCGGTTACGACAACTGCGTGTCGGGGCCCAGCGGCGCGTTCACGATTACCAAGACTGAAACGCCCGGCGACTGTGACACGCCCGCTGGTTGCGAGTTCACCATTGACCTCGACCTCCAAGTGCCGGTCCCCGTGCCGCCTTGCCCGACGATCAACGAAGGCACGGTAGCGGTGAACGTCGGCTACGACGATTGCGTTTCGAGCGCGGGCGGCGAGTTCACGATCACCAAGACCGAAACGGCGGGCGACTGCGATACGCCGCCCGGCTGCGAATACACCATCGACCTCGACCTGTCGATCCCCGTGCCGCGGCCACCCTGCCCGACGCTGTCTGCGACGGGAACCATTCAATACGGCGCGGCTCCGGCGGTCACCGTTTCGGCCACCACCAACGAGACGCCCGGCGACTGCGACACGCCCGCGGGTTGCGAGTTCGACCTGTCTATCGACATCACCGTGCCCCAGCCGCCGTGTCCTGAGATCAGCGGCACGCTCTCGGTTTACGAGGCCGCTGCGCCGACGGGCGCCTTTACCGTGACCCGCAACGAAGCGGTGTCTGGAGCCTGTGAGTTCTCGCTCGATATCTCGCTTGGAATTCCCAAACCGCCATGTCCTGAGATCAGCGGCACGCTCTCGGTTTACGAGGCTGCTGCGCCGACGGGCGCTTTTACGGTCACCCGCAACGAAGCCGTGTCCGGGGCCTGTGAATTCTCTCTCGACATCTCGCTCGGTATCCCTCAGCCGCCGTGCCCTGAGATCAGCGGCACGCTCGAGGTGTACGAGGCTGAGACGCCGACGGGGAGTTTCACGGTCACGCGTAACGAATCAGTGACGGGTGTCTGTGAATTCTCGCTCGACATTTCGCTTGGAATTCCCAAACCGCCATGTCCTGAGATCACAGGCACTGTTTATCTCTACCAATCGACAGAGCCGACCGGGGGCTTCACGATCACGCGCGATGAGACAGTCTCCGGCTTGTGCTCGCTGGCGATTGATCTGTCTCTCGGCATCCCCTCCCGGCCGTGCCCAGAAATCTCGGGCGCGGTCTCCGTGTATACGGCCGAAGAACCCACCGGCGTAATCACGATCACTCAAACAGAAAGTCCAAGCGGGTTGTGCAGCTTCGATATCGATCTGGAGATCGGAGTGCCAACAGGGCGGCCGTGTCCGGTAATCACCGGCGCCATCACTGTCCACGAAACTTACGACCCAACGGGCGTGATCACGATTACGCCCACGGAGCCGTCCGGCCCCGGCGCACCATGCCAATACAGCGTAGACGTGGAAGTTGGCTACGTTCGCGCGAAGATCGAAAAGGGCGAGGTCACGTGCGCCTATACCACTTGCGGCGTGGATCCGACGTGCGACGTGCTCATTCACGAACCAGATGAGTACGGCGTGCAGAAACTGGATATCGCCATTTACATCCCGCGCCCGCCGGAGTACACCGGTGGCGAGCTGGTGCTCCGCGACGCGAGCAACAACGTTTACGGCACGGGCCACATCTCAGTGGGCGCCACTGGCTGCTCTCGTGACGTCAGCGGCGCGGTTACGCTTAACGTCACCGCGTGCAGCTCGGGTGGCAGCCCCGGCGATATCCCGATTTAAGTTAGCCGCGTAGTGTTTGAAAATGCGAAACAGCGTGATGCCTGATGGCTGTAAAGTATTTGTTTACCCACTACGGCAAGTTGCTTGTCTCCGGCGCCGCGCTGGCGATCAGCTCAGCGTGTTGTTGCTCGTCGTCATCGTCGAGCAAGTCGTCGTCTAGCTCCAGCTCCAGCTACAGCTCCAGCTCCAGCTCCAGCTCCAGCTCCAGCTCCAGCTCCAGCTCGCGTTCCAGCTCCAGTTCTAGCTCCAGCTCCAGCTTCAGCTCCAGCTTCAGCTCCAGCTCCAGCTCCAGCTTCAGCTCCAGCTTCAGCTCCAGCTCCAGCTCCAGCTTCAGTTCCAGTTCCAGCGACAGCTCTAGCTCCAGCTCCAGCTTCAGCTCCAGCTTCAGCTCCAGCTCCAGTTCAAGCTCCAGCTCTAGCAGCAGCTCCAGCTCTAGCCGCAGCTCTAGCTCTAGCTCTAGCTCTAGCTCGAGCTCCAGCCGGAGCTCCTTTAGCTCCAGTTCCAGCCCCAGCTCGAGCGACAGCAGCCTGTCCAGCTCCAGCCGCCGCGGCGGTTGGAAATGTGTGTCTTCGAGCAGCTCGTCCAGTTCCTCGAGCAGTTCGCCCAGTTCTTCGAGCCGCTCGTCGCAGTCGCAAAGCTCTAGCAGCTCGACGTACGGAAACTTCTGCCGTTGCCAGGTTGTGAATTACGTTATTGTTGACGGGTCTTGCGTTACGCTTTCTGCGGAAGAAGCCTGCGCTGCGTGCCCCGGCGCCTGCACCGGCGCCGCGTGTTTTGTCGAGGAACCGTGCGCTGGCGGCGGCTGCGGCTACGACTACAGCCCTGGCGATTGCCCGGCGCCGCTGATGCCGATGATGATGATGCCGACTTCAAACGAAAACACGATTTACCTCTGCGACGATTGAGCGTGAGCGATCATGGGTACATGCGTCTACTTCGACGATTGTCCGGGGTGTTATGAAACCCAAGTGCTCTGCGAGTGCTTGTGTGGCAATCCGAACCCGTCAGAGGAGTGCGTGTGCGCTGCGGCGCCGGAAAGCGTCGAGTGCGTGTGCATCGGTCTGGGCCAGTGGGAAGAGTGCCCCGCTAATCACGTCCTGGTCGTCAACCAGGGAGAGGTCACTACGACCTGCACGTGCGAGTGCGCTGCTGCGTGCGCCAGCGTGACAGAGGTCCAATTCGATGATTGTTCATGTTGCGACTTAAGCACGCACGAACGGTGTTTTGACGCGAACGGCGCCGAGCTGTGCGTTACGCTTTGCACGGAAGGCACGACGCGCTGCAACGCGCCAGGTGACGAGGAATGTCCCTTTGTCTGCTGTAATTCCGCGACGGAGTTTTGCTGCAACGGCGAGTGTTACCAGGAATGCGCGGCCAACGAAACAAAATACCTGATCACTCGGCCGTGGGAGTGCGCATACATTTGCTGCAACTCCGAAACCGAGGTGGGCTGCGGCGAAAACTGCGTGCCAAAGTGCAATGAACCCGAAGTGTTGTCGCAGCGGACGTGTAACTGTTTTTGTCCGCCTGAGTACGAACGGGTCAACGGACAATGCGTGCAGCGGTCCTACAACTGTCTTGGCGGCGTTTGCCTTCAGGTCAGCGGCACAGGCGGCGCCTACGACACGCTCTACAACTGTCGCGCCGGATGCCAGGGCGGCTGTAGCGTCATTCCGCTCCCGCCCCCCTCCGTGCCGCTGTTCTGCGCTGACGGCACGCAGTACGGACTGATCGTCTACAGCCAGTTTGATCCGCTGACTTGTAGCTGGTCGCCCACGACGCTCATCTTCAACATTTGCCAGCCGCCGGAAAGCAGCAGCTCTGGCGGCGGCCCGGAACCGAGCAGCTCTTCCTCGTCGTCGTGCTGTGCCAAAGCACCTGGCCGAGCGTTTACGGAGCAGTGCGGTTACCTTGTGCCCACCGTTGTGCCAGATCCGAGCCCGTGCGCAAAGTGGTATATCCGCTACAACTGGTGCGAGACATGTTTAGACAACGGCGCGCCTAAACTACAGTCCGTCTGGCATTTTCACCTGAACCCCAACACCTGCGCGTTCGAGCCAAGCCCCGGCAACGGGCTTGGCGGTTTCACGTGCCCGCCTAGCTCAAGTTCAAACTCGTCGGCGAGTTCGATTTCGTCCAGCTCAAGCGACAGTAGTTCGTCAAGCAGCGAGAGCTCGAGTTCTAGTGTGAGCAGCAGCTCCAGCAGCTCCAGCAGCTCCAGCAGCTCCAGCAGCTCATCAAGCAGCAGTTCCAGCAGATCATCCAGCAGTTCATCAAGCAGCAGCTCCAGCAGCTCCAGCAGATCATCCAGCAGTTCATCAAGCAGCAGCTCCAGCAGATCATCCAGCAGCAGCACGGCAGGCGGCGGTCCAGGCGGCGCGGGAGGCGGCGAGCCGCTGTAGTGTGTCGCAAATTGTATTTTCTAGGTCCCGCGATACACTGACGGTTCACGCGCATCAAGGAGGCGTTGACCATGCGTTGTCGTTATGCAGAAGTGCCGTGCGCCAGCGGGGGCGGTTTTATTTGTTTGCGTTGCGTGAACTGCAAAAAGCAGCTGAGCGTGGCCCGCAACCTTCGCGACAAGCTTGATGCGACTACGGCTGTTTTGCCAGACTGCGCCGCCACTACGGATCTTGGCGCGGCCGCCGTTGCGGAGCTTGAAGCGGCAACTGCCGCGGAGGCCCTGCCATTCGCCGCTTTCCCGCCGTTACCGCCCGCGCGGATCGTTTGGGATCCGACCGGCGCTGGGACGCAACTCAAGTTCTTGCTGTCGAAGCTGGGCATCAAATCAACCGAGAATTGTTCGTGTAATGCCCGCGCACGCGCCATGAACGAGCGCGGTATCGAGTGGTGCGAGCAGAATGTTGGCGAAATCGTCGGCTGGCTCAAAGAAGAGGCCACACGGCGCAACTTGCCGTTCCTCGCGTATCCCACGAAGCTGCTTGTTCAGCGCGCTATCAAGATCGCCAAGCGGCAGCGAGACAAGAAAGAGCCGCAATAGGAACCAGTCGTGACGCGGCCTCGTCGGCTGGTTCTTACCCACAAGCGGGCGCCCGGCGACACCGTTGTCATGACGGCGCTCGTCCGGGACATCGCGCTGACGTACCCCGGCGAGTTCGAGGTCGCCGTGGACACAAACGCCCCGGCGTTCTGGGAGAACAATCCCTATGTCGTGCGGCTCAAAGATATCAAAGCCCACGGCGCCGCCGTCCAGCAGGTCCGGCTGACCTACGGGCAGGGCCTGAAAGAGCAGAACACCGAAACCGTTCACTTCCTTTCCTATTTTCACAGGGACCTCGAGGCCCAGACACGAATCCGGGTGCCGCTGACCCTGCCGTACCCGGATCTCCACCTGAGCCCCGAGGAACGCTCCCAGAGGCCCGTAGAGGGCCGCTACTGGGTGTTTCTCTCCGGGGGGAAGTCAGACTTCACCGCCAAGGTCTGGGGCGTCCAGGCGTGGCGCCAGACGGCCCAGGAGCTAATCGGGCTGGGCATCCCGCTGGTTCAGCTCGGCGCGACCATCCACGGCCACTGGCACCCCGAAATTCCGGGCGCCCTGAACCTGGTTGGCCGGACCAGCCCGCGGGACTGGGTTCGGCTGATACACCACGCCGACGGGGTCATTTGCGGCGTAACCGGCGCGATGCACCTGGCGGCCGCGCTACAGCGCCCCTGCGTCGTTCTGGCGGGCGGACGGGAGGCCTGGTGGTGGGAGGCCTATGTGCGGGAGAACGCCGGTCTGGGAGGCCTCCAGACGGCCCAGAAGCTCGAGGTGCCGCACCGCTACCTGCACACGATCGGCCTGCTGGACTGCTGCAGGCGGCACGGCTGTTGGAAAAACAAGGTGTTGCCCCTCAACGGCGACCCGTCGATCTGTAAGTATCCGGTGATCCAGCCGGGCCAGGCTGTGCCAAAATGCCTGGACCTGATTACGCCCGCCCATGTTGTGGAGGCCGTCATGAGCTATTACGAGGACCGGTCGCTGCCGCCGCTCCGGCCCCTGGAAGATGTCGTGCGCTACCGTGCCGAAGGGCCGCCCGCGGACCCGCCGGTCCTGGCGCCGGACGCCGCGCTTGGCGAACCAGTTGCGCCAACCAACCGCCTGCCGCCCGGCGCAACGGACAAAGATATCTTTGACCACCCGGTCATCGGCGGGAAATTCACGGTCTGCGTGTTGTTCTACGGCCCGGCCGAGTTTCATGCGCTGCACATGCGCTGCCTGAACTCGATCATCGCCACCACGCCGCCCAACCGGATCGATCTGCGCGTGGGGTCCAACGAGCTTTGCGAGGAGACCTGCGCCGTGCTGGACCGGCTGGTGGAGCACGGCGTGATCACCAAACACTACAAGCACGTGGAAAACGCGCTGAAATACCCGGTGATGCGCGAAATGTTTCACGACCCCGATGCGCCCATCACAACCAATTACCTGCTTTGGTTCGATGACGACTCCATCGCCGATCGAAATCAGCAGTGGCTGACGCTGCTTGCCAAGACGATTATTGCCAACCAAGAGGCCGGGTTGTTCGGCGCCGACATGACCATCCGACTGGCCCCGGCGCAGCAGCAACTCTACCGTTCGCGGCCCTGGTACCGCGGCCAGCCGTTCCTGATGCGCAACAAACGGCCCGCGCCCAATGGCGACCACACGCTTTTCGTGGCCGGTGGGTTTTTCGCGCTGAAGACCGAGGCGCTGCGTGCCGCAGACGTTCCAGACGCGACGCTCACGCACAACGGCGGCGACTACACGATTGGCGAACAGCTGCGCCAGGCAGGCTACGCCGTCGTGGGCTGGAACCGGCAGAAGCAGTACATTCATACATCGAGCGTGCCGCGCCGCGGAGTGGCGCAGCCCCATTTCGGGACGACTGCCTGGCAGGCCGCAATTCGGAGAAAACCATGAGCTGCGCGACCTTTGCCCGCGACGACTTTTACAAGCTCATCGCGGCCGACGATTTCTTCGAGCACAACCCGGCCTTCGCGCCCGTCCAGGAAACCGTGACGCAGTGCAAGCAGGCCTACGTCGAGAGCGCAGCCAAGAAGAGCTGCGGCTGCGGCGGCTCCTCGCAGCTGATTTTCGGCTGCCTGGACGCGACGCTGGCCCTGATGGAAACATTTCGCGCCGAGAACCCAGAAGCCCTGACAACGCTGCTCGAGTACGTCCGCCGCAATCGCGGCGACCAGAGAATTACCGCGATAACGTTATACTATCGCAAGACATCGCAGGAGCCGCTGCTAAAGGTCACGTTCCCATGAGCACGCCCGATCCGACCCGATCCAAACTGCTGTTCGGCAACAGGCACCAGGCCAAAGCCGACGGTGTGGAGACCGTCGCGATCAAGGTGCGGTTGCGCGATTTCCGCGGACGGCCGATTGCCGGGCGGTACGTCGAGCTGATGGCTGACCGAGATGGCGTGGAGATCGAGCAGCCCGGCCCGACAGATGCGACCGGGCTGGCTATTGGGCTGGTCCGCGCTACGACCCCCGGGCCGGTCAACATTAACGGCGTCGTCCTGCCGGAAGAAGAGCTTGGGTCGTCTTCCACTGCGCTAATTTAACATGCCTCTGTGAAATGCCAGGGAGGGCAGCATGAGTTGCGAACAGTCTTCTTCGTTTGGCGGCGCGATTGAGCTTAACGAAGCAATCGGGATCAACTTTTACGCACCGGATGCGCCGGTCGAGCCGCCCAGCACAAGCGGCCGCCGCGTCCGCCTCACCTGGAGCGTGAGTCGGTACAACTTCCACGGCACCGACGGCATCCGCGTGCGCATCGAGGCGGCGGACGCCGAGTTGATGTCGGACAAGGTGTTCGCCTACCTGCTTCTGCCGATGAAGCCCGCGGCTGGTGAACGCGAAGGCGCGTTCAGCCATGTCTGCTCGCCAACGGACCTCGCCGAGTACCCCGAGGACGAGCCGATTCCCGGCGTCCGCCCGGAGTTCTTTCGGCTCAACTACGTCGACGTGCAGCTGCGCTCGCGCTCTGAAGCCAAGGCGTTCATTCAGGACGTCACCGATGACGTGCAGCGACTCAAGACTACGTTGGACATCATGGACACGCTGCAGACGGGCGGCTCGGTGTGGATCGGCGACGAGCCAGAGCCGGAAGTTTCCTCCTCGGAGAGTATCGGATGACGGAGCTGGCGATCATTGAAGACAGCACGATCCTGACGATGCTGCGCGACCCGCGCTTCACCGAGGCTATTCCATGCCTAGCGAACAAGCTCGCGCTGTTCAAGCAGGCTGCGGGCGGCTGCGGCACCTGCGCTCAGAAGCGCAAGGAAAAGCAGCGGACCGAGATGGCCAAGATCAAGTCGTGCCTGGCGGCGCTGGCCCCCGACAAGAAAGTCGCGCTGAAGCAGCTGCTCGACGCAAAGAAAGTTCGCGTTACGTACGTTAACGCCGCAGGCACGGTGGTGCAGCTAACGTTCTGACAACCAGCTAAATTTTGGCAAAAACTCCGGCATATTAGGTGTACCACCAACATTGGTTTTGGCGGTAGTCACCACGGAGGTTTGTCATGGCTCTTGCCACCTGGAACGAGTTGGAGACGATCGAGGGGATCATCGGAGGGCTCGTTACGCCCGAGGCGCTGCCGTTCGCGCAGCTCTCAACCGACGAGCAGGCTGCCGTGATCAACGAGATCGATGACGTCATTGAGGACGTCGCGCCCAGCGTCACCGAGCGGTACGCCGAGTTGGACAACCCGGCACAGCGCAACGACCGCCTCCGCGCCTATCGGGAGGAGCTGCTGCGCCGCAAAGATCCCTCGGTGCGCGACGCCTGGGCGTCGTACTTCGACGCCTTGATGGGCGTCTGCCTTCGGAACGCCTCCGCTCCCCGGAACTACTCGATCGACGAGTCCGGGGTAGTGGTGACGTTCGCCGCCTGATAGGTGCGTCATGTTTCGGCTATGTGGCCGGACACGACTCATATCTACCCAGATATGATCGTGCTCTGGCCACATAGCCGTTGCGTATCTATCGTGTCTCCTTTTCCTTTGCTATCAGGGATTCCTGTGAAAAAGCACACCCTCGAAAAAAGACCGCCAACGAAGCGGCCGCCTTTTGTGATGAAGGAGCCAAACGACAATCTCGAGGCGTATGGTTTCTCTCTTCGCACGTTGCGGGACCGTACAGAGCTCGACCTGGCCGGGCGGCCGCTGTTCCAGATTGCCATCGACATCAAGGAGATGCGCAAGTACGGGGTCGAACTCGAGTTCCTCGACCCGAATTACCTGCACTACATGCTTGAGCAGCGCCCCGAGATTAAGAAGGGGGCAGAAAAAGCCAGGGCCGCGGGTTATTCACCCGAGGCCCTGGAGAAGTTCAAGAACACCGTAGTCAAGGTCTTCGAAGAACACGTGCTGGTCGACATCGTCCAGCGGTTTTTCAAAGTCTCGTCACTCGTCGCCCAGTTCTATGCGGCCAAGCTTGCCTATGAAGACACGTTTGGCCGCGACGACGAAGACGAGGACGCGGCGCAGGAAGCCGCGCCCAAAAAGAAAAAGCCGCCTCAAATCGACGCCAAGACCACGAAGTCCCGGCGGTAGCCAGCGACCGGCCCGCGCTTGCCCATAAGCAGCTCGTCATCGGTCTTCCCGTCGGCGTCGACCGGGTAAGGTCCGCTGGCATTCGAGACGCCCGGCCTGTTCAGTCCGGCCTCAGCGGCCTTCTGCAATACCATGTTCGACGTGGAGGCGGCGAGCAGGTCCTCGATGCTCTTGCTCGTGACCGTGAAGTCGGCCCGCCCGTTCGTGACCTTCGACAACTCGTTCAAAATGGAAACCATGGAAAACACCTCCGAGAGTGAATTGGCCGTAACGGTGGCCAGTCTAACGCCGATTCTGAAGCTCGACAAGCTGCAGCTGCGCATGCTTACGGGCGGCTACAGTGATCTTGAGCCGCTGCCCAAATCACGTGTCGGCATACTGCTGCTGGCCGACCTGCTTGAACGCCTGGCGTTTTTGACGCCGAGTCAACGGCAGACAGTTCTTGCGCACTACAAGCCCGACCTACCGGCCACCTTCCCCGTGTGGGAAACGTTGGCGTTCGCCGACGGAAACTGGTGTACCTGGACCGGCCAAACCGGCTGGCTCGACCTCACCACGGGCGACGTCGTCGAAGCCCTCCCCGCCGCTCCGGTGGAGACCATTGGGTACAATCTGGTAACGCGCTACGTGCGAGCAATGGCGCAGCTTAGGAAAAGGACTTCCGATGGCGAAAAACATCCTGCAGGAAGCATGGACCAGCCGTGAAACCTTCGCGTCGGTGCTGCTGACGCTATTCCTGGACCGGTTCGGCACGGAAGCGCTCGAGTGGGAAGCTTCCACGATCGCCCTGGAAATCGAGGAGGAGTTCGACGTCGATCTGTCGCGCCTGAGCTTCGACAAGCTTATGGTCGCCGTGCAGATCCTGACGACGGATCGTTTCCACAAGAGCCTTCCAGACTTCATCGAGTTCTGTAACGTCCTGAACGGGGACATCTACGACCCCAACACGTTCGACCCGGCCGACGCCGAAGACGTGGCCTGGGGCATCACCGAGGCGCTGCTGATCGCGCCCCCGGACGACGATGACCCTGAGCCGTTCACGGCCGAAATTCGGGCCTACATCGGCGCCGTCCTCGACCAAGAGGGGATCATCAACGCGCCGGACATTTTGCGCATTGCTTTGCGCAAGGCCCGAGTCTCGCCCGCGATCGGTGATTTCTCTGACGACCCGGAAATGTTCTCGGCGATCTACGAAGTCGAGGCTGGGAAGACAGAAGAAATCAACCAGACCATCCGCACTAAGACGCAGATTCTTGCGGCCCAGCTTGCCGCACTGCACCTGACCAATGGAAACACTCAGTCTGTAGCCAAGTTGCTGGGCGATTCTGCGCAGCGCTAGGCAGAAAGGATTCCCGTGCTCGTTCTCTCGCGCAAGCGGAACGAAAAGATCAACATCGGCAAAAATATCAAAATCACAGTCGTCGAGATTTTGCACGACCGCGTTCGACTGGGGATCGAGGCGCCCGCGGAACTGACAATCGTCCGCGAAGAGATAGCCGACAGCTGGCGCAAGGGCAAAGAAAAGGCCAACGGCAATGGGGTGGAATGACCGCCTCGCCGAAGATCCCTACGAACAATCTGATGAGCAGCGCCAGGAGTATCTCGACTGGCAGGAATTCCAGCACTATCTTGCGTCCATAGAAGACGCTGCTCTTGAGCCGCCTGCTCCGGCTCCGCCATGTCCCGACCGCCTGGCCATTGATATCTTTGGCCTGGCCGGGTTCCCTACCTCAGAAACACCATGCAACGCACCAGAGAAGAAAGAGCCAAAGTCACCCGGCAGCGGATGCTCGCAGAGGTCAGGAAAGACCTAAGACACATCTGTGACGAGACGTTCTCGTACAAGATGCACTATCTCAACAACGGCCAGACGGCGTTGATCCGGCGCGAGGCGTACCGCCTGCGGCTCCTCATCGAGGATTGCTGCGCGGCCGAAGCCCCGCCGCCCATCCCGTCGAAGAAGAAGCGAACCGGCCCACTTCTCAAAAAAGTGAAGCACCGCGGCAGCAAAGCAAAAGATCAAGCGCCGCCGTAATCAGTCTTCGCGCGCCAGCTCGTAAAGCCGGTCCAGCGGAAGCAGGTTGTCAGCCGCGGCTGACTTCACGGCAGGCGCCAGCCCTTTCTCCGCAGCCAACCGATCGAGCGTGGACGCCATGCCGCGGTCCAGGGTGGGCACGATGGACGCAAGCTTGTCACGGTCGAGGTATACGCCTCCGGCCGTCACGGCATCCGCGAACTCGTCGCCCATCCAGGACCGGACGTCTTCCTCGGCAAGCTTCTCGAGATCCTCGAGGTTGTAGACGTTGCCGGTGGTGGTCTCGACGTGCGCCTTCATGAAGTCCGCGGCCACCTTTTCGGTGATCGCAAACAGGACCTCTTCGGGACGCGTCAGGCCGCCCTCGTCATAGAGCCGCGCAAGTCCGGTCGCCCGGTCGTATTCGTCGACCGCGGCGGCCAGCTTCAGCCGCATCGCCTCGCTGCGGGCCTCCTCGGGGTTCGCCTCGACCACACCGGCAAGCTTCGTCATCTCTGCGGCCAGTTCTTTCTGGCTGTGCGCGACGAGGCTCGCCCGGTTCCGCAGCATGTCGGCGGCAACCTTGGCCGCGCACGCGCCCCGGCCAGCAGCCAGCTCCAGGGCGTCGTCCGCTTCGCGCGTATCGACGCCGTACGCGGCGGCCTTTTCGAGAATCTTGTTGGCGATCGTGTGGCGATCGGCGAAGGTGAACTGGTCGCGGTGCGCCTTAAAGTGCGCGGCCGCGAACTTGACCTCGGCGCCGTTGCGCAGCGGCCAATGTCGGTCCTTGTTACCGGCTTCGTCCGCCCAAACGATGGCGAACTCGCTGTCCGGAAGGTTGTCCAAATCCACGCCCTGCGCGGCTGACACCTTCTCGCGGAGTTCCTTCACGAGGCCCGTGATGCCAAAATGATAGGCGGCGCTCTCGAGCCGGGCGGTGATGTCGGCGGCCTGCTTCTCGGAAAACGAGGCGCGCTTGTCTTCAAAGAAAAGAGCGCTGAGCCACGTTGCAGCCGCGGTGTGGCACGGATAGAGTTTGTTGAACTGGTCGGCGTACATGTGCCGCTGGAGGTTTTCACCCCCATGCAGCCGTTCCTGGCTGGCCGACTTCACGAAATCCGGCGGCGGGTATAGGGAGGTCAGCCGGTGAGTTTCCCGACCACTAACGTCCTGAGCCTGATCGAGCGGATTTGACATGGCGTCGTTACCTGTATCTTTAGTCCGCCGACACAACCATCTCAGCGCCCTGTCGGCTCTGGGCATTCTGCCGGAAAAGCCCGCGTTTCCAGCGGTCGTCGATTGTCCGTTCTGCCAGCAACCTCAACTGTACTTGTTCGATGACGTGGTGACAGACGGTATCTGGACGCACTGCGAAGCCTGCCGTGCGCATGGAGATATCATAACCTGTGGCGCGTTAATCTGGAACAATAGCCGCGCCGAGGCGCTGACGCGGCTGGTAGACCTGGGTGCAGCCAGTCAAGGCGAAGCCGATCGGCTGTCCGGAGACTATTTCCGGGCAATAAATCGGCTGGAAGCGGCCGAGGCGTTCTGGAATCTGGCACGCGAGCAGATCTGGAACCACCACGACGACGTTATCGCGTGCCGTCAGCGCGAGCTAGGGTTTGATAACACGATCGACGCCTGCGCCGATGTTGTTGGCGTGGCGCATCCCGATCAAGTCGCCGAGTTCTGCCGCGCCGTCGGCCGGGCCGTACCACCGCGCATGCGTGAACACGGTCCCAGCCTGGTCCTGCCGTACTACGACTTGCCCGGGCGGCTCACGGGCGTACTGCTCGTCCAGTACAACGACGATTTCATGTCGCGGCGCACGTTTATCGCGCTGCAGGGCTGCCCAAAACGCCGGGCGGACGCCGGGTACTTCATGCTCAACACGGTTCTGCTGCCCTGCAATCCGGCGCTGCGCGACTCGTACTTCGTCTCCGACGACCCGTTCTGGGTAATCCGCGCGCAGATGGCGCAGCGGAAAGCGGGCCTGACGGCGCTGCCGCTGGCGGCCAGCTATTCTGGTCCGGAGGCCGTGAGCACCGGGCTGAACTGGCAATCGTTCGCGCCAACGCCCCGGTTCTTCCACAGCGCGCTTCTGACGCCGGATGTTATCTCGCAGGCCTGCACGGCCAAAGGTTACGTCTGCGTCCTACCCAACCAAAGCGTTGAGTCGCGGGCCACGCCGGTGCGCAACATGCAGCGCCTGGCCGCAATACGGCGGCAGGCGCAAACCTGGCAGGCGGCGCTCGAGTCGGCACTGGCGCACACCAACGAGACAGCTGCGCACTCGTTCATGTCCAAACTGACCATCGCGCTACCCCGGCTGCAGTACTTTTTCCAGAATCGCAAGCACGATCTCTCGCCCGAGTTCTGCGCGCGCCTGCTGACACAGATCGAGGCGGCACCTGGGCTGCCGACCAAGGTCTACAAGAAAGCAACCATCATCGAGCGCGACGGGTGTTGGTGGACGCATACCAACCACCAAGTCTGCAACGCTCGGCCGCGCATTTACAAGATCGTGCACTCCGACCAGGGCGAGCGGATGTACGTCGGCACGGTCGCCATTAACGGCCAGGAGCTGGATTTTGTCGACAGCGCCACGCGTATCGAACGCGTCGGCCTGCTCGCCTTTGCGGCGCAGCACGCTGCATCGCACGGGCAACTGCTCCTGTTCGACCGGCACTGGAACGTGAAGAGCCACCTGGTTGCAATGCGGCTGCACGAGCCGGAAATCGTGCATATCTCCGGCGACGCAGGCTGGAACGAGCAGACCAGTCAATTCTGCTTCAGGAACTACGCGATCAATAACGACGGCAGCGTTACCTCCTGCCCATATCCGCAGATCCAGGCCGCGCTGCCGAACTTTCCCGAGCCGATCGAGATCGCGCCGGTGACGGTGCATCCGCTGCTGACGCCGTCCTACGAGAACGCCACCATCTGGACCAGTTTCGCTGCGATCGCCGCCGACTTGCTGGCGCCGGTCCTCAACCAGCAGGCGACGGCCACGGCTGCGACCGGCAGTACGTTCAACACGGCCTTGGAGGTCGGGTTGAGTCTCGACTGCACCCAGCACCGTTGCTCCAGCTCGCAGCGGCAGAACGCGTCCAGCAGCGTCATTACGCACCTTAAGAACGTCCGCTGGCCGCTTTTTACCGCCCACGCCTTCGACGACCTGATGCTGTGCCGCACCGTGTTGCGCGTCCCCAACGGGCCGATCTTTGCCCGCTTGGCCGACCTGACCGCGCACCTGGCGCCAGGCTACGGCTGGCAGGTTATCCGCGGTCCCGGGCTGGACGTTGTGCCCGACCTTTCGGCCCTACGGTACATCCTACCGACGTACATCCAGCGCGCGCTGACGCGGCGAATGCAGCTCGCGACGCAGAAAGAACACCTGACAACGGCCGTGCTCCAGGACCTCTCCGGGTGGCTCAAAGATATCTATGGCGCAACGTTCAACCTGGCGTACGCGACCAACAAGCTGGTCACCCCCGCCCAGGCCCACGAGGCCTTGATGGCGGCGATCAACATCGGTATCACCGCGGGAAAGCTCGATGTACTCCCCCGGCCACGCCGGAAGGACCAGCAAGGCAACTACCTGCTCCGACAAAAAACAAACTGGTGGTTGAATCAGAAGGCCATAGATCGTTACTGTATTTTTGCTGGCGGAGTGATTCCGAATTGGGCGGCAGTTACCGAGTTACTGGCGCAGCGCGGTTTGCTGCACGATGAACAGGTCGTGAACGGCATGCCGGGCTTGCTGGTCGACAAAGAATGGTGCGACGCTTTCTGGAGCGATTACACAACCAATGCACGCGAACTTGGATAGCAGCGCAACACTCGTGTCTTTCGAGGCCTACAACGAGCTGGCGAAGCAGTACGCCCGCTTTGACGACGGCCTCGACGACGACTTTGTCGAGGAAGAGTGGCAGTTCGTGCGCGAGGACGACGAGGACGACGACGAAGACAGCGCGCCGCCAACGCCGGGCTGGCTCTTTACTGACGACGAAGACGACGCCGAAGACGATGAAGACGACGGCGGAGATGACGACCAGGACTGGGACGCTGGCACTGAGGACGCTGACGAAAACGAAGACGACGACAACGACTGGTTCGAAGATGACGAGGAGGAGTAATACAAACTTTTCTACCGTACGACCGCTTCAACAAGTGTGCGTACTGTTTGGACAACAGACGTTTGTTCAAACAAGCCGTTGAAAGCAAGCAGATACTTCTGGCGCTCGGCGTATCAGTCGGCGCCAACCGGCCAACGGGCAGCAAGGCCTGGCAGAATCACCCCGCCGTGCGCATGTGGCGTGGGCACGAGCTGGCGCTGGCCATCTACTCCGTGCATATCTCGCGCGAATGCCGCCGTCGCGGCTACAAAGACAAACTGCTCGAGGAGTTCCTCGACGTTGTCCGGCGCCTGCGCAAGCCCGGCGAGCCCGCACGCTATCCGCCGTGGATCCGCGACTGGGGCATTATGTTTAGTCACCGCTCAAACCTTCTACGAAAGGACAAGGACCACTACACGCGGTTTGGCTGGCTCGTAAAACCAGACCTGCCGTACAAGTGGCCGTGTTGAACAACATGAACACAAAACCAGACTCAAAAGACGGCGGGCAGGCTTTCCCGGTGACAGACATGAACGGTGGCCCGGCCTCTGGCGGCATGAGTCTCCGCGACTACTTCGCGGCGGCGGCGCTGCAGGGGTTTTTGGCGCACCCAGACCCCGACCCCGACAAGCCAGCGGTCACGTTCGCGGCGTGGGCCTACGAACAAGCCGACGCGATGCTCGCCGCGCGCGAGCCGCGGGAGAGGGAGTGATGCGCGATCCCGTAATCTCGTTGTTTCACCACGCAAACGGCACGCGCGTTGCCATTGTGCAAGAAGAAAGCTCGGCTGATTTTTGGGAGAAACACGACAACCATGACCGCAATAACACGGACGAATACATCGAAGACGTTCCGCTGCCGCCGTTGTTTGCCGCGGCCACCGACTTGCTAGCGGCACTCAAGGGTATGGTTGCCATGGTTGAGGCTGAGTACGGCGGATTTGATGCGGTGCCCGAGTGGCAGGTTGCTACAGAAGCGATCAACAAAGCAGAGAGGAAGGAACGCAACCCGTGAGAGCATTTCTGGAGGGTATGGCCCGCTGCTTCGATCTCTTCGGCATTCTCGACGAACCGATCGATCTGCCGAAGACAGACGCAGAAGCGTTCGAAAGAGATAAACTGGCGCTACAGAAAGACTGGGAAACCATTTACGGCCAGGCTGTGTTCCTGGAACCGCCTGTAGCGCAAAGCGAGGACAAGCATGAGCTGGATCGTAGTTGACGTTGAAGCTGACGGCCCGGTGCCACCCACGTTCTCGATGATCTGCTTCGGCGCCGTTGTCGTTGAGGCTGGACTGAGCCGAACGTTCTACGGTGAAGTTGCACCCATCTCGGAGCAGACAAACCTGGCGGCGGCCGCAATTAGCGGCATCAGCCGGGCCAAGCACGAGACGTTTGAAGCGCCGAAGATCGTCATGGCGCGGTTTGCCGACTGGATCACCGCGAACACCAAGGGCCGCCCGATCTTTGTGTCGGACAATCCGGCATTCGACTGGCAGTGGATCAACTATTACTTCCACTCGTTCTGCGGTGGAAACCCGTTCGGCTACTCGGCGCGCAGGATCGGCGACCTGTACTGCGGCATGGAAAAGAACGCGTACGCGCAATGGAAGCATCTGCGCAAAACACGACACGACCACAACCCGGTAAACGACGCCAAAGGCAACGCCGAAGCGCTGCTGCGCATGCGTGAACTGGGACTGAAAGTGAACTTCGAATGAGCATCAACTTCGAGATCGAAACCATCCGGCATGTCCGCCTGGCCTATATCATCCGCCACGTCAGCCACGAGGTCCGGGACTTTGTCGACGAGGCGCTGATCAATAGCGACTTGTCTTTCGGCACCAACGAGAATACGCTCGCAAGTCGCCAGGCAATCATCGATATTCTTGAGTCCGCCTGGGCAGGATACGACGAAGATCGCGAACAAGACGAAGAGTACTGCGAGCAAAAAGACGCCCTCGCCCGTGTGATCGCCGCGATCAACGCGCTCCCCGACGACGTGCTGTTCTCACTGGGATCTTGATATGGAAACGGTCGAGTGCGACGAGTACCAGGTCTCCGCACGCGTGACGCTGCGCAAGGGCGACCTGTTCCGGGCCACCGGCGGGCCGTACTACATCGTGCGCGACGAGACCGGCAAGAAGATCAAGTCGTCCATGGCGGCCAAAGGCCCGTTCAGATTCGTTTCGTACTGCGAGCGCGGTCGGCGAAAATGGATCGTGGCTTACTCCACCAAAGAGGGCGGCTATACAACGCTGCCCCTCACGCGGTGGCGCACAGTGGACTTAGACAACTTCGTGAATCGCCCCTACAAGATTCTGGGCAAGAAGCGCCCCAAGAAGAGGTGACCCATGAGTCGAACCAGAAAGCGACCCTACACCCGGTCCAAACGTTTTGACACTAGCTGCCGTTGTCATGGCGGCTGCCCGTGGTGCCGCAACAACCGGCTCCACAGCGACATCAGTCGTCGGACTGCTGCCGACACTGCCATCCGTGAGTACCGCTACGCAAGCTGAGGTTCGCGCAGCGCGGTTCGATAAAATGGATGTCGCACGGAGGCGGCACCATGAATTTCGAAATCAGAATCAAAGATATCAATGCGTTGTCGCCAACCGAGGTGACCACGATCTACAACCAGCTGTCGCATCCGGCATCTGGTTTGGTCGATTCAATCCGCCCAGAGCTGGAGCGTCGCTATATCAAGCCGACGCCCGGACCGCACCCGCCGATGTGGCTGGCGATGGTCTGGAAAAACGGCGCGTTCGTGGCCTGGGTCGGCACGCGCCCATGGCCTGAGACGTTCAAAAGCCAGCCGGTCACGGCGCAGACCATCGAGTGCTTCACGGCGCCCGATGCGCGCCGCCACGGGCTGGCCCGCCTGGGGCTGCAGGCGTTGATCTCCGCTGGCCTAATCAACCGCGACAGGATCGTTTCAGTCTATGCTGCGGAGGTAGTCAAGCTGGCGCAGCAGTGCGGCTGCAAGACTGTGGTTTTGTGTCGCGCCTCTTAGATGCACCTGGATTTTACGGTCGCCGCATATCTGGCGCGACGATCGTATCGTGCGTGTGTTTGTTCTCGCGCGCGAATCGCGTACTTTACAGACAACATGTCTTCAGATAACAACCAGGATGATGAGCCGCTTTTACTTCAGTTAAGGCGCGATACACAGTATCTAAATGATCCTGATATTCCACAACGACTACTCACGGTTGACGAAGAAGCCGCCTATATCCGGCGATACATGGCGTCAATCCGCGACATTACACACTGGTCTAAGTCAGAGGCGATTACCGCTGAGATTGAATTTTGCGTGCAGAACAACCTTGTCCGGCATCTTTGCGCCATAGCCGCGCACTTCTACGCGCAACACGAATACTCGGTGCGGTGGCGCCCGGTGGGTTTCTTCAAAGGCGGCGGCAGCTATCGCGAAATCAAATTGGAGTTCGACAAGTACGACGTCGACACCAAAACATCTCGAACCTATGAAGGTACTTTAACTCGAGAATGGGAGCGCGGTGAACGGTACACGTTATGTGTCAACGGGGGGAATGAAGAAGAGTACCGCCGGGCTAACGGAATTGTAGATATTTTGAACATCCTGGGCGTTCCGCGCGCTTACATTGACGGCTTGTTCGATATGTTGGACTACGGTATGGAGGCAACAGACAACGAGTACGCGCACAAACGCAAAGAACTTGCGCAGATACGCGAGCGGCTAATCGACCTAGAGCACCAGGTACGTGAGCGCTCCCAGCAATTGCAGTCGTTGAAACGCCCCGACAAATGGCGACGAAAACGGTACCCGATAATTAAGCCGAGCGACGCGGCGGCAATGCCTGCTGTTCCGGCTTCAATAGAGCCGTTGTTGGAGGCTGTAACAAAGTACCAACAATGCTCTGGGATATATTTCCTCTGGGACCTTAACCGCACGTGCGCTTATGTCGGAAAATCGCGCAATGTTGGCAGTCGACTGTCCAGCCACAACAAAGCCGTAAAAGAACACGCAGTCAGCGTATTACCGCTGCCGGTTGCCGAGATCCATTACGCGGAGTTGTACTATATTTGGTTGCTGCGCCCGTATTTGAACCGAGAAGGCGCAGAAACGGCAAAAGCAATCACCCCCAATACAGCACCTGCAACATGAAACGCTACCACGAAGAACAACACATCGTCGCGCGGCGGGAGCGGGAGTACAGCGCGGCATACGAGCACGCCCCGCGCACACCTGGCCGATTTCGCAAGACGCACATCGGCTGCAACCGGGCGAGCTGCCAAGTGTGCCACCCCGAAAAGTTTCCCCGTCGAACGCCCACACGCCAGGAACAACGGCCGTGGGGCGACGGGTATTGATATCTATTCACACAGGAGAAAGTCGAGATGGGCGCAGTTCTACACTGCGAAACGTTCGATGGAAAACTGACACCGGCTGAGCTGCGGAAGGCGTACGCCGATCGGCGAGAAAACATGCTTATCGAGCACGGAGCTGACCCGTATAACGGCACGTGGAGCACGTTGGACGGCTCGCTTGTGTTTGTAGGTGACGTCCTAAATTCGCGCGAAGACGCTGAGGGCTTTATCGATGGCCGCGCCGATAAGTGGGGCGCGGCGTTTGCTGTGCGATTTCACGACAACCGCACGGAAACCACGAAGAAGCCGACGTTCAACAGTGAGCCAGCCGATTCTCACAAGAACATGTTCTTGCTGTTTTGGCGACCCGGCGTAACTGATGGGGACTATCGCACGCGCGCGGTCGTGACGCAACGCGACGTTTTGCGCCCAGGCGACCCAGCCGCCCGCGTCATCGTCGCTGCCGACCAGCTTTCTGCAGCTGGAAAGACGCAACTTGCTGCGGCGTGCCGTGCTTGCGTCGCAGCCGACAAGGACTTTAACGCCGTCAATAGAACGGTGCAGGCGCTTGTCGCTGCGTTGTCTGACCCGCGCAAAGAAGTCACAACAGCAGAGTTCGCGGAGTTCAAGAAGCAACGCAAGCAGGCTGCAAAGCTCGCCAAGATTCGAGATAAGATGGCCGTGCGCCTTTACGAATTGGACACGCGCTTTGCAAGCAAGCTCTACAGCACCGAGACTGTCAATCACGGTCAAAGCTGGCTCGTCGGCGGTCTGTGCGGTTGTTGACCGCAGCGCTCGGCGCTCTCGTGACGAGCATCATCTGGCTCGTGCAATACCTGAAGAACTGAAGGAGTAACGATGGATTACAAGTACCACCTCAGCGTCCCGAACAGCAATCCCAACAGCGCGTTCTCGCATTATCAGATTTGCTGCGTCCTGCCAATCGACACGGTTCCCGACGTGCCGGAAAGGACTGACGCCAGCTACAGCGGCGGTGAGCCCGGTCAGATGGTGTACACGCTTATTGGTATCTACAGCGGCCGAACTGGCTGGCGACCAATCGTGCCCTCCAGTCCCGATCTGGGATCACTCAAAACTCTGCTGGTGGACATCAACGGCCCGATTCCCGAGGAAGCCGAAAACGGCGGCTGACCCGGGCAATTGCGGCAACAGCGACGACAGTACTCACCAACAACAAGGAACAACGAACATGGCTCAGGACTACGCACAGAACATTGTCGATCTCGGCGACAAGCTCGCCGATGCCACGAAGGCGGAGATGCAGCTGGAAGACATTCGCCACACCGTGAAGCTGGCCGCCATCGAGCGGATTATGAAGAGCGGCGACAATCCGATGACCAACAAGCCGCATTCGTTCAGCTCGGCCGAGGCCGCGGTGAGCACCGACGGCTCGTACGCCGAACACCTCGAGCAGCAGCGCGACGCCGCGGCCGCGCGAATTCGGGCGCGGGCGCGGTACGATGCTGCGGTGGCGGCCGCCCGCCTTGCGGCGGAGGTGGCTTCGTGACCGCGGGCACCTCGACGGTCACGCTTCAAACCATCAAAAATGCGATCAAGAACTTCGAGGCCGTGCAGAACAAGTTTCGCAGCTTTGGCGCGAATGACACGGAACCGGACTCTGTCTTTCAGGGAATTCTCTGGGCCGTCATCAACGACGAAGACACCAGCATTCCCATGAGCGGTGACGGCTGGGAGCTGTACTCCAGCAGCATGGACTGCAAAGAAGCCGCTGATGCGCTGCATCTGGCGGCGGTGGGTGCGGTGCAGCAGATCTTTGGCTGTCCGCCCGCGCTGCGCAAAGAGATGCGGAAGTACATCAAGGACTACTGCTGGAGATATAACTAGCATGCCGCGCGGACCCACGCGGGTACCCAACTGCAAAGCACAAAAGCTGGTAAAGGACCGTATCCCGTTCAACGGGAGCAACATCTTCGGGCGCAGGCTGCGACACGGCTACTGCGTGTATTCCTACAACGCGCAGTGGCCGCTCTACCTGCACTACTGCGACAACTGGTACGGCGTCATAGGTTATCGTTCGGCCACGACGCAGCGGCACAAAAGCCAGCTTTGCCCTGACGACGTGAAGGCCTATCTGCCGCGGCCGGTGCTGCAGCTGTTCGCGACCCTGGCAGACACGTATTACGGCAGCAACACGGACCTCGAGCTGATCGTGCGGGCGCATTTTCCTGCTTGCACGCTGACCGCTGACGAGCGAAACCTCGACCGGGAGCGGTACCGTACTGCGGCAGGCGCAATCCAAGTCTCGACGCCACTGGCCCGCGCCACCGTCGACTGGAACGCCGTGCGGCGCCGACGCGTGATGCCGGTCTGAATAGATATCTATCAAGCGGCACACCCATCTTCAGGAGTCACCGAATGTTTTTCACCTTCAATCAGAACAACAGTGGGGGCCGTTTTCGTGGGCCCGCTTACTACGTCATCATCGAGGCAGATACGCCCACCGAGGCAAACAACATCGCCGAAAACCACGGCGTCTATTTCGACGGCTGCCGTGATGGCACCGATTGCGAGTGCTGTGGCGATCGCTGGTATCCCGTGAGCGCGCACGACGGCCATCCCGAGCCGATGATCTACGGCATGGCTGTGAATATCGCGGCGCCCTCCCGTACGCTCGAAGACGGCGCGGAGTTTTGCGAGGTCATGATCGTCTACAAGGACGGCCGCGTCGTGAAAGCAGCCGAACCGCGGCGGACTTACGACGAGAGTGGGTCAATGCCTACGCGCGTCGAGTTGTTCGGCAACGCGAGCGACAGCTAGTACCCGCCGAAGAACCTGCCGCCCATGGCGTCATCTTCCCAGTCCGTGGGGTTCTCGGCGGCAGCGGTCTGAGGACTGATGCGGCCAAGCCCGGCGATCTCGGCAAAGTTCGGGAATGCCTGGTTGATGTGCCACGCAGCGGAAACACCGAAGTTCACAGCCTGTGCGAAGTCGTCGGACAGCAGCACGTTCCTGGTGATCGTGTAGATGTCTCCAGTTGACCTCGACTCAGTTTTGTTTTCGGTGAGTGCCAGGAAATCAGAAATCAGGCCCGGGCTATCCTGGTTCGCCCAGTCAAACTGGAAGAACCGTACCTGCTTGAGCTTGATGGCCTGGCAGGTGTACAGGAGCGAGCGCGTCTTATCCAGGCTGTAATGGGCCCGGTGATTCAGTGCAGTCGGCTCCTTGTACACCATGTAATCCTGCGACGCCGAGCGCACCAGGCGAATGGCCATGATGCGATCCAGGTTGAACCCGGCTTGGACGAGCACGGTCTCGCGCACTGTTCCGGCGCCCGTGTAGTCGTGGACCACGAAATCGCACTTAAACTGCTGCGAATACTTCATGCACTCGACAGCTTCGGCCAGGTGCTCGCCGCCGAGCATCAGGCGTTTGCCCCAAAGCACGTCGATCGCGCCGTCGGGCCGGAAGCCGAGCACCGCAAGCACGGTAAACGATACGCCCTCCTCGCCGCCGCCGCCCCAGTCAACGGCCAGAATGCGCTGTTTGTAGTCGTTGATGTTCTTCAAACACTCGGGGTCTGGCTCGCGCTTGTTTTCCCACGGAAGAATCGACGCGTTGCGAAGATCTGTTTCGCTGACGAGCTTCTGCCCTGCGTCAACGCTCTCGCCCAGCACCTCGTTGTAGAACTGGGCCTGCGTGATGTTGAAGCCCTCACGCTTCATCAAGAGCGTGGCCCACTTGTCCTGGTCGGCGTAGTGCAGCGGCAACAAGATCTGCGGAACATGGTAACCCGCGAAGTTCCAGCGGCGATCCGGATGCCGATGGACCCAGCGACCAAACCGCGGATTGACCGGCTTGCGGCACTTCGCGCAAACAGTTCCTGGCGACTTCTCGGAAATGTCGTCACGGTACGGCCCAATCATCGCGTCGAGATCGTGCTCGAGCGCCGGTATGTTCCAGTGGCCGCACGATACACACTTGATGAACCACTCCGCAGCGCTGCTGCGCGAGTACAAGCCCTGGAGCGGATTGTCCATGGACTTGGGCGTACCCGTGAAATGCGTCATCGCAAAACGAGAGTACGACATCGTTTCCTGGATGATCGGAATATGGTCCGGGTCGATGTCCTGCACCTCGTCGATGCAGACGCGGTCGCTCGACACGCCACGCACGCGGTCAGCGTCAAGCAGGGCGAAGGAGAAGAGCATCATGCTCTTGTTCTTGAAGCTGCGCTGCAGCACGTTGTTCTCAGTGTCCGTCCCCATCCACTGCGTCTTAATGGGCGACTGATCAATGAAGCTGCGCACGTAGTTGTTGCTAAAACGCCGAATCTGCTCGAACAGCGGCGTCACAAACAGCGTCTTGAAAAACGGGACGCTGTTGGACAGCACCACCCCGTGCGACGCCAGGCTCGTGGACTTTGACACCTGCCGCCCTGTTTTCCACACTTGGTTCTTGGGCATCAGCACGCGAAAAATCGGGCTGAAGACAAAGTGGTCCTTAACGCTGTACGGACGGCCGTTCAGGTTGAGCACCAGCGGCAAGATCGGCTCGAGCGAAGGGAACCCGCGCTGCTCGGCCAGCGCTTTCAAAACGTACATCCGCTCTTGCGCGGACTGCTGATCGGTAACATCAATGCCGGTCAGCTCTGTAAGCAGCGCGCGCACTCCCGCGTTAGGGATTGCGCGTGTTGTTAATTCTGGCGGGCTCACCTCCCGCTCATCTATTAATGGTGCCATATGTCGAAGTATCACAATCGAGGGCGGCGGCGGCAACCGCCGCCAGGCGAACTGCAGTGGTTGGAAGACGGTATTTGTGACCTGTTTGCGATTGCCGTCTGCGCTGTAGTTACGCTAGCGCGCGGGCTTTGGGAACTGCTCAGCGGCGAGAAGCCGCTGCGGTAGGCTCGGCCTAACGCTTTGGCCTGAACGAGTATACTCAAGGGTGACTCACTCAGGTTCAAGGAGCACAGCATGGCAACCATCGGCCGCAGCGCCAAACTTTACCAAGAGCGGCGAGAATCTGGCATCAGGTCCACCTTGCGCGGCCCCGGCCCGCAAGTTTACCTGCCGGACAACGCCGTTCACCGACTCGACATTGAAGCACCTTTGCCCTTGCCATCACTGGTCGAGGACGGCTGCCAACCTGGCGACACAAAGACACAAGTCTGGCCCCATGGAGACAAGTACGCCCCGTGAGCAAACCGTATGATTACGCCTCTCTGTTTCTGATTTTCGGTCTTGGTCCGCTTGCTGGCGCCGCGGTGGCGCTGTACTGCAACGCGATCACATGGCTTGATTTCTGTGCCGCGTTATTCGCGGCGTTCATCGTTCTGCGCATCAGCAACACAATGCAGCGCGAAGACGCGCGCTGGCATAAAGACGAGAGGTAGACCCTTGCTGAATCTTTTTGACTTTGTGGCTGTTGTGCTGGCCACCGGAAGTCTGATCGAGGGCTGGCACAAAGGTTCGATCTTTGCAGACTGGCGCGCAAGAGCGCAAGCGATTCAGGACGTCACCGATCCCGACTCAGCTCGCGGACGCCTGCTGGAGTTGCTCGACTGCCCGTTCTGCAAAAGCTATCACGTGCCTTTCTGGCTGCTCGCCGCGCTCTTGCTGGGCGACTGGCTTGGCGCTACGATCGGCACCGTAGTCCGGCTGGTGGTTTACGCGCTCGCGGCAACCCGCGCGTCGAACCTGCTGGACGGATTTCTTCCGCCACGGATGCGCTACACCCCGCCCATTTGAAGGAACCGCACATGCCCGAACAACTTGACGAGACGCCATCTGAGAGCAAAGCCGCGCGGCTGCCTTTTGACGTCGAGTTTTACACGCAAGCGGACGCGTTCTGCACGACCGCGATGCATATCATTCCGGAACTTTCCGGCGTCGTTATCATGCCGCTGTGGCACACCCCGGTGCCGGAGTCGCCACCTGGTTTGGTGCGCACGCGCGACCCACAGAACCCGCAGAACCTGCAGGCGTCAAAGCTGCAGCTGCTGTTGCGCACGCTGCAGCAGCTCACCCTGCTTAGCGTTGACATCCACAAAGGCCTGATGGGCCAGATTCAGGTGTTCAACCTCTACGCTAGCAGGCTTGCGCAGGACATCAAGAGCAAGCAAGAGCAGCTTGCCGACATGCCGCCGGAGGCGCCGACCCCCGATGCCTGACAACGACGTGCCCACGACTGAAATCCAAATCACGGCCGACAACGAGCTGCTGCGGCAAATGCTGCAGCGGCAGTACGGAAAGATGGCGCCCGAAGAGCTGCGAGCGGCGCTTGAAACGACGTACGTGTCCGTCTGGAACGAAGACGAGTTCAAGGTTGCATTCACGCCCAAGGACGAACACCCGCCGTACGTCACCGTCACAAACAACGCGACGGGAGAAACCGGCACGGTGATCTACGTCGACTCGCCCAGGTTTTACTTCCTGTTCAATCCCGAGATTCCACCCAATGAGTGAAGACGCGCACCACTTCGAGACCGGGGCTGTTCGTTCTGCTGACCGAGACGCTGAGCGCTGGGATTTGATATCCCCAGTTGGCTTGAAGGCTTTGGCGCGCACGTACGCCGAGGGCGCGGCCAAGCGCGGCGCATCGAACTGGGAGAACGGGATGCCTGTCACCGATTTGCTGAACCACGCAATCGGCCACATCTACGATTTCCTGTCGGGCGACCGCAACGAGGATCACCTGGCGCATGCCGCCTGGAACGTGATCGGCGCGATCCACAGCCTCGAGGTGTGGCCGGAATTGAATGCGGGCTTGCTGCGGGGGCCAGGCTGCACTTGCCCGCCCGCCGCCGCGAAGCCCGCGGCCAACGGTGAAAAGATATCTTTGGGCCCGAACGAAGTCAGGCAACGGCTGGAGCAGCTCACGAAGAAGACGCCAGCCTACGAAAGCTCGACCTGATCATTCGAGGTTGCCCTCCGCGTCAGCGCCGTTGAACTTCGGATCAGGCGCCAAGCGTGGAATCTTGTCGCATGGCATATCGGTCCGCACGATTCGCGGATCGATGTACTTCCGCGTCACCGAGGAGTTCGAGTGGTCGAGCAGCCGCGTCGCATCGCCCCCTGCCTGCTCGAAGTAGGTCGCGACGGTCCGCCGGATCCGGTGGAACTTGCTGCGCTGATCACGCGGCAGCCCGGCTTGCTTGAGGATGTAGTTCAGCTTGTAGTAGATGTGCGTCGACCACTGCGGCCACTCGAAGACCAGCGCGCGCTGCGGTCGCCCCGCGGTGAGCTGCTTGATCGTTGCCGTCGTGTCTGGCGCCAGCTCAAACAGCAGATCGCGCGTCTTGTTCTTGCGCAGCTCGGCGGGGATGACCAGCACGCCGCGGCTTAGATCCAGGTTGCGGATCCGCACGCCCATCAGCGCGCCGATCCGTTCGCCGGTATCCCAGATGGCCAGGATCAACCCGCGCCACCAAAGGCTGGCCGGGTAATCGCCGACCTGGTAGTTGAGCGCACTGACGGCGCTCATGATGCGTGTCATCTCTTCGATGGTCCACGCCTGCGGCACGCGCTCGGGTACCCGTATAGGCGGCAAGGTCGGAAAATCCGCTGTCTTGTGCCTTCTGGCCGCAAGATTCCACAGCGCGGCGATCTGCGCCCTATCCTTGGCTACAGTCCCCTGGCTTGCGCCCTTGGCAAGCCTTGCGCGGAGGAACTTCCCCACCGTGATGTCGGTGAGGTCGTCGAACGTGGGCGTGTGCCCCAGAAACTCGCGGAAGCGATCGAGACTCTGCCTGTACAACTCCACCGTCCGCGGCGCACAGTTGCGCAGCGGCACGTACGCATCGGTCAGCCAATCGTAAAGGTCCATGGACGTACCCCGGGCTACAGCGATGTTCTCTCACGGCATCAGCTCCTGTGCGCTGGTGGGTGCAGTGTCTGACTGCGGTCCGGGTAGGGTATCTGCCTACCCCACACATTGCACAAGTATCGGCAGCCGAAACCGTGAAGTTTCGACAGCCATCCGTGTCGGCACCCAGCCTGGGTTGTCCGGAGTAGGCCGCGTAAACAGCCGACTCACCATCATGGATACAACCGGAATGTCCGGCCAAGAAAAAAGATGATCTGCGAAGAAAGCTTCAACTTTCTCTCAAGATCAGAACTTTGTCCTCTCCGTTCGAACCGCCCATAAGGGTGGTGAACTCGGATATTCCCTTATCCGAACCACCTGTAAGTGGTGGTTTAGGGCCGTTTTCGGCCCGCGCGCTTAGGCTGCGCGCCCGTACAGAGCGCGCAATTCTAGCTCTCCTTTCGAACGGTTCAACCCATGCCCCAGAAAAATTCACGCGGGCGTCGTGAAGTGATTCAAGAGGTGCAGCGGACATTCGTGTCCACCGCAAAGGCCGCTGAGATTCTGGGCTACTCAAAGTCCTCCGGCACCATCCAGCGGTTGATTAACGACGGGTTGATCGAAGCCGAGCACGGCCCGGGGCACGGCCTGCTCGTCTACCTTGATTCGGTGCACGCCTATCTCGAGCACCATCTTCGACATCGCCACGGGCCTGGACGCCCGCGGGGCGCGCAGCTCTAACGCGGGTCGATTTTCACAGAACGAAGTGAAACATTTCAAGCGCCCAGGTTATTTCTTGGGCGCTCTTGAATTCTCGTTTTCACAAACTATTGTGAAAACGAAACGCACGCTGCACGCTGCAGCGCGCAGTTATCTCGTTGCCAACCATGAAGGTTTTTTCTCGTAAGCGGAGTTTTTTCATGCCGTTCAAGCCCTACAAGCCGACCAAGGCCGACGCCGCGCGCGCCGTAGCCGCGCAACTCAAGGCCGCGGGTCAGCCCCCACTCCCGCAGGCCGTCCTCGCAATCCTCGAGCAGCGGGGCATCAAGATGGACCCCGGCCACTGCTCGGTGATCACGCGCGAGTTTCGCAAGAGCCTCCGCCGCGCCCGGAAGCGCCAGGCCACCAAGGTGTCGACCAGCCGCCCCACTCCGGCGCCCACCATTACCGCCGACGCCCGCCTCCTCGCGGCGGCGCAGTTCGCGAAGAGCTGCGGCGGCTTCCTGCAGGCCAAGAAAACGCTCGCCGAGCTGACGCAGATCCTTGCCCCGCTCGTCCGACCGTGAGATAAATCACACAAGCGTGTGAAGTTCAATCCGCAGGAACCACCATGACCAACAACGAAGCTGCCGACCTGTGGAATTCGAGCGAACCGTTCGAAAACCAGTCGCGGCCAGAACCCAAGGCAAGGAAGGCCAAACCAGGCACGGAAGCCGAGATCGTCCTACCCGAAACCGACGAAGAGTTCGCGCCCGAGCCCGATACGCTCGGCGAACTGATTGACGGCAGCGAAGACGACATCTCTTATCTTGAGGAGCAGGCTACACCTGTTCCGGTCGCGAGCGCTGTTGCTCGAGACAATCGTGCCCGAGTAGTGGCTGCTGTTGCCGCCGCTGCTCAAAAAAGGAGTACAGCCCCCATGGCTGAAACGAAGACGAAGGTCGAGTCGATTCGCGAAGAGATCGCCCGGCGGAAGAACGCAGGGGAAGAGAACATTCGCCCGCGCGACGTGATTGCGTCCCTCGCTGAGCGGGGCGTCACGGTGACCGCACCCCAGGTCAGCGTCGCCCTGCGCAACGTGACGACCTCGATCGTCGAGCGGAACGGCAAGGCGCCCGCCAAGGCGACCAAGCCCACCACGGCCGCGGAGAAGCCTGCCAAGCGCGTCCTAGCCCGCGTGACCGCCAACGCGCCTACGCCCGCGCCCGCGGCCAACGGACCGTCCTACGCGGCTCTCGAGGCCACGGCGGCGTTCGTGCAGAACAACGGCGGCCTGGAGACGGCCCGTACCCTGCTCGACGCCTACGCCCGCCTGTTCAATCCGGCGGGCTGATCAAGCCTTCCTGTCGCCTGCGGCGTCCGGGGTTCCCGGACGTGTCACCACACGCCTGCCCCATCGGGGCCCCGGCGCCGCGGGTCCGATTCCTGGGCACTCTGCCCGCTCGCGCGGCCTATCTGCCGCGCGCACTAAGGAGGTTCTATGCCAACGGCCTGTCCGTCGCCGCCGCGCGACCCTACCGCGCTGGTTATGCCCGCGGGGACCATCAAACGTATCCACGTGAATCAGCACATCATCCGCGCCAACGTCAAAGCCAAGACCGACAACCCCGGGGTTACGGTCCAGTGGCGCGGCAAGAGCTATGTCGCTCGCGCCGTCGTCATTCGCGGCACAAGTACCGTAATGCAGCGAATGAACAAGCCGCTGAGCTGCGGCGCCCGCATCTGGATTCAAACTCGCGCCGAGGTGGAGATCTTATGAGCCAGTATCACGAAACACAACGCGACGAAGATCGAGCCGCGCTGAGCAACGCGCTGCAGTACATCGACAACTTGCGCGCTACTTTTGGCGACGTAATCGCTATCCCTGAAGTCGTGACGATTGAAGATGTTTGTGGCCTCGCTCTGGACACCACTAAGGGGCCACAGCAGGTCGGAGATGTTTGTAGCCGCGAGGAAATCGTCGCCATTCTTAAAGCGATCGAGAACAACCCCTGCGGCGATATCGCCCTGATTGCGCAGCTTGCATTGAACGAGTATCGAGAAACCAACCTCACCAACAAGGAGTGACCCATGAGTCACATCGTGCAGATCAAGACGGAAGTGAAGGACGAGATGGCGGTCCGGGCGGCGTGTCTCCGCCTCAAGTGGGAGCAGCCCACCTTTGGCGATTTCCGCGTCTACGCCGTCACCCGTACCGGCTTGGGCGTGAAGCTCCCGGGCTGGTCGTTCCCGGTCGTCTGCAACCTGCAGACCGGCGCCGTGGATTACGACAACTTCAACGGCAGCTGGGGCGCGCAGAAGACGCTCGACCAGTTCATGCAGGCCTATACGATCGAGAAGGCGAAGCTGGAAGCCGCCAAGATGGGCTACAGCGTCTATGAGGAGTCGCTCGTCGACGGCTCCGTGAAGCTCACCGTCAACGTGGAAGGTTGAAGAAACATGAAGACCATCGAAATCGTCGTGTCGCCCAAGGGCGAGAGCAAGATCGAGACCAAGGGTTTCTCCGGAGCGGGCTGCCAGGAGGCCACCCGCGCGATGGAGCAGGCGCTCGGCGCCAAGACGAGCGAGACGCTCACCGGTGAGTACTACACCGAGGTCAACACCAATCACATCGAAGCCCAGAACTGACCCTCAACCAAGGAAACACGATGAGCCTGCCGCAGCAGATCAAGGAGCTCGTTTGCGCCGGTTTTTCCGGCATCTGGGTCGACACCCAGGAATCTGATGATGCCATCGCTTCGGTCAAGAAGCTCTGCGAGGAGCGCGACTGGGGTTTCGAAGTCTGGGACTTGGATCGCCAGCTGTACAACCACAACGCCACCGCCGCCCCCGGCCCGGTGCAGGCGCTGCGCTGGCTCGATACGCCCGACGCGCGGACCAAGAGCACCCAGCTGCTCGTCCTGAAGAACTTCCACAAGTACCTGCCCAACCCAGAGGTGATGCAGGTCCTGCAAAACCGGATCGTCACGGGCAAGGCCATCGGCCAGCACGTCGTGGTGCTCTCGCCGGTGCTCCAGCTCCAGCCCGAGATCGAAAAGCTGTTCACCGTGGTGCATCACGAGTTGCCCACCCGCGAGCAGCTCACGACGATCGCCAACGATCTGTTCACCGGCGAGGGGAACACGTTCGAGCGGCCAACCGACGAGGTGATCGCCAACGTCGTCGATGCCGCCTCGGGCATGACGCGGCTCGAGGCCGAGAACGCGTTCGCGCTCTCGATGGTCCGGCACAACACGCTCAACCCGGACGTGATCTGGAACCTCAAGGCCCAGACGCTCGAGAAGGCGGGCACGCTCAGCCTCTACCGTGGCGACGCGACGTTCGACGCCCTCGGCGGCCTGGACAACCTCAAGCAGTTCTGCATCCGCGCCATGAAGCGCCAGGGCGAGGCGGACCCAGAGAAGCGGCCGCGGGGCGTGCTGCTCCTGTCGCCGCCGGGCTGCGGCAAGTCGCAGTTCGCCAAGGCGCTGGGCAACGAGGTCGGGCGGCCCACGGTCGTCCTGGACTTCGGCTCGCTCATGGGCAAGTTCGTCGGCGAGTCGGAGGGCAACATTCGCCGGGCGCTGGCCCTGGTGGACGCCATGGCGCCCTGCATCCTGTTTTGCGACGAGATCGAGAAAGGCCTCTCGGGCGTCGGCTCGAGCGGCCAGACCGACTCCGGCGTGACGGCGCGCCTGTTTGGCACGTTCCTCACGTGGCTCAATGACCACAAGAGCGACGTGTTCTTCATCGGCACCTGCAACGACGCCAGCAAGCTGCCGCCGGAGTTCACCCGCGCGGAGCGTTTCGACGGCGTGTTCTTCGTGGACCTGCCCGGCGCGGCAGCGCGGAGCTACATCTGGGAGCTCTACCTCAACAAGTTCGGCATCGACAAGACCCAGCCCAAGCCGGACGACAGCAACTGGACGGGCGCCGAGATCAAGTCGTGCTGCCGCCTGGCCGCGCTTCTGGACGTCTCGCTCGTCGAGGCCGCGCAGAACGTGGTCCCAGTGGCCGTGACCAACGCTGATTCCATCGCCAACCTGCGGACCTGGGCCGACGGCCGCTGCATCTCGGCCGATGCCAGGGGTTACTTCAAGAAGGCGGCCAAGGCAATCACCGAGCCCGCCACCCGGCGCCGCGTTGCGCCCAGCTCGAATTGAAAGATATCTTTGCGCCCGGCGGTGGCTGTGTAGCTGCCGCCGGGCCGGGAAAGAAACAGCCATGACCAACTGGAGCCAGGAACGATGAACGAGCCGATCATGAAGCGCTGGGTTACGGCCCTGCGCAGCGGCGATTACCAGCAGAGCCGTGGCGCGCTGCGTAGCACAACCGCGGACGACAAGGAGTTGGGCAATAACTTTTGCTGCCTGGGCGTGCTCTGTGATCTTTACGCCAAAGAACACCCGAACGCGGCCTGGGTCCGCGGCGACGACGACTCCACCTGTTGGTTTGACGCCAACACGGGCCCCGCCCCAGCCGCCGACGATGAAACGCTGCCGGAGGCCGTGCGACAATGGGCTGACATGAACGACGGACTTGGTCGCTTAAAGACCGAAGAAACTGTCGCCAAACTGCAAGCGTTGCTCCCGGACCACAAGAAAAAATCTTGGATGACCAGCCTCGCGGACATCAACGACGACGGCGTGCCGTTTCCACAGATCGCCGATTTCATCGAACAGAACTGGCAAGACCTTTGAGGCCAACATGAAACAGGAAGTAGCAGAGAAGTGGGTCGCAGCACTGCGCAGCGGTGAGTACCAGCAGGGCCACGGCCGCCTGCGAGACACAAATACGGAGGAAGTCGGCGGCGATAAGCAAATTACACCCGGAGCGCGTTTCTGCTGTTTGGGTGTGCTCTGCGATCTGTACGCCAAGGAACACCCAAACGCGCAATGGATTCCCGAAACGGATCCAGGCGAGGACGAGTGCCTGTTTGCGCCGGATATCACGTCAGCTCACGTTGCCGCGGACGGCGACAAATTCGTCTTGCCGTCGATGGTGCGTGACTGGTCAGGAGTGCGTGAAACCGACGGCACGCCCAGCACGTTGGCCGCCGCCGACGAGCTAAGGAAATTCAACAGCAGCGCGCTTACAGAAGCCAACGATAGAAACGTCACGTTCAAACAAATCGCAGATTTCATCGAGCAAAACTGGCAAGCCCTGTAAACACCCTAGGAGGTACGTGTGAGCACGACTCTCGAAGCCCCGCCGGAAGCCCCGGCGGGCGACGGCGCCCCGATCGCTGACGCAGCGCAGGAGATGCGCGCCAGCATGGGCGCGGTCGAACTGTCGTTCACTTGGCTCGGCACCCAGCGCAAGCTGGAAGACCGGCAGACCAAGCAGGCCGCCGATACGTTTCACGCCGACGCCAAGAGCGTGCGCGCCAGCAAGGTGCTCATCGACTCGAAGCACCCGGCGTACAAGGCGGCCACTATCATTCGCAGCCAGGCCCGGAGTTTCCTCCGCGGCATCAGCCTGCCCTATCCGCAAGAAGGCGTTCGCCTGATCAAGCTCTCTGATATTGATCGCTTCGAGGCGCAGATGCGCGAGTTCCGCCAGCGGCTGGACGACGCCGTGGCGACGCTCACCGAGCACTACGACGCGATCAAGGCCAACGCCCGCGAGCGCCTCGGGGACCTCTACAACCCGACCGACTACCCCAACAACCTCGACGGGGTGTTCAGCCTCACGTGGGAGTATCCGTCGATCGAGCCGCCGGAATACCTGCTCCACTACAACCCGCAGCTCTACCAGCAGAAGCAGGCCGAGGTGCGCGACCGGTTTGAGCAAGCGGTGATCCTGGCTGAGAACGCGTTCGGCGAACGACTCCAGGAGCTGATCGATCACCTGCTCGAGCGCCTCCGCGGCGTCGAGACAGGCGATACAAAGCGATTCTCGAACGCGACCGTGGAGAACTTCACCGAGTTTGCGGCCGAGTTCCGGAAGATGAACATCCGCGGCAACACGCAGCTCGAGGCGCTGGTGGACCGCGCCCAGGCCGTCGTGGCGGGCGTTGATTCCAAGGCGGTCAAGGCCAACGGCGACCTCCGGCAGACGCTCTCGACCCAGATGGGCGAAGTGCGCGACGCGTTGGACACTCTTCTGGCCAACCAGCCTCGTCGCCGCGTCATGCGGATGGACTGATGGACGAGGTCGCCAAGCTCAAAGATTCATTGACGCCTGATTTCTCAAATCCGCCGTCGATCCGAAAGAAACGTGCGCCCAAGCACGATTTCAAGGACGGCAACGGGCGGGTGTTCGCGCACCGCCACGATCACGGCGGCGGCTGGGTGGCGGACACGGCCTGGGTAGCGCCCACTGCAAAGGTCACCCGCAACGCACAGGTCTACGGTTTTGCACGCGTCGCGGACCAGTGCGAAATCACTGGCGCGTCGCGCGTCTACGGTCGCGCGCGGCTGTTTGATCGTGTGCAGTTGCATCAGTGCGCCGAGGTTTCCGGTTGCGCCAAGGTGATGGATCGCAGCACCTTGTACGATGACGCGCAGGTCACCGACAACGCGCTGGTTTGCGGCAGCAGCTCGTTCACCCAGCGTGTGTACGTTGCCAACGACGCCTTGGTACACAACACGCGGATCGCCGGGCCGCCTAAGAACGGCCGTGCGATGATCCTCGACTCGGCGCGCGTATTGAACTGCGTAATTGAGGGCCACACGCGGGTTGAAAACGCATCGCTGTGCGAAAACACGGGGCTGCGCAACGCGCGCGTGCACCTGACGGCGCGGCTCGTCCATAGTAATTTGCACGGCAACCTTTCTGCGCGCTATTACCTGTACGCGCATGGTAGCCTGGAGTTAAACCCCGGCGAGCCAACGCTCGAGTCGCAGGTCGTATCGTTTAGCGGCGCGGCATATCGAAGCGCGTATTTTGGCCACCCCGCCGTCATTGGTCCAAACGTCCATCTGTTCCATTCCACTTTTCGGCTCGATGGCGAAGAGGTGAATGACTACTTCGCTGCGCTGAACTACAGGTTTGTGGACGTCAACGCGTATAACCTGGACGCAATCCGCAGGCTTGTCGAGGGGCCACAGCCGCAGCTGGTCGCTGTTCCGGTACCGCCGTCGCGTCCCGCCAGTTTCGATTCTGTGGGTCAACGCCGCATCATGCGGATGGAGGAAACCTCGTGAACATCTACGTGCGCCCCGACGGCAATGCTCAGTGCATCTACGACGAGGCTATCGATCTAGACCAGGTGGGCGCCGTGGCCATTCGCCGCGCGTCCCACGTCGAGCCCGCGGCCAACGGACCGGGTTGGACAGCTGACCTGTCGCCCGTGGGTGGGCCGGTGCTGGGTCCGTTTCCCAAGCGCAACGAGGCTCTCGCCGCCGAGATCGCGTGGCTGGAAGTGAACCTGGCCAACGGACCGGTTACGGTGCGTGAGGGTCCAAGTGAGTAGCTGCGTGCCGTGGACAATCGAAGACATCGATGGGGACAACCCTCGCGGCGCGCCGGGCACGTTCGACTTCAACGTTTGGTACGAGTTGAATGCGCCGGAGTACGGCGCGCCGCAGATCGAGATTATCGGAGTCACCTGCACACGCGCAGAATTCAATGCAGCGCAAGACGAGCTAGTTGCCGCGCAAGACAGAGAACAGCTGGCCGAGTGGTTTGATATCTATCTCAACACTCACCCTGATGAACTTGCGGCCATACAAGATCAAGCTCGCATCTTCTGCCATATCGATCTTGTGAATTGAGAGAAGCCTGGCAAGGCGCGTAAGTTAGTATCCAGCAACAGCGCGAGGTGGTTTGACGAAACACACCACTTGCGCTTATGCTTTCGACCCGCGCAACACGTTTGCCCGGCAGTTTGATTTCTGGCACGCGATGGAAAGCGTGACCAGCGTTTGAGTGGCCGACGAACTACAGTACGTTCCGGCCAGGTTTTTGCGTTTCGCAAAGGAGTTTCTCATGAAGTCGTTTTTCTTCGCCCTCGCCCTCTGCGCCCTCGTCTGCGGTTCGGCCTTCGCCGGTGAAACGGTGAGCGTCGTCAACCACGGCGCAGCCGAGAAGGCCGCACCAGTCGTGGCGGCACCTGCTCCGGCTCCGGCCGTAGTCGTGGCCCAGGCACCGGTCCAGGAGATCGTGGTCGTCGACGCCCGCCAGCCGCGGCCGATCGTGATCGTCGACAACGGACCGCGGCGTTGCCTGAACGGCCGCTGCAGCACGACCACGCGGGCCAGCAGCACCTGCACCGGCCCGAACTGCCAGCAGTACAAGGTGCAGGAGACCGACACCGAAACCGCCCGTCGTCGCTGGCTCGGCGGCGGCTACGTGATCCGGAACAACAACCGGACGGTCGTTAAGCCGACCCGTTGATCGTTACGGGTCTGACAAACTCTTCACGGGGGCGCACGGGTATGTACCTGTGCGCCCCTTCTCTTTTCCCCTCCCCGTTACACAAAGGACCTCATGGCTCGACTGACCGCGCGACAGAAGAAAACCATCGTCAATGTCGTGAGCCGCTGGGCGCACACTATCAACGGCACCGTTCCGGAAACAGTCGAACGAGTGCAGCAGATTCTTGCTCCTGTCTATCGCGGAACCGTGCACACCAGGTTTCGAAGGAGAAAGCGTTCCAGGCGCTTCGGTTCGTCGTGGGTGCGACAAAATTACAAACTCAAGCCCCCAAAGATCCATGTCGTGCATTCGCCGGTGGCTTTTCGAATCGCCGCAGGGGTGCTGCGTGGTCGAATCTCCAAAGCCGTAGCAACAGAGCTGTGCGCCGCGTTCAATATCGATCCGTCCTTCGTCGCGGGACTGCGGCGCGACGCGATGCTCGGCACGCGGCAAGATACGCAAAACTGGTATCGCCAGGCCTCCACGCTCACGGAGATGTGGGACCACACCGTGCGAATGCCGATCCGCGGAGCGCTGGCCGCGTTGTTCGAGCCAAAAGAAGAGACAGCGGTGTCGCAGTCTGCGGCGCTCGCCGAGCGCGCACGGCGTTCTCGCCGCGGCAACGGTCAAAGCCGCGCAGATCGGGAGGCGGGCAAGTACCGCGAAATGTTTGAGGCGGAGTTTGCCGCCAAGGCCGTGCCCGCGTCGCGCGACGCGGACATTCGCAATCTGGCAAACAACCACATCTGGAACGTGACCAGATCACTCACGGTCGGCACAATCGGCGCCTTCTGGCAGGCCCCGGACACAGCAAACCTTGTTGCCCATCTGGTCAATGTGCCGAACAGCAGTAGCGAAGTTCGAGCGTCGCACATCCGGATGGACGCCGCGGCGCTTGGCAGCAGCTGGGGAGTGAACTCCATCGACGGCGAAGTTCTTTCCGCGGCCATGAGCTTCGACAAGAAGCTGACCTGGCGCACTGAACTTCTGCACGCGGCCAGCGCCTGTATGACGTTCAAAACTCAAGCCCTTGTGCTGCTCGGGCGGCCGACGCTCGTCCAAAACAACAACGGCGAGTTGCACAACGACGAAGGCCCGGCCGTGGTTTATCTCGACGGCGCCAAGCAGTACTGGCTGGACGGGCACGCGCTCGGCGCGCTGGGCCAAAAGATCGTCGAGGCGCCCGAGACGCTCACGATTGATGACATTTCCGGCGAACGCAACGAAGAGGTCAAGCGTCTCGCAATTGAGGCCTTCGGCTGGAGCCGATATCTGGACGCCGTTCAAGCCACCGTGCTCGACCGCCGCCAGAACGACGTGGACAACACGATCGAAGCGCTCGTTCGGATCCCCGAGCAGATTGAGCGCTGGGAATGGGACCACGCCGAACGCAAGAACGTGTCCCGCAAGACAACGATCTACACGCACAAGCTGGTATTGGCTTGTCGCAGCACAGCCCGGCAGTATTTCCTGAACGTGCCGGACGACATCGCCACCTGCGAAGCAGGCCAGAAATGGCTGCACGAAGGCGCGAACGACAACTCAATTGACGTGATGAACTATCCCGTGCGCCTGCTTGGCGCGTCCTGAACACCCAACCCAAGGAACACTTTCATGCGCACCGCCACCCTCAAGGTTTCCGAGACTCTCGCTCAGATTTCCGCGGCCGTCGAGGCCGTCAAGAACGACCAATTGCAGCACTTCAGCGCCGCCGCTGCTCCGGGCGACTCCCTGCGCCAGGGCGACGTGGTCCTGCAGTTCCTCGGCGACGGCGCCGTCAACGTCCCGCCCCACATCTATCAAAAGCTCGACGAGCCCGTCCTCCAGCTCGCTCCGGGCAATTCGAAGGGCAGCCGCCACATCCTCGCCAGCGCCGACGGCGTCGAGATGTGGGCCCCTGTGCCCACGGACGAAGCCGTGCTCAAGTGCGTCTATGCCAAGCACGGCAAGAAGGTCCCCAAGAACGTCCGCTCTTGGGAGCTGGACTTCACCGACGAACGTTCGGCTCTCGAGCGGGCCATGCTGATGGCCGGGCCGATCTTCACGCTCCACAAGGAGAACGTCCTGACGCACCCGGAGCACGGTGACTGGGCGCTGCCCTGCGGGACGTATCGCGTCATCTTTCAGCGGACGCTCAACCAGCAGCAGCACATCGCGCGCGTCCTCGACTGATCGATAGATATCTTTGGCGGAGCCGGGGCCCCGGTTTGCGGGCCCCGGCTCCTCGGCCAGCCACCACACTAACACACCACACTGGAGCCAACCATGTCTCTCATGGATCTGCACGTCTACGTCAAATCCGCCAACGGGCAGACGCAGTTCACCATTCACAACTTCGAGCCGACCGTGCGCGTGTCGGACGAAACACAGCATCCGGGCCCGGAATACAACTACATCACGCTGACGCATGGAAAGTATGCCGACCCGGTCACGACGACCGTGTTCATGAACTGCGCGGACGTGATCGCGATGTACGACAAGCTGACGCCCGTCGTCGCGCGATTTCGTGAACTCATGGCGGCAAAGCACTCTGCACCCGCCCCTGCCCTTGTCGCCCAGGAGACAACTGAATGCCCGACCGATTGCCCGACGTCACCCGCGTCCGTGTGAGCGCTGACGACCTCAAAGATATCAATCCCGAGTCGGAACTCTACAAGCGCGCCAAGAGCGATCTTGACGAGTTTCCAGCGGGCGCCGCCTATCGGGAGTACGCGCGCGAGCGGCTCCAAGACGACGGCGAACTCGAGTTCGACTACGACGCTGTAGTCAGCCTCAGCGGCGAGCCCGGGGCGTACGTCATGGCTTGGGTCTGGATTGACGAGGAAGAGCTGCGCGAGGAAGGCTACCTACCTGCCAACGACGCAGCCGAAAACGCGGAGGGCGCAGATGGCAGCGCGAGTTGACCGCGTGCAGGAATGGCTGAATCAGTTTCCGCCTAACTGGGAAATCGGCATTGATGATGGCGGGCTTGAGCTCGTTGTCACGGCGCCCGCGCGACAAATAACGGCCACTTACGAGCTGGGCGGCATGCCAGAAGAAAACCAAGAGGACACCGATGGCACGTAGTGGCAACCGCAGCATCGAGGCTTACCGGTTTCCGACCAGTGAGCCGGACAAATTCATCGAAGTCAAAGTCGCCTATTCCGAAGGCGGCATCAACTGGCTCGGCGGCACCAATGACCGGGCCTACTACATGCACGTGACGCCGATCGAGATCGAGCAGTACCAAGGCGCGGAGATCAAGAAATTCATGATGTTTCGCGGCTGCAAATACCAGATGGAAGAGGCCAAGCGCTACAACGAGAAACGGATTCTCAATCTGGTCGAGCAGGTCCGGCAAGACTGCGAGGCACGAATGCCGCACATTATGCGGCTGGTCAATCACGTGCTGACAGAAGAAAACCTGACACTTCAGGAGGCGGTGGCGACATGAACGGCAGCGAGTTTCGCGTCGTGTGGCAGCAGTGCCCGCACGTCCAATATCCGCGTAACGTGATTTTTATCGAGGCGACGGACAAAGACGCCGCCGAGCGGATCGCGCGCGACTACATCGAGCGCACGCACCGGATCACCTGGTTTTCAATCCACAGCTGCGAACTGTACGAGCGGCCCACCGGCGGCCGAGTCTTGGAGGCGCAATGACGCAATCTGTGCGCGAGTTTTGCAAAAAGTACGCAAGCCTGGCGGTCATGTATACGCCGACTGTGCTTTGCGCAACACAGTTGATTTCAGACCGGGAACTCTGGCTCATGCTCGGCGGCTCCATACTCGGTTGGATGTCAGCGCTGCTGCATGAGTGGTATCTAGCTTCAACGGAGACGTCGAATGACGGCTAAGCTTGCCTACATGATGCGCCACGGCGCCGAATTCGATCCCGCGCACATGCGCGAGATCATCTATGACCTGTTCGCGGGGTCGTTCGAAAACGACTGCGGCGCGGTTGATCTGATCACGGACGCGCTCTCGACGGCTATCTTCCGGTACCGCTGCGCGACGGAAGACGAGCTAGACGTTTCCAAGGATTTCATCTCTGACTCGAAGCAGTCAGAGTCGTACTTCTGCGACTGCATGCGCAAAATCTTGCTCAAGCACGGGTTTTGCGAAGACATGCTGGAAGATTACGCCGTTTGGCCAGACTGTCTGTCAGTCGAGACGCGGTGGGAGAAGGAAGTGCTACGCGAGCTGGCGCTGATCCAAGCCGGACACGACCTGGTCGTACGAGACCAGCTCAAGCGCCTGTGGGCAGAAGAACAAGCCAAGGAGGCCGCGGAAAAAGCGGCGCAAGCATGACAGCAGACGAGCAGGCACAACTGAGGACAGAACGCGTGACGCTTGAGATCACAAACGAGCGTGGCTTCTTCCCGCAAGACATCGCTTTGCAGCTCGCGCTGGATGGCCTCCACGCGAAGGGATTGCACGTCCGCGTCGTCAGCGACGAAGAGCGGGAGGCGGAGTTGGCGAGTCTGCGGGACGCCAACGACAAACTGTGGAGAGACAAGTGCAGCCTGATCGAGAAACTGCGTCCGTTGAACGAGGCGATTCCG